AAGTGTAGAGTCTTTGCTGAGTGCAGAGATGTCTAAGGGCGTTGGTTGATTGCTTACAGTAACAGTCTGGTTAGTGGGAAAGTCTAAAACTACTTGAGCTTTACCGTTAGTTAGAGTTGGCAGCTTATTCAAAATGCTTGTGAGTGTCGCATCCTTGCTCAAGGCACTTACATCAAGCTGATTGCTAACCGTCACCGCTTGATTAGCTGGAAAATTTACCTGCGTCTTGCCATCCACTAAAGCTGGCAACCTACCAAGAACAGAGGCGAGTGTTGAGTCTTTACCCAATCCACTAATATCCAGTGTTGCGGGTTGATTACTGACGGTAACTGTCTGGTTGGTGGGGAAGGTTAACGCTACAGGAACTTTGCCATCAACAGTAGGAGGTAGCTTATTGAGAATATTGGCAAGAGTGGCATCTTTACCAAGTGCAGAGATGTCTAACTGATTACTTATCGTTACTTGCTGATTAGTTGGAAAGGTTAAAGAAACTGGGAGTTTGCCTTCAACAGGTGCAACAGTCTTCTCAAGTAAAGAGCTAAGCGTTGTCTCAGTGCTAAACCCTGTAATATTGGCTTGAGCGGTAAATGCAACAGGTAGCTTACCTTGTTCTAACTCTGGTAATCTGCCCAGTATTTCGCTTAAAGACTGCTGTACTCCCGTTAGTGTCGGAGTCTTATTCAGCAAGGCTTGTAAGGTGCTTTCTGTAGAGTAACCTTGTATCTGATTATTGACGCTAAAGGAGGATGTCTCAAGGCTTACAGGTAGCCTTCCATTAACTGTTAGAGGCAGAGCTTCTAAGATTTCCTGTAAGGTTTGTTCGCTCGCTGCATCTGTGCTGAGATTGTCTACAAAGACCCTCTGCACTGCGGGGAAGGGCAAAGTTACAGATAAATTGTCAAGCTTTGTAAGAATATTGACAAGAGTGGCTTGAGTAGCAACACCTGTAAGCTGGTTGCTCACAGTAACTTGTTGATTGGTGGGAAATGCTACTCCTACAGGGATTCTGCCTTCAACAAGAGTAGGTATTCTGCCTAAGAGATTTGCCATGTTGGCAACCACCAAACGCCCTTCACTGTCAGTTAGGATTGTTTGCCCTGTAGAGCCTGTAATGCTGACTGATGAGGCGATACTACCTGAAGAAGTTGGAGGGGAGCTAGAGCCTGTTGGAGTAGAGCCTGAGACAGTCCTAGTAAGTTTATAGAGTAATAGTGTCTCAGGGTTTGGGGTGCTACCCCAATCTGGGTACTCTTTGCGAAAGTCTCTTAACAGGTTGTGGACAGCATTTGGGTGAGGCATAGAATTAACCCTTAGTCTTTAGCACTAGAGTACCAAAGCAACACGACTAGTCTTGCTTCCCTCAGAGTTAAACGGAAGGAACTAGAGGTGTTTTAAGTATTAGACTCTACTAGTGCCGTTAGCCAGAAGCGATGTACAGTAAGCATTAGAGGTCAGTTTTGAGAGAGAGCATATTTGAGGTCAGTTACTTCCGTGTTTTGCTCATTTTGTGTGGTACTTCCGCCTGATTAGGCAATAAAAGAGCCTCTAGCAAACTAGAGGCTCACGCATCGGGAATAGACCGACACAAAGGGTGCAATTGAGACTAGTCTAACTTTACTCAGAGGTTTACAGGTTTCAACCTCCAGTAAAGCCTTTCTCTATTAGTTATAGAGTGCCTACTGGAGGTTGCTCTAACGTATATGCAGCAAGCATTACAAGCTTGCTTTAAAACAGAGGTCAATTCAAGGTAGTTGCTTCTGTGTTAGTGCTGTACTCCCGTCTAAAATGCTTGACATTTTATGCAAGCGTCAATAGCATGGAATCAGCGAGCAAGCATTAAGGATGAAGCCATGAGCTTAATGAGACTAATTGAGATGTTTGACAAGGCTTCTGAGGCTATCAAGTATCCCAAGATTAAAAACCTAAGTATCGATAACAGAGTGCTGACTTTGTACCGTACAGGCGAACGTAGCAAGTATCCAGGTTCTATTAGTGTCACTACAGCACAAGGACAATGGTTAGGTAACATTACCCGCCAAGGTACATTCTGGGCATCTAGGGAGGCTCAGCCATGGGTAGCAGAAGTTCTCCAGAAACTAGCAGAGAATCCTGAAGCGATCGCCTCAGCACATGGTAAAAAGACTGGTAACTGTTGCTTCTGTTCTAGACTGTTGACGGATGAAGTAAGTATTGCACTCGGTTATGGGAAAATTTGCGGTCAAAGATACGGACTTATATGGGGCGAAACAGAAAAGAAAAATAAGCCCACAAAAAAGCATTCAAAGAATTTCAAAAAAAAGAAAACCCATTGAATCTTAATTTTGATGCTTGGGCATCAATTCAAATAATGGGTTTTTAAATCAATGTGCATCTACTTTGTAAAGCTATCAACCTATCAAAGAATCATGAAAGTAGCACACAACAGAATTGACGAAACAGGCAACAGATACGGTAATTTAACTGTATTAGGTTACGACAGAACAGAAGGCAAGATTGTTTATTGGCTTTGCAGATGTGACTGTGGAAACAATACCTCTGTTAGGTCAGGGCAGCTAAGACGTAAAGATAGAAAGAAAACAACCCGATGCAAAGAATGTGGAGAAAAAAGAGGTCTTGTTCACAGTCACAATATAAAAGAATATGTAGGCAAACAAAGTCCTACTTATGTTTGCTGGCATTCAATGATAACAAGATTGCAAAGGCATCCCAACTACATAGGAATGGAAATAGACCCAAGATGGTTGGTCTTTACTAATTTCTTAAAAGATATGGGAGAACGCCCAAGCAAAGAATATACTGTTGACAGAATTGATGGCACAAAAGGCTATTTTCGTGAGAATTGCCGATGGGCAACAGACAGAGAACAAGCAAGAAACAAATACACAAACGTATGGATAGAATTAAATGGAGAAAGAAAAATATTGAAAGACTGGTTTGTTGATTATGGTTTAAATCCTTGGGGATACTACGCTAGGTTAAAGAAAGGACTAAGTAAAGAACAATCCTTAAAGGAGTTGCTAGAACGCAAGCTAGCAAAACAATCTAGTTGATTCAGATTCAATCTTGAGCCAAGAGGAGACAGACAGCCTAAAGTAAAGAAACCAAGCAAGCGAGCATTTAAAGAGTCTCAAGTTAAAGGCGAGAATCCACTTAACCTAAACTTTGAGGCATGGGCAAGCATTCAGCTAATGGGATTCTGATAACGTAGGTGCATCTACTAGTTAACAATCAACAAGAGTTAAGACAATGGGAGTTAATCCAGAAATACCAGTACCAAAATTTAAAACAATGAAATATTATTATCGCAAAGAAATGCAAAAAGACTTCCCTGAGCCAAGAGCATTGATAATGACCAACAAAAATCAAAAACAACAAGAAGAGTTTAAAGGCTTTACACTAGTCTGGGAAGGTAAGCCTATAGACTTTATCCCAGTAATCAAACAATGGGCATCAATCAACCAAGACAGCATTAAGCTAGTAACACCTGCCAATCCCTCTAATGTTGCCATGTGGGTAGCTAATGAGTGCATCGACTGGAGACACTACAGAAAGACTGATGAGTTTGTGCCTGACAGCGAGCAAATCTACCGCAGCACAGAGAACGTAAACGCTCGCAGAAAGATGGCTGAATATTTCGGTAAGCAACAACAGAAAGCAGATGAAGCTAAGAACTTTTTTAGAACAGGTGGCATAGTGCCTAAAGAGACAACTGTTAACCCTGGTAGATTTATAGCTGAATACCGTGATGCCTTTGCCGACGACTAATGCCAGCTTCAAGGTCAGGTTACGTGTATCTACTGCTTTACCCTAGCGGCTACAAGATAGGACGATCTAAGCGCCCCTGGCAACGTCGCAAACAGCTTCAGGGGATGCATTATACTCGTATCTATCATGTTGTGAGCATTTTTTCTAAGGACGCTGTTGCACTAGAAGATGAGTTACATCAACGTTTTGCTCATTGCCGGGATGATAGACGTGAGTTCTTCAAGCTCACTGATAATGAAGTTACAGAAATCACAAGGATAAACAACAATGGCTAATTATACTTACGATTTTAAGTGCTTGACTTGCAATGTTGAGTTGCACCTTACAGGACTCTCTAGTTATGTTTCTTTAGAAGCCAATAGATTCAGTAATCTACACCAAGGACATAATGTAATACCCTTGCCGCATGAACCAAATACAGCAGGGAAAGATAGTGGTACAAACTGCCAAAATAAACTTTTATAAAATAGTTGACATCCGACTAAATAGCAATTAAGATTAGAGCATCCCAAAAGAAAGGAGGAATACAGATATGAAACGCAGCCCACCACTGGCATCAACAAAAGCAAAAAGTAATAAATAGATGTTTTCTCGGCGCACCGTCAGCTTCGGTCAAATTATTGAAACAAAAGGAGAAGTCAAAACAACCGAATAACACCGACTATCACCTTGATCTTGTGGCTTTGCTCGCTGCCTATGCCCAAGCATATATAAACCTGAACCGCTCAAAGAATCTTTTTGAGCGGTTTTGTATTTTGTAGAAAATATTGACATCTGCGTAATTATTTAATAAACTTTAGAAGTCGTCAATACTAATGAGTAATGAATTTCGGATTACCTAAAACAGCTTTTCGCAAAGAGTCTAATACTACAAGCATCAATCATGAGGCTATTGCACAGGCTCAAGCTGAGGTTGATCGCCTAAGTGCGTACAATCAAGTTTACGGCGGCGCAGTTCAATCAATCGTTCAAGCTAGAGAAGACGCACTTAATAAGTTGGAGGCATTAAAGAGACCCTAAAAATAAACCACTCATGAATTCATGAGCGGTTTATTTGTGTTCACCGTTTCACTTAAGCGGGATTGCCAATTGAATTAATCCCAGTCCTTCACTTCCGAACACTCCGCCACTAATAGACAGAGTAGGAACAGAACGAGAATAACCAGTGGTAAGAGTACGAGTGCGTATACGACCGTCAACGTCCAATTCTTCAATAACTTCTGTAGTAGTCTTACCTTCATTTCCTAAAGCTGGTTGAGGAATAGCAATAAAAGTATTCCGATTATCTACATTTACTCGATTAGAAGCAGTCCCGCCGGAACTATTACCGCCACTACTGCTCCCACCTGTTCCACTGCCTGAACCTGACCCGCTTCCACCCTGATTAGTCACATTGCCTACTACTTGACCATCTGGAGAAGCGATCGCACCCGTTACAGGGTCAATACTACCTACCACATCCCCTGTAATAGGTTCAATTAAAGGGATAATCTGCTCACCTGTAGGCAACGTTACAGGACTCCCCGTTACAACGTCATCAATAGTATTCCCTACACTATCCAGAATGGGCGTTGAGAGGCTATCTCCAATGTCTATGACTTCCCCTACTGTAGGCAATGAAATAGGCACAGTGGGCAAAGCTACAGTATCAGGAATTATTGGAGCAACGATGTCTTGTACATCTGGGTCAATAACGATAGGGGCAATATCAATAGGATTGAGGATAGGAGCATCCACGGGAAGTGGATCGATAACAATAGGTTCAGGAATGATAGGGTCAACTGGCAGCAATTGAGCCGACACAGGAGAGGCGATCGCGACGGCTAGTGTAGTTAAAAGGGCTAGGTTAAAGCGCATATTACTATAATGCATTGTGAAAGACGGCAAGATAATAGCACTATTGATTAGATTTGTCTATATTGACATTTAGATAAAATATAAATAAGATAGATAAGCAATTAATCAAGGCGAGCAATGAACAAGATTAAATTACTGACATTACTTTTAGTTTTAAGCACTGTAGGCTGTCAAGCTGAGCAAGGCAAAACAATTTACACAAACTGTGTACCTACTGAAGAAACTCGTGTAATAGTAGACCGGACTTTTGCAAGAAACGCTAAAGATGCAGGAATGCCATACCATCAACGCAAACATGAATGCGTCACAGGTGACAATAAAATTGTCTATGAGTGGATGGGAGAGTGGGCAGAAGATACTACTACTCAAACAGAAGAATAGAATCTAATTAATCACGCTCTGAATAACAAAGAGAAAAAAATGACTACAAGAATAGGCCATGAAGTCACGCTCTGCACTTATGGCATAGAAGTTAAAAAAGGCAAGATTGTAAATTATCCCGTAGCCTCTGGAATAAATAATTTAACGTGCTACGAGGTTGAATTTACAGACGGCAAGAAGGCATTGTTCTACATGAAGCCTGAATTAGGAACTAACAAACACCTTAATGTAGGCAACAAAGCTTTCTGGATTACCTTGCCGTCTTTCTTTACACTTAATTAATTACGCTCTGAATCGTCACATCGACATCGTAAAATCCCCGTTGAGGCGTAGCGTTAAAAGTCTCAATATTAGGTGCCTCACTAAATCTCCAATACGTTGTAGCCGTCAGATTAGTCAAAGCATTCAGTATCACAACTGGATGCTTTATTATTAATGACGGAAGAGTGAACGGTATCTCTTTCCCTCGACTAGCTTTGTAGAAGTTCATCAACAGCCTTACACTCGCATCATTAATCTTTTCGTAACCAAGCACTAGCTTAGTCCCTACTCCTGTGTGACTTGTCTTAATCCGCTGTTCTGTACCCTCATCAAAGCGATTAATATTCTGCTTAAATGCTGGCATCTCAAATGATCTTATAAATTGCGGTTCTAGGTCAGGATAAATACCAGCTTGTGCAACACCACTGTAAGCAGCAACGCTAGGGTCATTGATGGAATTCTGTAAAAGTAGCAGTTGAGACAAAGTTATTATTATTTCGCTCTGCCAAAATGCAAAATGCTCGAAAAATATTTGACCATTATGGGTAAAACTTGGTTGCCCTCCACTCCAAGAACCTGCCATAACACCCGTAGAGATGAATTGCTCATCCATATCCTGTAGAGTGCGTTGCATAAGCTCATAGGTCACAGCAGGCTCTAATCCTGCACAATTAGCGTAAAGAGCAGCCCTACAGATAAGTGCTGAGGCATGAGGTTCACGATAATTTACTTGCGGATTAATAATGGCAGGGATGTCTGTGATTGCCCGATTACTACCTGCTGACTTGTAGTAATTCAGAATGAACCTAAAGAAGGCAGTTAGAACACCTCTAGCAGTTTGGTCATTAGGATTAGCGAGCAAGTAACGGGCTAAAGCTTCCATTGCTCTGTAGGTGTAAGGTGCCCATCTTGTATTAGGATCGGGACCATTGAAGACAAAGACATTAATCTGCCCATTGCCATAAATACGGAAGTCTGCTGAATCCCAATAAGCCCACAGAAAGACTGGCGCTACTAAACCTCTTAGCCTTGCAGAGCTTTGACGTGTGTAAGCGTTTTGAGCATCTTTAATAAATGTAACAACTTGTTTTGCTCGTGACGTTTCACCCCAAACTTGCCAATGATACGGGTCTTGATATCCGGTATAAGGTGGTCCACCCCAACTATCTTTAACTCGAATCCCTGAACCTGGTGCTGTTTCAATTGTGTTGACTGTGAAGCTAACCACCCCAGGGTTATACAACAGGGTTTCAAGGCTGTTATTGACTGGCTTAAAGTCTCCTACCCAAAAGGTATGGGCAACTTTAGTACGAGAAACCACTGAAGCCTTGTAGACTACCCCAGGGGGCAATGGTTCAGCAGGTTCCCCAACATACCAGACTCTAGTAGAAGACTCACTACTCTTTGCAACTACTTGGATATTGGTTAAAACTCCTACAGGAGTACCATTGCCTGTAAATTGACTGAATGAAGGCTTAAAGTAATTCCAATTACCACCTGTGTCGGGGAGATCGCAAAAGAAATCTACATTGTTGGAATCGCTTAACTTTATGCGTGTAGTACCTTCTTGAGCGTACATGAAACCTGGTGCATCAGCAGTCTGAGCATGGATTAGAGGGAAGCCAAAACCCGCAAAGCTACCGCTCGCACCTACATCCATGTTTACTTTCCAAACAAGAGCAGTATTCCCGTTGACTATCTCTTGCTGGACGCTCTTAGAAACTGTTCCACCTCCACCTGAATAAGTGTAAATGGGGTCATCAGCAGCAGTAGACCACCATACGTTACGGAGTGAAGACCACCTTAAAAAGTCAGTGCGAACCAGTAGTTTAGTTAATATTCCATTGCCACTAGGAGGGACTAACGGACACTTGAATTGTTGGCTAAAATCTTGAGAATCCGAAGTAGTAGAAAGTACTATTTCTATAATTCCATCGTAGACAAAATCACTCTGAATACTGCCTCTTGAATGAGCGCATTCAACCATTACTCTAGTAGTAGAAGTATCAAACTGGGTTAAGACTATAAAGTTTTGAACTTCATAAGAAGGGAACTCATAATCCTCATCAATAGCCGGATTATCTTTTGTAGGAGCATCAACTCTTAAGAATTGATTGTGAATTGTTCCGACTACTCTAGAGCCGACTGCAAGAGTACGATTGTTGGCAGTAACTACTTGTGTACCGGGATAAGAGAACGGGTTAGTGTCGGTACTCTTTGGATAGTAAAACGATGGGTTGTCTACAGTAGCAGCATTAATAGCAGAGTACTTTGTAGCATCGGCTGCTCGCTTCCATTTGGAATCAGACGTTGCGTCAAACGCTTCTTTAAAGGCATCCCATGCCCACCATTGAGCATCCCACGCACAACCCAAGTAAGTGGGCAATCCTGCTCGCTCAATGGGATACCACAGCGGATAAGGTTCACCCAATTTGTTGACTCCTATTGGAATATCAGGACGATAAACGCTGTAAGTAACAAGAGCAGTACCAGTGAAATTAGAGGCTAATACAACCTTACCAGCGGGTTCTGTAGTTTCTACTGGAGATGTCCCACCTGCTGTTGCAGTGTCAGGAAATACTCTAAAGTTCCGTCCAGTGAGACTGAGGTTAGCAACCCAGTAGCTAAAGGGATACAGACTTCCTGACTTGAGGGGAGCAAATACACTCTTAAAGGACGGTTCAGCGTCAAGAGTAGCCACCTTGTAGATATCTGCTAAAGCGGAAGGAAGTTGAGCAACACCGTTAGTGAAGGTGAACGGCTCAAAGAAATGACCCATCTCAAAGGGATTGTCAGCGGGTAAGCCTTTAGACGGTACATCACCGGGTCCAGCATTGATTAACCAATGACTCAACCATAAGGGGTCTGCTGGGCTTGTAGGGTTGCTGGGGATGGGATCGAGGTAGAAGTAGTTAACTAATGCTTCCGTTACTCTCACGCCCTTCTCACGCCACCTGACATCACCTGTAGCCCTTGCAGCCATAAAGCAAGCCTTAGCCATCAGAGCTTGCCCTTCTGTTGGACCCGCTGAATCCCAGAAATAACCACCTCTACCACCTGCTAGAAGACTGTGAAAGTTGTTCCTGATGACTTCCTCACTATTCAGCATGAAGGGGAACTCATCACGGGTGAAGACATCCAAGAAGATGCGAGCGAGAGCTAACTGATTTTGGAGCGTAGCAGGTACAAACGGGAGTGCCATGAAGCAACGGAAGAGAGGATAAGACTAGGTTACCAAGGACGGAACTTGTAGAGGTGTTATTAAGTATTAGATCTTGTATGTTCTGTTTATTGGAATACTTATGGGGCAAGGCTTTGAGGTTGCTGCTAGGGAGGAGCTAAAACGAGGTGAGTTACCTTGCTGTTGCTGTAGGTTGGTGCCTAAACTTCCGTTGCTTAGGTCATAACTTGCACGATGCTTTTTGACATACATTGACTCATGATAGATTGTGACTTTGAGGCGGAACTACTAGCATATTGTTTTAGCTATACTTCTGCTACTTCTGTTTACTGAACACTATACGCTGTGGGCATTTAAGATTAATTCTAAGAACCAACTAAACACAAGTCAGTTAGTCTCGTGTTGGTGTCTACTTCCGTTGCTCGTCTTGATGCATTCTGCCTAGTTGACATTTTAATAAAATGTTCTTACAGTAGTTACAGTGAGCCAGTAAAAAACAATGACATTCAATAAAATGTACAAGTTAGCCAAAGAGAAAGGTTTAAGACTTTCTGACATGAGGAACAGCAGAACTAAAACAAAACTTATCTATATGCTTACAACGCCAAGGGGGATTGAATGGTTTGCAAAAATAAGTGACATTAAAACCTTTCTGGATAACTATAAAGGATAAACCAATGCAAAAAGTAAACCCACAAAAAGCAGCAGCCAATCATGCAGCTTGGGAGATATGGCAAGATGCTCGCAGAAAAGCAGCAGCCATGAATTGTGAGGCAGTGTAATGAACACTTATTCAAGTAAGTATGACTTGGTACAAGCTCTAATTAAAACTCAAAAAAAAGACTTAAGCGTTTCTGATTTTTGGATACAAGAGTCTGATGTGGAGTTGCCGAAACTTTATGACAGTAAAGGTCAACTTATCGTGTTTAACTTTATTGGTAAGTATCAAGTTAGGGAAGATGTAGTTAACGTCTATTTCAAGGAAAGTGTGACAAGCTCAACAAGTTTCAACCAATAATGAATTGCGAGGTAGTAAAATAATGATCGAGTACACGCACTTAAAAGCGGAGGTAATTAAAGCTAATAGGTGGCATACAGAAATAAACCACAACTTTCAAGGCAGCATCATGAGTTGGTTTATTGCTTTTAACTCTTTAGATGCTGTAAAAATGTTTAGCTTTGCAAATAAGAAACAAAGTCAAGAGCATTTAGGTTACTTTGGTACTCTTGACTGCACAACACAATTATGTGAAGAATGCAAGACTGAATACTTGCAAGGACAAACAAGGTTGAGAGCATTACAGTTAATGCAACAATCTTTTGAGCTTAATTAGCCATGCAAAAAATCAAAGAACCTAACTTTTACTACAAAGAGTACTCAGAAAAAATCATTGCTAGTATATTTGCAATGAAAACCGATAAAGTAGACAGGCTTATAAGGGAGGCAAAGCAAACTTTATCTAAAGAGGATTATGAGTTTGAAATCAGAAACGTTATTGATTCACTAAGTGAATGCGAAGAGAATAAAGTTGAATCAGAATTTCGCAGTATTCTATTGGATGTTGATAAGACTTTATATCGTCTTATTACATTTGGAACATCTGAACCCGTTGTAGTTTGTAGACCCATTGTTTTCGACTCTACTACATCAATACCTTGGACAACTGAAGAAAGAATAAAATCGTGGGAAGCCGACTTTAGATACTTCCAAAGCAAACACGGTTTTATTCAATATGACCTGTGGTATAGAGCTATCAAACATATAGGCTTTATACCCCAGTCAGCAGAGTGGCAACACTGGCAATGGTTAGCAGAGTGCAACAAGCGCAAGGTTACTTTTGAAACGCTTAACGAGGCAATGCAATGATATTAGACACAAAAGACTTTATTTATACAGGAATTTTGATTGTACAAATAGCAATCTTAATTTTCATAATTTATAAGGACACTAGGCATTGATAAAATAAAGCTACCCTCACACACTTGGTAGCCAATGACAATCGAATACCTTAAAACCTCCGTTGAAAGAGCAATCCTGATAGAAGTAAGGCTTTTATCAGGAATTGACCTTTTTTACCAGAACTTCACACCTGATAGCGATTACATCTTTATGGGTAGAGTCTACGAGTATGCCCCAATCTTCTATACGGGGAGTCAACGCACTCTAGAACTAGAGAACACGAGCGCTAACATTATTCTGCCTAACATCCCTCCCATCAATGAGTATGTGTGGCAGAATGACGGCTTCCGTAAGGCGATCGTGACTGTTATTCAGATGTTCCCCTCAAACCATTCAGCCACACCTATTCAGGATATGTTGGTAGTCAAGAGTAGCCGCTTTGAGGGTGCCGAGATTAATATTGACTTGCAGAGTCCCTTTAGCGCTGTAGAGGCTTTGTTCCCCTCGGTGTACTTTCGTACCGGAACAGGTAACGGAAGGATTGATATTCCTGGATTAGTGCCAGAGGTGCCTAGGAGTACTAGTGTAAATGTCCAATAGAAAAGCTGCCTGGAAGGGCAGCTTATGTGAAAGGCTTATGGTTTGTATTTTAGTGCCTGTTTTTTGATGCCTCCCTTAAGTTTCTTGCAATCAGAGCAACTATTGAATGTGCGACAACCGAGCTAACCTCAGACTGTTGCTGAAATATCTCAAAAGCAAGTAAGGCTCCCTTTGCAACTCCTTCTTGAAAATCGGAACTATCTTCACTAGACACAACATGATCGCAACAGTTAACCAAATAATCATCAGCCTGTTCTAATATTTGTGCTTTTTCTTCACGACTTAATCTTTTACTGCTCATCTCTCTAAACTCCTACTAGTTGTTTGTACTCACTCGCATTCACACAAAAGCTTGTTTCACCGTATCTGCCTATCGGCTCACTTGCTGTAACCTTCCAGGCACCACTCCTGTACAACACCTCTACATTTAGCTCAGTGTTTGCTGGCACTTCTACAAGTATTGAACCATTGCTGTGAATTCGCTGAAAAGTCTGCTTAGTTGTAATTGTCATTGTCTATCCTTAAACTTTGCTCGCTTTCCTTATATTAGCTAAACGTCAATCATTATGTCAAACGATAAGTGATAGAATAATAAAGAACAATGCAGCAAGCCCAAGACAAGCCGATGGCTTAAAGCCCCTAAGTGCTGCAACGTGCGCCAGATGCCAAAGAACATCAGCGGCAACTTAAGTCAGTTAGGGGCTAAGATTTTGACTATACAAAACATAACCTACAGCATGGATGCACTAATTCCAGGACTCTACATCTGGTTTATGGGATTCTGCATGAGATTAGGAGGAGCGATCGCCTCTAAAGACTATCCAGGCACAATTAAAAGCGGAATAGGATTGGCTATTGTTCTACCTGGTTATTATATTTACAGTACTTACAAAGGCTCTTATGATGGGCAAGATACCAGACAAAGACTTAACGCAACGTGCAATAGAAGCCTTTGAACATTCACTAGAAGACTATGGTGATGTTTATCAAGCTCTTGCAGACTACGATAAGGGCAAGCCAGTAAAGTTTCAACGCAAGACTAACGACTGCCTCAGTATCGTTATCAAAGAGCGATCGCGTTTAGGACTCTCTCCACTACCTAACCTTTCATGGGTGTATGAGAAGTACCCTACAGTAGAGAGTCATCCTTCTAACCTTGTTGCAGAGCTTCTTGAGAGGCATTGTAAGCGTCGAGAAGGCGCGATAGAGCATGGAGACTTATTGTGCCTCAGGATGGGCAAGGAAGCCAATCTAGGGATGGCATTTATACAAAACAATGATGAATGGGATAACTCTAAGAATGGTGAGCTATGGGGCAAAGTGGGGAATGTGATGTGGGTAGTGTATGCAGATGAAAATGGAGCGGCTTATGAACCGCTCCATCGGCGTATTATTCGTTGTGTAGAAAGTGTTTGGTATCTGGGTTAATCAACAGGCTTAAAAACTTTAATCTGTACAGTTTCAATTGACATATTTAGTAAGTAGCAATCAGCCATCCACTCTATCTCTTCAGGTTGTCCATGCTTACCACCTCCATAAAAGTAAGACCAACCTACGTACAAGTCATTTGATCCTGTAATTAGCACTGCTACTTCTTTACACTCATAGTGTGTACTTTTAGTGCGTGGTTTTAGATTTGTATCTTCTCCTTTGTCCCTGAATGAATAAATAAAGTCCTCAAACCACTCACTAACATCATCAGAGGTAAAAATGTCCCACAACTCAACAATGTAAGTGTGATCGTCTAAAGACTCTAAAAGTCGCTGTCTGTCTATCTTTAACTGCTCATCATTGTCGTCATTGTATTCTTCAATGTCGGTATCCGTGACAGTTAAAAGAATTTCTCGTTTGAGTAGTAATTCTGCTTTCATTTTAGGCTCACTAAATAAGTTGACTTTTACATAATATTTCATATTGACTCTTTTGGCAAATATAAAGCGGCTAATTAGCCGCTTTATATAAAAGTATTATTTTTTGACTAATCGGGTAAATACCATTTTCCTTGCGGACTGGAACGCCATCCCAGGCTAAACAGCTTATTTCTGGCTGTCATAGTCATAGAGTAGAAACCATCTTCGGGACAATCGTAAAGTCTGTAAGCACCATCTAAATACCCTACACATACGGTTGGTGCGTAACTACTGAAGATGGTTAAAGCTTGTGCTAATTTAGTAGCTCTCATTATGACTCCTTAAGTACGCTAAACTTTCTGAGTGCCATAGGACGAGTTAGTACGTGTAATTTTGGGTAAGCGTCTTCACCTTTTCTGATTTTTGGATACACGCAGTCACGAGCTAACAGCATTGCCTCACTCTGCAAAGTATTATCAACTTCAACTACCTGAACCGTTAAGCCCATTAACTTCTCAAAAATGTCGAAGGTAGTAATACCATCAGAGTAGATAGTTGATTGGCAATAAGCTTTAACAATAGGGCTAAGTATTAGTATCTCTGCATTATGCCTATCGCAAGTAGCATTAGCCATTGCTATTGCATTGTCATGTACTCGCTTAACAAACTCTTGAGGGGTTAGAAAGTTTGGAACAAAAGGCTTGTAGCTTGGCTTCATCATGACTCCTCATCTTGATTGAATGTTTGCACTATTTCTTCTAAGTCATCAGCACAATTGTTGCAAACTCGTTCTGCGGTTAAGTCACAACAATATTCCCCTCTATCGTGTTCTTTTTCTCTCCACTGCTCTATCAATGATCGCAGTTGTTCTAGTTGTTCAGTAGTCATAACTCCACTTTGTTTTGTTGACTTAATCCATCATGCCAAAGTTTTACCAAAAAGTCAATTACATTAATTTGAGGCATTATGACATATTGCCATGTGACAGTTTGAGGGCGAGCAACAGGTAAGGCTTAGGGACGGGACAAACTACGTCTTGTTATTATCTAGACTTTACTAGTGCCGCTAACTACAAACCTTGCGTAGCAAGCATTAGAGGTCTATTTTTAGAGACAACACCTAAGAGGTGAGTTACTTCTCTGTTGGTGCCTGAAAGCAGTGTTTAGGGGTGTACTTCCGTTGCTTTTATGGGGTGATGTATGTGCCAATTTGACATTTAGGTAAAAATTAGATAGTCTGTAGGAGTCGAATTGGTATGGTAAATGGCAACAGTACAAGTCATAGAAGAAAAGTATCTTTCTATTCGTGATCACCCCGATACGAAGATTAGCGAAAGAACTTTTAAGCTAACTCGTTCTTACCCTTGGCAAAAGTGGAAATTTGTAAAACCCTATGAACTGTATGAAGCAGGATGGGAATGGGACGGATACAAAATACGAGTTAATGCTGAATACACAGTCTGGTTTGGAAACGGATACAACCAAGTAAAAGTGACAAAACTCTAAGTAAGCATACTCAAAACCATCCAACAGAGGGCAGTGGCAACACTGCCTTTTATTGTGCCAATTTTTAGAGCCCACCTACAGCAGCATTAGACGGAACAATAACCTCTGTTTTTTACTACTAGATCCACTCCTTCTGTTTACTCAACGCCATAGACCACGGGCATCAGAGGTTAATTCCCAGACTCAACACCTAGCAGTCATGATCCTTTGCTGCTCTCCTCAAATTCTGCCCTACTTCCGTCCTTAACCATGTGCCAGTTGGCACTTATTCAAACGTCAATATGACACACAAAGTAGCATAGAGCTTTAAGCTTATTCCTATGCTGCCATCCGACTACGAGGCTCTAAGTTATCTCGAAGAACGTCACGGCGTTAAACTCACTCCTCAAGACCTCCAAGCCTTAACAGAGTTTCACTTCTATCTCCGAAACAAGACAGCCTTACGGCTCGCGTCAGACCCTAATGCTGTGTTCTATGACGTGCAGAATGGCAAAGTTGTAGGGATACTTGCCTTTGCTGCTATTGGCTTCTTTGCTGCTCCGTTACTTGGTGTAGGTGGCATTGTTGGAGCATTGATGGGAGCAGCAATAGGGTTTAGGTTATTTGGCAGCAAAAAGAAAGAAGAGGAGGAAGACCAGAAGGCACCCGCTCAGGCTTATGGCTTTGATAGTGTTGCTGCATTGCCTTCAATAGGTGGACCCATACCGCTTATTTATTGCGATCGCGACACTAATCCTAACGGAGGTGTGCTAACTAGCGGCTTCGTGGTCAATAGCCGTGTAGAAACTCGAATGGGGGTACAAAAGCTATATCAATTGATGGTGCTTGGCTACGGTCAATTTGGAGCAGTTGACGAAGCAAACATGACGATCAATGACCAGCCGAGAGTCAATTACTTTGAAGATGAGGTAATAACAAAAGTCAGCTTAGGCTTACCCAATCAAGCTCCATTTCCAGAGTTTCCCTACTACTCACAAGCGGTAAGTCCCGCTGCCCAGAATCAAATGGGACTCGATAGTAGAGCCGTTTTAGAAGAGGACGCAAGCAGCAGTACTATCGTACTTAAAGAGGAGGATGTAACAGCGTTTAGTCCTGGTGATAGTTACCGACACGTAGGACAATCATTCCGTCTAAAAGCTAAAACTACGACTTCAGTAGTTGCAGATAAGGTCATTCAGCAAGAAGGCACTAAGCCCATCTATGCTTACTGGAATGCCAACTACACAACCTCCAAGAGAGTCACAGAAATTCAGGTAAATTTAAACGCTCAATACTGGGCAGTCAAGCAAGACGAAGAGACAAAAGAAGTAGAAGACGTAAACCTTGCGAACGTCTGGGATATTTATTTAACGGGAGTGCCTACGGGAGTTCGTACAAAACTAGGTCGCATTCACATTAAGAGCAAAACTAAGACAAATCTCAGAAGAACCTTTCTCATCCAGAACTTACCACTGTCAAAGTACAAACTCGAACTCATTACGATTACGAGAGATGAGCAACCAGAAGGCGAGCAGACCTATGCTCTTAAAGATGACGGAGTATTGCGCTCATTCTCAGTGGCAAACGGTTGGACACTCACTTTAGAAGGCGGAACATTAGAGCAGGTTCGAGACGATAATCGGTATAGCGAACGTACACAGTGGGCTGCTCAAGGAGGCGCGCCGTGCCAAATTACTTCTGTAAATGAAGTCGTTTATCCTAGCGCCCTTGGTCAATTAAGTGTAGTGGGCTACCCCAATATGCCCATGATAGGACTTGTTGCAACAGCTTCAGCACAACTACAAGGGCAACCTAACCTAAAATCACTTATCCGTAAAGGGCGATCGCAGATGAGAGTGTTAGGCGGCTCTTACTTCGCCTCAACGGGTAGTGCTAATAATGTGTTAATTGACCTTACGACTTACATTAATCTGCACGTCAACTTGGGTCTGATTCAAGTAGGTTATATTTGCCGCAACCTGGATAAGCGTACTGAAAGCACTATCACAGCAATCAGTAGTGGTCAGATTACAACGGCTCAGTCTTGTAATTGGTCTGCTGGCGATCGCTTCCTTGTCTATCACTACGGCTGTAGTAATTACTTCCCTGACATCTATGTTGATACGCTCACAAGCTTTGATGGAGGTTTAGGTAACTTCATTGATGCTGACTTCTTTGTAGATTACTTCAGTATTGTTGAAAGCAAAGTCTATTGTATTGGGAATGGATTCTTCTGGGATAGTATTGTTGCAACACCAACACCTTGGGCACAATGGGCAACCCGTGAAAGTTTAGCAAGCCTGCTATTTCCTAGCCGTATAGGAGGCAAGTTTGCTCTTATTCCTGAACAGAAAGTAGCTAAACCCGTTGCTTTATTTAATGCGAGCAACATTACTGACTTCAGTGAAGAGTTTGCAGAGCGGCAAGACTTAAATACTCTGATTGTTAGCTTCAAAGAGGGAGCAGATGAGAAATTTGACACCCGTACAGTAACCATCCAAAGTCAGGAGGCTTACAACGGTGAAGTCCCAGTAGTAGAAGAAACACTAGGTTTAGATAGTGTTACAAATCTTTATCAGGCTGAGAAAATAGGGCAAGTTTACCTTAAGACGCGACTACTACAAGACAGGGCAATCAACTTTAAGACGGGCTTACAAGGCAGCTACATTACTCCTGGTGACTTGATTTACGTGCAGCACCTAATCACAGAGTTTGATAGAGAATGCAGTGGATTTGTACTAGAAGTAGTAGACAGTGTTCAGGCTGCGGACGGTACTTTTACCTGTAACTTCCGATTAAGTACCCCCGTCAGAGAAGGTATCACAGTAGAGACTGGTTACGTTGCTTCCATTTTCAGATTGCAAGATGGTGCAATTCAGACTGATTTACCTGTAATCAGCTATTATGATGACGAACGCGAGCAAGTGTTATTGAGTATTCCTAGCCTCACATTGCCCCTACAAGCCCCTGGAGAGAATAGAAATGGAGATTATATCTGCATAAGCCGTATCACAGAGCAGAAACGCATTTACAGGGTAAATAGCATCGACCCTCAATCAGATGGAACAGTTGGTATTAGTGGTGTGATTTGGGTACCCGAAATGCTGACTTCCGAAGGATTGGTGACCATCTATTAAAAAACATCTCCACATTAATGTGGAGCTGTTTTTCTGTAAGGGTTTGAGAGATTTATGCTTTCTTAGCTTCGGCTACGGCTCGTTTAACTTTCTCTTGCCAAGTACCTTTACGGTATCCTGCGAAGAGTCGCTTAGCCGTCTAGAAAAGTTTTAAGCTCATTCTCATATTTAAACCATTCTCCCGACAATCTTAGATGAGCGTATTTGGCGTGAAGTTCTTTCTCTTTATCCACAGGAATATTGCACTTAATTGTCTTGAGCAATACAAGCTTAGCGCTTGAGCCTGTCTGTAGCCCTTTTAGCCGACTTTCAGCGGTTTTTGATGTAGTCATGCCAATTTTTACATCACGAGTTACGGTGTTTTGAATGAAATAAACCAAACCTTTTTTAGACTTTTGTTTTTCTTCAGCCTTCTCTTTATTTGGCTTTTTCTCTTTTAGATCTTGCTGAAGGCTACGCAACCAAGACACTGCTATCTCATACTTAAACTCACCGCTTTCGGTAAACCATAGTCCTGGCATGAAACTACAAGGTCTGTTCAAGCTTTCACTGTATAAACACAAGCCTTGATAATATCTCCAGTATTCACCTGCAAAAATCGTATCTGTTTTAGAGTCAAGAGCAAGGTAGTGCAATAGACCTAAGTTTAAAAATTGCAAACTATCAAATCGCCTTGGCTCCCTCTCTGTATTGTAAAGTTTTCTTGATTCTTGATCTTCTGGCAAAAGCAAAAAGCCTTCTGAGTCAGTCCACAATTCTTCATAGTCTTCTGTGTCTGCTACTTTAAAGCCCCTTGAAGTTTTGTCTATTTTATGAAACTGTATTAAGGCTTTTGTGTTTACAAGATCTAACCTGTCGTTTGTGTAAATTGGATATATGTGCAGAGTAATCCAATTTAAACTAGACAAATTTGACTTGACACAATACTCAGTCTGAGGTAATGTATTCATGTTGCATTCCTTGAGTGATAAGGGTGTAAAGGGGTGGTAGTGGTATACCGTAACCCCATATTTATTATCTCACAAAAGCTGAATATACGAACATTTATTTGATAGAATCATATTGACGTTTTAATAAAGGCTTCAATAATGACTGAGCAAACTTACATGGGTATAAGCAAAACAGACCCATCTGTAGAGAAGTCAGGGTTCACAATAGAAGACAGATGCATCCTAACCATCGACGACACAGTATTGCAGCCTGAAGACGTAATAGGCTGCACGCAACTAAGATGTAGAGACTATGCATGGAATGGCATATTTATTTGCAATACGGAGATGTTTGTTAAATTCGCAACAAGCAATGAAAGCAACTTTTCATCTTCTAAAGTTGTTCTTGTAGACCTTCCAGAAAAAGATGGCAGCTACACAAGAATAACAGGTGAGATTAAAGAGGTCGAGTCTTTTCAAGAAATGGGTTTCCAAGACATAGTGCTTCACTTAAGCATGATGACAAAAGAATAAATCCTACAACAAAGCCACTCAATTGAGTGGCTTTAACTTTATGAGTTTATTAAGGTTGTTCGCCTATCCTCCTAAATCTTTAAAGAATTCTTCCCAGAATTTAGGACTGCCCACTGCATAACCTATTGCCCATCCTGCGAGCAAGAACATCAAGACTAGACCAATAACGATACCGAGAATTAGATTAATCATTGTTACTACTCACCTGCTCACATCTATTAGGTTCTCGACGAATTCCACACCCTGGAACATCAGACTCACTGGCGAACATTCCGATAATAGAGCCCGTCAGAGCGGCTAATCCTATTGCTGCTAAACAAGCTAGGAATATTTTGTTACTTTGCATTGGTGCCTCCTTTGGCTTTGGCAATGGCAATCTTGCAAGTCTCAATGCAATCGCAAGTATGAGCATACCGATAAGAGTTAGCATCACTCTCCATTGCTGCTAACTTTTGCAGTTTTTTTTGAACGTCTTGCAATGCTGCTAATAAGTCTGGAGCAGCAGCCATAAGGCGAGCATCGTCATCAGAACAGCTAAGTGTGGCTAACACTTCGGAATCTTTTAATAATTCCGTAAGCTTACCACCTGCATCACCATAACTTTGTTCAATTTTCCACTCTGTCATCAGGCATCACCACTTAATTACCTCTACAGTCTAACTGAGTTTTTGCTCAATTGTCAATTGGCATTTAACGGAACTACTGTGAGTCTGTTATTATCTACATTCTGCTAATACCGTTTACTGCACCTCATACGCAGTAAGCATTAGAGGTCATTTTCAGCCATGAACATTCAATAAGCCAGTTCTTCACGTCCTTCCATTAGTTCTGTCCCTAGGCACTATGCCCCAACGCTTACTTGAGGTAAACTTTACGAGTAAGCTTACACAAATTACATACTATGGCTGTTATCACAACTCGCCCCTTAAGCCCTCAACCTGGTGTGCCTTTCACTGGGTATTTTATTTATCTGAATGCTCAACAAGAGCGCAAGATGTTACAGATTGTAGATGGCAATCCTGAACTAGAGCCAGTTGAGTTAATACCCGGACGCTATAACGTTGAATGGGTACAAGCTGAGAAAGAGCCAATTTTTGACCTAGTGATTGTGCCTGATGAGGCAGAAGTAGAGTTAAGCGATATTTGCGCGAGCCTGAAGGGCGATAAGGTGAATGAAGACGAGGTAAAAGAGGCAATGCCCCAACCTCAACCAGCAGCCGATGCAGGTGTGGTAGGGACTATTGCTGACCCTACAGTAGTTGCTCAACCTCCAGCAACTGAGCAAGAGGTAGCACCTCAGACGGTTTCTACTAAGCGTGGTGGAGGGGCTTCAACTAATGCCTAAGATAGTCGGTGAGATTAAGCACGATGACAAGCCTTTCACAGGAATGCTCATCATTAATAGTTTGGATAGCAAACTTCATCAGTTTGCGGTTAAGAAAGGCGAGCCAGATAAAGACATCGTTTTGCAAAGCAACTTCTACACGTTGCAATTTGTCCCGTCTGATGCTCCAAAAGTCAGCTCTTACCCTCAATTCAAGATGAGGGTGCCAGAAGGGAAAGAAGTTGATTTTGATAAACTTGATATTGAACAGCTAGTCTAGCTGATAACACGGAGTTATTTAAAAGCCCTCTAACTTAGAGGGCTTTTTGCTTGAGGTTTGATTAAGTTTTACATCTAATAACCTTTGAGGGTTCTGTATCCCTTCTCTAAACCTAGCCACAACAAAACAACAGGATAAAATAACCAACCTACTAGAAACGCTAAAGCTATTCGTATTGTTGTTCCTGTACCCCATAAGCTAATACCAGACAACACAAATGCACAAAAAGCCAAATAAACACCTACTGGTAAGCCTAAAACCAAGTATCCGGTAACTAATGCAGTATTCATCTGTAACTCTTTCTAACTACCTTTAAAGCTTATCTATATTTTGTCTAAACGTCAACCAGCTTTATTGGCTATTCTTTGCAAGTCATCAACACCATACCACTTCACACTACACAAGCAATTGTTGCCACATTCGCACTGTTGGCATGGCATAGGTAACGCACCAATAGGCTGAATGCCAGCAGAGGCATAACTAACGCAACTACTACAGTGACGATCGGTAGAACCAAGATGCCGACTCATTGCAACCTTACCTGCTTTCCTGTTGCTCTGATCTTCTGCTAGGTTAGCTGCTGCTCTACCTGATTTAGCGTACAGCTTAAGACGCTGTTCAAAGCGAGCAACTGTCATAGGAACTTGCTTGCCGTTCTTATCAATTGAGTAACCTCTGTTAATGTCTTCGGCAAAGGTTCTCAGATAGCGGTATTGTTTCTTGAGTTCACGAGCAACCACTAGATAGTCTTCTGGTGTCATCTGAGCTTTGCCGCCTCTAGCGAGCAGGTAAGACTGTAGGTGAAGCTCTCGAATAGTGTAAGCAGTAGTACGCTGCCAGGACTCTAGTGAGAGGCGATCGTTTTGGAGTAGCGAACCTATTGTGAGAATGTCCGACTCGATTAAGGTGATACGTTTAACAATAAGATTGTCTACTGTAGTCTTCGGGATGAATCTACCAGTTTGATTATTTCTGTACCTCTGAGATTTGGAGTCGTATGAGTAAGACACGGTTTGATTGCCTTAATTATTCTGTTGGTGTCATCCAAAACAATAAGTGTTTGCCGATTAATTATCATTTTTGCTTGCCTCTTTTGCGTTTTGCTAGGGGAAAATAAGGACTGTACTCTGTCCCAAAAACATAAGGCGTAAGGTACGCTCTAATATTTTTATTGCTGTCTAAAACTATTAACGGATTGTGTCTCATCAGACATTACTCTTATAGAAGTGTCTATCTTGATTGGATTAAGTACTGTTAGAGATTCATTAATTTCTTCAGGTTCTCCCATGAACTCTACTGATTCGTCATACTCAGAGTGGATTATCTCACTATCCTCAAAAATTAAAGAGTGTCCACGATGCTCCATTAAGAAGCGTTCTTGTTTATTAGTATTTTCTAAGGTTTGGTAAATATACCATCCAGTATCTCTATTGGTGTGGCTTTGCCCTATCCATAAGTTAACATTGCAATCTTTGCAATAAAACTCATAAGTTCTACTCATTGTCGCTAGCCTCTATTAGTTCAACTGTCTTAGTCATACCAGCCTTTTTAAGAGCCGTGATTGCCGCTTCTACGGCTTCTGGTGCCTCATCAGCAATCTTTTGATACTCTGAGTCATCTAGTACCTTACCAGCCTTGTGGAAGGATTCTACAGCGTCAAGATTCTGTTGATTCTGTGTCATTGATCTTATACAATTCTTTTAAAACGTAATCAGCCATAGCGATCGCACTTAAGACAATTATATCGGGAGGCAATGATACAGCATTAGAATTATTAAAATGAGCAACCATAAAATTTTTAACAAGGTCGTAACGTTTCTCTTGATATTCCTGCTCTGATATGTGCATTATTTTAAGTCCTAAAATGCGAACGGATTACATCACCCACTTTAACCCAATCTACAACCTCTCTATCAATCACTGGCTTAGCTGGTACACAGTGCAGCGGAACTATTATCATCTGACTAATCACCCTAAACATCTGCTTACCATAAGCGGCAACGTCTCCGTCAAGATAAGCGAGCCAATCTTCTGACCAACCTTGCCAGGTCTGAACATCATTGAATTTAAACCATTCATTCTTGCCTTTGTCGTGTTGGTAACACTCTGCTACTACAGTTAATTTGTTGTCAATGTAGCGTGTTGCAACAATAGTGTTATGGTTCATAAAATAAAACCTCTCAACTATGAGAGGTTAGTGGCTTGTCAATATTTAGTTTAGCTTAATCGTCAAAGCGTCTCAAACGATAGACAGTACCAGTAATGCCTGCTGCCATAAATAAAGCTTGTAAGTTCTCATGATTTCCATACTGCTCGTTTTGTGCAAGCGATAATATGCAAGAAAAGAATCCGCTCACAATGAGCGCAATTATAAAACTGTCGCATAGCCAGATAAATTTCTCGAATTTCAATTCTCTTCGATCTAACTTTTGCTTGTCATTCATTATTTTGATAGCTTCCTCAATATGTTTATGAGTTAGCCCGTATTCTGGTTTTACTTTGTCAGTATTCATTGCTTACTCCCTTTACTGTTTGATCTTTACTTGAAGCTAAGTCATCTAAATAGTGATTCGCAGCGTACCCTGCTTAACGTAGCCATCTCTACCCAATCTTGGGAACACATCAACTTCACCAGATGCCAGCAACCCTATTGTGTCACTTGTGAAGCCCTCTGAGTCTTGAAGATAAATGATGAAATCACCTTTATCAGATTGGAGCATAAATCTGTTGTCAGTCTTTGGGATTCTTTTAATTGCTCCAACAATGTGAGGTGATTCTGGCTGCTTAGCTTTGTTTGCTGCCTGTGCGATCGCTTCAATATCTGCTTTGTTCAACATCCGGACACCTTGTTAATTTCTTACATTGTCTCCTTATATTGCCTAATTGTCAACAAACCAGCAGGATAACTTGCCCCTAATCACTTCAGTCTCAAAACTGACCTCTAATGCTTACCATACATAGCTTTCAGCTAACGGCACTAGCAGAGTCTAACTAATAACAGAAGCTCAGTAATTCCGTTTTTATGAAGTTATAGCCTGTTATAACAAAACCTATATGACATAATAGGTTATTCCTCACTCGTTTGCCATCATGCCTGAGTTAATTCGTGGTTTGCCTCTCCCGTTGCGACAAAAATATTTAAATGAGATGTATCCAGGTTTGACTCAAGCCGACATTGATTCCAAGATAAAATCGTTGCAACAAAGACAAGTGTTTACATTGTTCTATGGCTTTGAATGTGAGCCTCTAACAAATGCAGACATACGCAACGCACTAGGCATTAACTCTCACAATCAAGTATCAGTGCAGTTGGAGAGAGCCGAAAGGAAGCTAGGACTTGACAAGGATAAACGGTATGAAATGCTCAAGGCTTTGCGAAAGGAATATTACAAGAAGCACCGTCCTAGGTGCCCCTTCTGCAAGGCATCAAAAGCAATAAGTCGTGGAAGTACTGAGACAGAAGATAAGTGGTCTTGTGGACGCTGTAAGAAGCACTACAAGACTCCTAAGAAAGAGAGTGAGGCGGAAGGCTCGCAACGGGTGACGATTAGCTTCAAGTTGGGGCAAGAGGGTTTAGTAAGTCACCTTATGGTCAAGATAGACGGGAGTTACAAGACTATCAACGGGAAGCTAGAGGCAATAGTAGGAGATGAGGATTGGAAGCTGAGATTGGGAGGAACTGGTAGTGAGGATGTTGCCTCTGAGAATTAACCTGTAATGCTTATGGGATATGAAGTGTAGCAACCGGAAGTAGCAGAATGTAAAGTAAAACAAGACGGCTGTAGTTCCGTCTGATTTGAAGCAACAAAAAAACACCCCTTAAGAGTTAGGGTGCTTTTACCAAGTCTGAACGGGAGTGTAAGTTTATAGCTCAGTTAAAGATTGCACTTGACTTAGCGGTGTTGTGCCTGAAGACCCATTCTCAAAAACAAACCTGATGTAGTGCTGATTTTTCTCTAATAGTTTTATTTTTCTTGCGGGTTGATTATTTTGTTCAACTGTGTGTGTCAATTCAGCATCACCTAAAGCTAACAAGAGAATGTGTCGTTTTAGCTTTGTAGGGCTAACGGCATCATAAATCTTGAAAAATTCTTTAGCTGTAAGTTCTGGTTTAAGATTTCTGTCTTTGACAAAATATCCATAAGAGGATTGCTTGTCGATACCTGATGCTTTGTAGTCAGCAGCTAGTATCCTTGCTGGTAACTCTAGCGTATTGACTATTGTTTGATGAGACTTTTGGGACTTAGGATTCATTGCACAATGACGAACCCCATTCTCTAGCCAAGTGTACATTACTGTATTGAGTTGCCCTTTGAAGTAAAATGCACCTTCATAATTCTCTAGCATCTCACCTGTCTCAGAGTCGTAAAAATTTTCACCTAGAGAGAATGCAGCGTGTCTTGTTGAGTTAGTCATTTTGATGTATTCTTTGCTCACTTCATACAGTATGTTTTAGTTTTAGCAAAACGTCAAGAAAATATCTAAAGATATCGTCTAAGAATCAGACTATGAGTTAAAAACGTTGTCTATTGCTTACCGCATAAGAGTTTTAGCCACCTACACCAAGACGGTCTTAACTAGAATAGAAAGGTTTTACTGTAGGCAGCATTGAACAGACAAGAGGTTAACTCACATTTTGTGAATGCTCACCTCAAAGTCTTGCGGAAGTCCGACCGCGCCAATTGGCGCAAGCAATAACCTTAGTGAAGTAGGCTCCTGTATGAGAACACCATCAAATACTTGCTGCACAAGGTTTTGAGCAACCTACACTAACAGGTTGTTAACTAGAAATGAATAGTTTTGCCGTAGGCAGTGTTAGACCCACAGAAAGTCTCTTTCCTTGCTGCGTATAGACCACTGCAACAAAGTCATACTTCAAAGCCTTGCCGCCTACACTAAGTCATTCGGTTGCGGCTGTGCGACAATTAGATAAACGCTTTCTACAAGACCTATGGATAACCCACTACTGTTTCATCACTTACAAGTTCTCAGAGAGCATCAGATTATTGAGGAGTTAGCCCGTGAGATGGGTTGTACTGAAGCTGAAGTAAGACCTCTAGTAGCACAGTACTTTAGAGAATGTGAGCAAGTCTTAAGACAACCATTACCACCAACTATCAAAGATGACTATAAACCTTGTAATGTCACTTATCTAAAATATGGGGGGATCTGGTAAGCTATGAGCAAAGTTTACGGTGCCGGTTATTCTGTTTCAAAGCTTGAGCAAGAGCTAGCCAAGTACAGGCTGGCTGTGTGACTCTGTGAGCCTATCTACTGTGTTGCCTCCCCATCTAGCCTTCCACTCCTCACAATCGTTTTCAGCAGTCGGATAGCGGTAGATTAGCAAGCCTTTGTTGCAGTGGGATGCTCGCTGGTAGTGCCAGCAGCCTTGACAGGAATGTTGATGAAAGTTAGTCATTGTCGCAATAGACCCTGTGAGCTTCTACCCATTTGATTATGCAATCACTTTTTTTGTAGCCATCCTGTACGCACACCTCTAAGTATTGAGTGGTGCTTTCTTTTGCTTGGTTTATTTGCGCTGTCTGAAACCATAAGGCAGAGGAAAACAGGATAGTAACCAATCCCACTATTGCAACTATGGTTATCTGAGCTTCGGTAAACTTCATAGTGTTTCCTTTTCAGGCTTCTTAACTACCAATCCTTCTGCCTCAAACTCTGCTATTTCTTTAGCTGCCTTCTGACGAGCATCCAAGTCAATTACACTGCTTAAGGGAACATCACGAGCGATCGCCTCAGCAGCTTCTAAGGGATTGATTACGCCATCGCTATTCCTACCAAGTAAAATTGCCATACGCTCAGCTTGAGTCTTTTCTAGGGCTGCTCGCTCTGTTTCATTGAGTTCGTACACTACAGGGAAAGTTAGCTCGTAGGATTCTGGTGGCTTGCCTTTAGTGGGTGAGTCTTGACAATGGTGCCAGAGGTCAATTAAAGTCTCTAATGGCTTTCTGATGTTGTCTTCTTGGCTATTTGTAACGGTAGAGTTTATGTTACGCATTTGGTCAGTACCGGAAGTGTTACCGCTAGGAGACTCATTAAAGAAGGTGGTGTGAGGTTCATCTGCACAGGCACCTAGGTCAGCTTTAAGAAGTTCTACCATCTCCTTAACACCTGCAAAGCTACGGTTTAGATACTCTATGACATCTTCAGGGTCACCTACAAAAGCTGACATCACACTACTGGTGTATTGATAAAGTTCTAGACGCTGTTCAATTTCTCTTTTCTTTTTAGCGTCTATCATATTTACAAGATTTTTAAGCTTGACAATCAGCTTGTTAAAATCCTTGAGGGCGATCGCTATGGTTTCTAAAGGTTGCTTATAGTCTCTAAGTTCTCCCTTGTAAACTTGCAACAGTGGGATACCAAAACCGTGATACTGCTCTTTAGAACGTCTTGCATTGACACTTAAGCCATTGAACAACAACAAGCGACTAACATGAACTCTAGTGTTTCCTGTGTCGTTGAAACGTAAAATGCGAGGCTTATCATAATCTTCCTCTAGAGGATTCATGCCCCATTCATCCACAAACAACTGTTGACTGATACCAGCCTCAGCAACACGTATCAGCTTAAGACTTTTTAAACGTTCTTTTTTTAGAGGCTGAGTATAATCCTCTATCCCATCATTCCCTGCTAAGACTATTGCGGAACCTCCATACAGTCTTGCTGTAGTGCGAGCCTCAGTGAAGTATGGTGCAGCAGAGTCGATAAGTTTCTGCATACCCTGAGTGATTTCTCCAGACTCATCACTGCCATCTGTAATCGTGTAAGTCACCCATTTTCTTGTCTCGTACTTTGGAAGATTTCCTACAAGCTTGCGAGCGAATTTGTCAAACTCCCAAAGAGTATCAGCGTCTTGTAAGGGTAAAGGTGCATCTGGACTGATTACTGTAGCGTTACGTGGATCGGCTATGCTGCCTATCTTTGTTGCTAAATTCTTCAGAATTCCATCCAGTCTTAGAGCCTCATTCTCAGCCTCTAATTGGGCAACACGTACAGCGTCGGGAGTGGTAACCATAAGAGTATGAATAGTAGAATCCTTCTATTCTAAGGCTCGCTACTCTTCCAACGCTCTCAAGGCTGCTCAACAAGAGGCTAGGACTCTCAAAGAGGAGGGCAGTGAGATTAGGCTTCTATGGGCAAAGTGGGATTGATGAGAGAATTGACTCAGTAACATTTATTCAATAAAAACGAAAAATGAACATAGATCCAAAAGCATTGGAATCGATAATTGAATCAGAAGGCTTGACATTACGACAGTACTTTAAGAAAATACTGTTAAAACTATGGCAAGAACAAGAATGTTTTAGTGGGAAGCGACCGTTGGGCAACAGTGGATGGAATATTGATGTTGCAAAAGCTTTAATTAAAGGTGGTTTTGTAAAGGGTTCTTTAGATGAAGACGGCTATGTTAAAGATTGTGATAATGAGCTTTTAGATGCTTACGTGATTGAGTTAATAGAGAAACATTTGTTCAAGTAGTCTCACAAACAAGCAATAAAAAAGAGGGTTAATTAGCCCTTTTTTTTATTAATAAAGATTTAATTAAGTTTTTTGCGGTTCTAGCATTACCTCAATATTTGCGCTATTGCATACAGCCCGGACATTCTCTAAGTCAACTGTCTCATAGTCAAATAGGTACAGAGCTTTCTGCTTGTCTGGATGGTGAAACCCGTAGGCTAAACGTGAAACTTGACATGATGCTAGAAATAGTAGATACTTAAGAAGTCCGGTAAAGCGTGTCATGAGGTCGTTTTACCAACGTGGACTAATCATGTGGGAGGTACTAGTTCCCCATAAGTAGGCAGCAATCTACAAACTACAAAGCTTCAGCCACCAGCCACAAAAGGTGAGCAGTCCAGCTACAAGACTTTAAAGAGCAGCAAAAACTAACTGAACAATGGTCTAGACCCCTTTGCAAAGGTAACGTTCATCTACTCACAAAAGAATACTAGCCATAAGGCTATATTTTTTTAGGCTATCGCGGCATAGTCCATTTTTTGCTGCAAATTTTCACTAATCCTAGCTACTGCCCTATACAAGGCAAGCAACGGGAGGACAAACAGGTAACTACCCTGCTTAGTGTTACCTCTCAAAAACAACCTCAAATGCTTATTACATAAGGGTTTTAACTAACGGCATTAACAGAGGTATAACTTAAAGAAAAAGCCTGTAGTTCCGTCTAATACTGCTGTAGGTTGGCACTATATATTAGTGCTACTAGTAAAATGGTATGATTTGAGGCAATGAGAGGAAATACTTAGTTATATTAGGGGAGGCTCGCAACTGGTAAGTAACTGGTGTTCGGGGAGTCCCGTGTCAGAACAGTCTTGTAAAGCTCACTACATAAGGCTTGCAGTTAACAGCACTACTAGATGTTTTACTAGAGAAAGAAGCCAGGAGCCCCGTCTTAATCAAGGTTGCCAATCATGCCAGATAACAGTTGTCCTCAATGTCATTCTCCAAGCCTCAACATTGGCACCTGTAAGCGACGTGGTGACATCTATTAATGTAAATCTTGTAAGATGCCCTCTATGAGTCCTGATGCTCTCCTATGGTTCTACGAGAGCGATCGTATGTGGGAAGACCTTAGTGAGCCTGAAGGCTTAAAGAAGTCAGAACTAGTCAAGGTCATTTTGGTGGTAGAGGCGAGCCGATTAGACCTAGTGTGAGGCAGAGCAGCAAGGGGAACACACCTGTTGGATGCTATGCCCAAAAATGACCTTAAGTGCTTGCTGTGTAAAGCTTTCATGTAACGGCACTAGTAAAGTCTAATACTTAATAAACCTCTCAGTAGTTCCGTCTACTCTGTTCGCCTCGATTGCCTAACTTAACCAAGCCTCAAACTCTTCAATAGCATTTTCTACGGGCGCAAATAATAAGGCAGCACAGTCGAAGAAATCGGGTGACTCTACTCCCCTTTTCCTCATATCCTCTTTACTCTCAATCAATATCTTCCCGCTAGCGTCCCTCTTATACTTTGGGACGCTTAATTGTGCAATAAGAGTTGAATGATTCGGAATTGAGATCAACTCCTCTACGGGATGCAACTTAATAGCGTGATAGTTCTCGTAAGTCTTCCTGAATCTTTCCCGCAGGATGCCAGCAGCTTCCGCCCTAGCATTCTTGAATTTCTGCTTACTTGTCTTATCCTCACCTTCCCAGACTCGCTCAGTAGGCGTTCCGTTGCCGTGAAATGGGTACAAAGTAAACTCAAGGTCTTCTCCCACCCAACTGTTAGCTAGCTCACCTCCAATGCCATCAGAATCGTATGTGAGATGCGTACAGCCTAACTCTCGCATCAGGTCCCGTACTTCATAAGCTGACTCTGTAGTGTTTAAGCCTTGCCAGTCCTTAATGAAGTAGACAACGTTACCTTTTCTGGCACCGAATACTGTCCGATTCTGTCCGCTGCTCGCAACGTCTAATGCTGCAACATTTTCACCGATAGCTGGAATGAATGGCTTATTGTCATAGGCGATCGCACTTTGTACCCACTTGGCACTGATGTAAATGCCCTCAGTTGAGGCTGTATAGTCTAGGTCTACCTCTTGAGCAAGGATTATGGGGTCTAGGTTGTTTTGCTGTCTCTTATACCATTCCTCATCTTTCTCAGGATGGTCTTTCCATGTGACGGTAAACACAGGTATCTTATTGCTAAACCGCTTACGGTAGAACAAGTTACCAATGCCATTAGGTGTAGAAGTATATATGATTACATCTGAGTTTTGTGATAACGCTGCGTCTATCATTTCAGGACGTTCAGCAAATGCTACTTCATCCCAGTCGCAGACAGAAGAACGTCCTCCACGACCACTGGAGCTACCCGATTCACCGGTAATTACACTGCCATTCTCAGGATTGACCAACCTCATGTAGTTGTCATGTTCAGACCATGAGAAGTCTTCGGGCAGCATCCAACTAGGTAAGTATCGAAGAATAATTCTAATCTTTTCAAAGATGCTAGATGGGTCACCACGTCTGTCTACTAGCATTTCCTTACGACTAGTCATCAAACCAGCGTAACCCTGCTCAAACAGCCATGCATGAGTCTGTGAGAGTACATTGAGATAAGAGAGTCCCATGTCCCTACTCTTCTCAACTAATCCATGTTCTTTGTTTGCTCGTCTTTCATTTCTCCAGAGCAAATATTCTTCTTGTTTAGGGAAGAGTATGAAGGGAATCATTGAAGGCTTTTTTCTAGGATCATAGGTTGAGCAAATACTATTGCAAAAAAACACAATGTCACGCTTGCAACGCTCTATGAATACTTTTCTAAAACCCTTGTCTTTTTCAGCTTTTTCTAATAGTTTTATTCTGTCTATAAATATCTTTTTATAGTTTGTCACGTTAGGCATTTTTTATTTTTTTGTGATAATAATCTGCTAATTCCTCATCAGAGAGTTTGCTTAAGTCTTCTGTCTCTTGCTCGCTGTCATCACTGTCGCTTTCTATTGCTTGCCTGTTGCCAATCTCCGCTAACACCAACTTGAGATAAGCGTTAATTGCATTGACTCTAATGCCGTCCTTGCTGCTCAGGTCATCTCCATCAGTATTAATAATCCTTCTAAGCTTCCGCTTAAGGTATTGGAAGTCTGGGAGAGTGTCTTCTACTGTATCGGTTACTGGCAATGTAACGAGATTGAGATTGGGCTTAGATTGAGACTCAGCAAGGTGTTTACGTTCATCACTAGATGGCTGTCTAACGTTTGTCTCAGTTAGGTCTTTAACCTCTTTAAGCCATCTGTAGATGGTTGCCCTAGGTATTTGCTTGTACTCTGCTACAAGTTCATTGCCAGCTTTTCCCTGAAGATACTTCTCAATGATCTCAGGGCGTAAATATTCATACTGGCTTACATTACCTCTAGGCACTTTATTTAAAACTTAATCCTTAACGTCTAGCAATCCGCCTAATAATTGAAATATTAGCAGAGAAAAAGCCTACTCCTGTCCCTGTTAATATAAAACTAAAGGTAAATACACAAGGTGGTGTAGCCCCCGACAGGCTCAAAAGTTGAGTTGCAGGAGTTACAGTTTGTTGAAAGAAGTTTGTAGCAGTCCAAGTTTGAGAGTTAATGCTGGAATCTATTACTGTTGAGATGTTTGCTGTATTTTTGTAGTTAAAAGACAGTGTAAGAAAGTTTGTTGTATTATGCGTAGTAGTAGTGGGGCGAGCAGATAGAGTAAATTCTTCAATCCATACATCAAAATCTGTTTGCTTTATAGGCAATAACTTTAATCCATCTCCTAGGTTTGTAGTAGTCGATATATTTCCAGCCAAAAAATCTAATGGGAGGACATTAAATGATAACCACCGATTAGCAGAAGCTTTCCAAGTCCATAGCCAAGGATAGCGAGGGATAATATCACCTACCAAAGTTTCTAGCCAGATATCACCATCTGTAGGACTGCCTGGTACAGTAGATTGTCTGTACTTTAATAAAGGAACAGATGACTTTGATTTTCTTACAAGAGCTTGACCAATGGGATCGTAAATTTGCATTTAAGTAGGAGTAAAGTTTGGTTGGTTGAACTGACTGGGGTACATATAAAGCGTAACGTTGACAACAGGACAGTCATTAGAAGAAAGTGTGTGGACATCTCCAAACAATTGAAGTCTTATCTGCTCGAAATATTCACCATTGTATGTTGGTAAAATATCATTAGTTTGTAAGCCCGATACTCTATCAAGCATTACCTCGCGAAGACCTGCTATTTTTCCATTGATATTGATTGATTTACTGTAGCTTGCAAATGCTAAATTTTGGAAAAATAAACGAATGGGAGCTAGCGTTGCTGATGCACCTGCTGCTTTCTTAACCCAAATTCTATAGCCATATATACGACCCGCCATTTGAGTATAAACATTTCTATTGTTGTAATCGAAAGTATCAATCTCAAAAGAAACGGCTACCATCCCTCCAGTGGGATAAGTATTATAGAAGTTATATAGCTGATTGTCGGCTTGCGCTCCCACTATAATATTCTTGCTGCATTCAACTTGATTAAAAATAGTATTAAATGTAAGTGTCCCTCCAGCCGTTAGAGGAAATGTAGTTCTACCTTCACAATAAGATAATCCCGTTGCATTGTCTCTGTATACATTGCTTACTATAAACTTCTGCCCAATGTTGGAGCCTGTTAAGACTAAACCTGGATACCAAGAATTAACAAAAAATGATGAATATTGCTTAAGTAAAGGATTGGCTTGAGCAGAATCCGCTTGTTCTTCTGCGTCAAAAGTGAAGCTTGTTCTCCCATTGGTATTCGTTACAGTTCCTATTATTACTGTCCGTTTGCTGCCAAGAGTCAAGTTAAAAGGTGGAGTAAAAAGAAACTTATCATTGTTTGTACTATTGTCTCTAACATAAAAAAGATTATTGCTAATTTCTAATTGATGGATTGCCCAACCAGATGTAATAGAGATTGTAAAGTTTTCCCAGACTCTATTTTGTTTGAAAATTAAAGTTCTGGGTGAGGCTGCTAAAGCATATTGTCCAGCGTCTTTAATAGAGCCTCTTTCAGGATCTAAATCACAATTGATAACTTCTAGGTAGTCACAACCTGTTGCGCCAGTAACTCGACTAAGTTTAGCGTTTTTAAGATAAACTCTATTTACAAATTTATCTACTTCTATGTCACGATATGTACCACCGTCTATAGTAATTTGCCGTTGTGTTGTAATGTTTAAATAGTCAAGTACAGAGACGTTCTTTAATTCTGCAACATTGCCACTTGTCCAAATAATATCGGCAGTAAGGTTTTCAACATAAAGATAGTCGGTTTCTTTATATGTGGCAAAACGCCATTGGTAAGGCGTACCTGTAAAGCGATTTTCCATCCCTATTGCCCAGTAGGGCAAAGTCTGATATCGGAAACAACGTATGCCTGCGTGCCAACGTGAATCGTATGAATAACGCAATCTTTCGGTGAAGGTGACCGTACCTGTTGCATAATCTACAGCTTTTACTTCTTTCCATTCAAAATAGAATTTATTTGGAGGGTAGCCAAAATTAGCTTGAGTTTCTTTGCCATATAAAAAACAGCGGTCACCTACTTTATAATCAGCAGCTTCAGGTATACTAGTTAAAGTAATTGTTGAAGCCCCTTGAATAGCAGATTCAAAGTACTCCGCTTTGTAAGCCTCTCCAAAAGCGCCTCCTAGATTGTTCGGAGATCTTGTATTTTGAATGTAGGGCAAATCCAACCCGTTACAGAAGCCTATGTAATTAGTCCTAGAGTTTTGGTTAAGAGTTGTGTAAAGACGACAATCGTTACCTATTATTTTTACAATAGGTACGTTTAAGACATCAAATATACCTGTTCTGTAAGTTCCCTTATAATGGCAATGAATCTCTACGGCATTTTGAGTTCTTGCCCAATCTCCTAGTTTTTTAAAATTTGCCGTCTGATCTATTGTGTTAGTTGGATCGTCCTTGATTCCAAACTCTTTTACGTGTACAATCGCAACGTTTCGAGTTTTTCGTTCAAGTTGATTTGATACAGGGTTAAAAATAAAACTCATTAGGTTTTTGCTACTGACACTAAATTGTTCGATGCATCATAAGTTAAAACGATAGTCGCTACAATAGTGCCAGAAGAGCCACCATTTCTAAAAGTAATGGTGGTTGTGTCAGTTGTATTGTCAAAACTTGGTACAGCACTAATAAAGTTATGGGCAGGAATCATCAGCCCATTCATTATTGGCAATGGTGCTGATTTATTAACCAATCCATCTTCTGTAGCAAGAGAACGGGCTATTGCAAACTCATTTTGAGCGTTTTTTTCAGCAAGCAAAGTTCTTTGCTCTGTAGCCCCATTACTTGTAATGTCAACAACAACTGTATCTTTTGCCATGATTTTATGCCAACAACTTATTAGAGTTTACAAAATATGAATATGTATGGGAAACATTAGCAATGTGGTGCTGCGGGTGCTAGCCGCCAACAGAAAGGAGTTTCTATTAATTAGGGCAACAAACAGTTATATTTCCTTTAAGGTCTTACAAATTGGATAACTGCGCCAATTGCATCTCCCATTTGCTTATAGCCATTAACAGAAGGATGAAACCAATCGTCATCAAGCGTTATAGTACTAGCTGAATATTTGTTGTAATTTTCTGTAATCTTTTTGTAACCATCTGTAGGGTCAACATTTAAACCGGGACAACAGACAAACACGTTCCCCGTTTCCTGTGCCGCTGTATCGTAAACTCTAAGAAGATTTTCAAATACCTCCATAATATTCTGATTGAATCTTACGGCTGTCATTCCGCATCCTGAGTCTCTTGTTGCTGCGTCCTGGCTGGCTCCTTTTGGGGGAACACACAAAATTATCCTTACGCTAGCAGACCATGCTCTGATGGATGTAATTAAAGCAGCCATATCTGTAAGATATTCGCTCAAAGCATTTGTGCCTCCTAGAGAAGTTCCGGGTAAAGGAGGGTCTACCAAATGAGTAGGAATATTAATGGCTCCAATTCCTTCTCTAAAGGAACGATTAGCATTATTTGTTCCTAGCATGATAGTAATCACACTGGGCAAACCGTTAGTCGCAAAAGCCGCAGCATATCTTTCAAAATATTTACTAATGCTCAGTTCCCAAGTTGGCTGAGTTCCCATAGCTACCCAAGCTGAGCCGTTGTACTGCTGAAATTGTTGTCCAGCAGTTTTCGTTGAGTCATACACTACCCAGTTAGTTTGGGGAGTTAAAGGATAACCAGTAGTAGCGTCATAGATAAAGCTACCTGACGTTGCGTCCGTCCAATTCTTGGCTATCTTTTGAAATCCATTATGGTCGTAGGGAACGGTTTGAGCGATGATTTTCTTCCAATCCTCTGTATTCCCTCGATAATTTGCCCCCGTTATTCCAGTAGGGAACATGAAAGGGCTATCTAATAAACCAGCCTGTCTTGCTGCATCTCCACTACCTCTACAGTAGTCAGTAGTTAGCCATCCTCCACGACCTTCAGTGTTTGTCACTCCATTATTAAACGTTCGAGTACCAACACTTAGCATATTGGTCAAACTACCCTGTACTTGTTCCTGCCATACAGCATTAGCCGTCCCACCTGATGAAAGAGTAAGTGAATCACCTATAGATAAAAAACTCGCGGCTGTTGTTTTAGCCGTTTTGCTTACTGCCTTTACCGTTGTTGTTACTCTTGTCCCTCTTAATGGCAATCCTCTAGCGTTTCGTGCCGCTGCCGTTAACGTAATATCTGTTGTGGTGTTATATGCACCTACAGCAGTGTTGCCGAGTTGAACTCGATAGAATCCTTGATTGTAGGAATACTGTCTTCCAAAGTTTGCAGCAATATCCCAACTGCTCTTGTCACTACTTTCTACAGTATTTTGATAGAAGTAAATATTGCTTTCTTCAACCGCTGCTCCGGTTCCGCCAACTAAAGCGTAGTAGTTCCTGGGAAGCAACATTCTAGGGGAATTGCTGTTTTTGGGAATCAAGCCTGCATATAAAACCGTCTCACAAGCTGATACAGTGAGACTGGCATCTTTTCTGAAAACTCCCCAGGAAATAATAACAACATTCCCGGCACCCGTAGGAGTAACGTAAGCCCTTAGAGAATCAAATCCAGAATTTAAAGAGCAATTGGAAACGGATAGCATAAAATACCCTCCGGTATTTACGCTATATCCGCCAAAGAAACCTTGCCCAAAACTTCCGTTTGAGGAAAGAATATTATAAACTTCTGCTCTAGCTGTGACTCCGGGTGGAATGTAAACATAAGCATAAAAATCTACAATATCGCCAGCTTTAAGATTAGCCTCATCTGCATATATGACTTGTGCCCCACCGTTTGTTCCACAAGCTATTACAGGTCTACCCCATAAGTTTGCTGGATGGTTTAGAGTCACCTGATGGAGGGAGTTAAACACCCATCTCAACCGACTGTTATAGCTGACTGAGTTAGATGCGTTAACAACTGGAGTTGCTACATACGCCAACTCATTAAAAGGGTCAAGTAGAAGATTTTGAGGTAGAGGGCGAGAGTCAAAACGTCGTCTTGGAAGATAAACCATTTTTTATAAATACCTAATAAAAGTAGTATGTTCTGTAGCTACTGCGGCAGTATAAGTCGCTTCTGTGCTACTCCATCCCCACTGAATACCAGCAGAAAATGCTAGCCCTCTTGTTCCCAAGAAATTATTTCCTAAAAACAAGAAACCTTCTCCCCCATCTGCAAAAACAGGGAAAACCAATAGCGGCACATCTGCACCTGTAGGTGCAGTAGCCTTATCAAAAAGCTGAAAATAACGAGTAACAGTTGCCTTGGAGAATATTGAAAAAGCAAATACAACTCCGGGCGTTGCTTTAACAATGGCTGTTGTATTTGTCCCTATTCGAGAGAATAACAGCCAAGGATCGCTTAAGACTACGGGGAATGGATTTGTTTGAGAAACTAAAAGACCATTTACTTGAATTGACCTAGCAGGAGCTACACCTCCAGTATCAGCACCCGTAGCAGGTTCTACAACTATTTGTCTAGCTGTTTTAACTTCTCCTGTCTGTGTATCTATTGTGATTAAAGCCATTACAATAACCAGTTAGAGTTACTTGAACTACCTACAATTGCGGTTCCAAAACTTAGTTTTGTGTCATCCGTTGTAATATTTGAACCTGGAAGTATTAAGAATGCTGCATAGGGTGGGATTTCATCTTTATTAGTGCCTCCTAAATTGTTAAGAAAACTAGCCCGTTTTGCCCATGATTTCAAACCCCCCGTCGAATCAAGAATATAAATGAAAGTACCGTTTGTATCCAAAGGACTTCCGGTACAGACAAAAGGAGTTGCGAGAAAGTTAAAGCCGTATTGTTGAACTCCAGTAGTAAGGTTAGCCATTATGGTAAGTTAACAGTTCCCGCTGCGATTGTTCTTCCTGTGTACAACGTGTTGTTTGCTGCACTGTAATAAGCAAAAGGTTTTGTTAGATAAGCGGTATCAGGGAAGTTGAACGCTCCCACTTGTGTACCACCAATAAACAAGTTCATTGTTGCAGCATTGCCTCCTGCACTTTGATTGTTGTCGTACAGGATGAAGTCACCTGATACCGCACCAAGAGAAGCACCCGCAGCACTAGCACCTCCACCTATAGCTTTAGTATCAAAGACTTGGGTTGAATAATTAGCACTCGTTGCCGTCCCACCCTGAGAACCCGTAGCGACCGCACTTAATTGCCTTACTCCTTTCGTCGTAAAAGTGTGACTCAAACTGTAAGGTGACGTAGTGTCAGCGGCACCAATATTTGTTCCATCGGCACGAAATTGAATTGAGGCTATTGTGTCACCACTAACAGATGCCGTAGCGGCTAATGCCATTGCCTCATTAATTAACCCAGCCTTTGGTGTGGTAGCACCGATCGTTACAGTAGGAACAGGAATACTAGGTGCACTTACTGTTACGGTTACAGCGGCACTTGTTGCAACACCTCCTAGTGTGCCTGTTGCAACGGCTGTGATTGTGTAAGTACCAGCAGTGCCAGGGACAGTCCAAGTAGTAGAATATGGGCTAGTAGTGTCGGGAGCATTAAGGTTAACTCCATTAACTCTAAATTGAACGCTCGCAATGGTATCTCCACTTACTGAAGCTGTGGCATTTAGAGTTACAGACGCACCAGTTGTAGCAGTAGAAGGTGCAGTGACGCTTATTGTGGGAGTAGGAACAGCAGCAGCCCCTACTGTGACGTTTATAGCTGAGCTTGTAGTGGCAGCCCCTAAAGTGTCATAGGCGACCGCCGTTAAGACATAACTCCCTGCTGTAGGAGTCCATGACTGCTGGTAAGGACTTGTAGAATCTTCACCTAACTTTGTGGCTCCCTGGTAGAATTCAACCTTACTAATTCCATCAGAGTCAGAAGCCGTTGCTGACAGTGTAACTGTTTGTCCGGCTGTAACTGTACCTGGATTAGCTAGCGAAACAGTAGGCGGCGTATTGACGGGGATAGGAGTAGGACTTGCAACAACACTGATGTTGATAGTCTCGCTACTTACCTGAGTTTGACCATCTGGACTAATTCCAACGGCTCGTAATGCTAGCGCACCTACTGTAGTAGGAGTAAAAGTAATGCTGTAAGGTAAATTACGATCTTCCCCTATTTTTGTAGCGCCAGCATAAAACTCTACTTTACCAATTGTTCTAGGTAGAGTAGAGATAGCAAAAAGTTCTAAAGGCAATCCAGCAACAGCCTGAAACCCAGTAGGCGGATTAATTAGCCTCAGAGTACTGCTAACAGGTATAGCCTCAACGGGAGCAATAACAGGATTGCCCAGTGTAATTCTAAGTAGCCTAAATATTAATAAGTCAGTTTGTGTAGGAGGCTCACTGACGGGGTAGTCTTGTCTGAAAGCATCTCTTAAGGTTTTAAAATCGACCATAAGAATATTAATATGTATGACCAAAACATTAACACATAAAATAACAGTCTATTCCTGATTTTTTGCGTTAAAATTGTTGACATACTTTAAGTAAACAAAAGCATGAATCTGAGACTAAATGACAATCTGAAGAACTTGTTAGACGCTCATCCAGCTAATGCTCCAACAGGTAGAATAAAGAGTTTTCTTTTTCATCCAGAAAGAAAAACTTTAGCCCCAAGCTGTATGTTGCGAGTCTACAAGGGTGACTTAGCTGCTGAAATTCAGGCAATATCGTGGTACTTACAGACAAATGCTGGCATCAAGGTTCACTTGCATGAGACTTGTTTGGAGGGATGGAAGCCAGTTGATGTTTATTGGAAGTTTACTTGTGGGGATAATCATCCAGACTTACGTAAAATGCAAGCGACAGAACAAGAACATTTCTTAAGTAATGCTGCTGTAGAGGCTTATCAAAGAGACTACTACTTTGATCGCATTATTAGAGTAGAAGACTCTATGGAGTCAATTAGAGATTCATGGGCAAAATTTATTACTGCTGCATTAGAAGGTCAGGCTGTATTAGTGGATTTATCGGCTATCAGACCTGCTGGTAAATCCTTAGAGACAAAGATTGTCTCTACAGGCATATTTGGTCTTGAAGAGTCTGACGAAGGCTTTCTGAGCGTTTATGAGTGGCTTAGCGACTATCTATTAAGCCCTTGTGTAGAGAACCTGTTAGTGTTGCTTGGCGGATTGTGTAAAGTTGTTGCCAGAGGAGGCACACACAAGAACGGGATCGTTACGACTTCGGTGAATAGCAATGCTCCTTTTGTATGGGATTACTTAGACTTCCCTTTAGCGAGCATCCCAGGTGGGAGCAAGAAGTCAGTTAGATTTAATGAGACTGTATTAGAGGATGAACAACTGTGTGAGCGTATTGTTAAGGCAGTAAATGAAGAGTCAGTATTCCTTGAGAAAATTGTTTATCAAAGCAGTCCAGAACCAATAAAAGGTGATGGTTTATATTTTCCAAGAATACTCAAACGTGAACTTTACGCCAACGTCTGTATGGGTCTCTGGCTTGATCATTCTGCCTCATGTCTTACTTCGCCTTTTAATATTGCACAATGCGCTACTCCTGAAGACATCCCCGCTGCCTTATGTGCAATGACTCGATTCTTGTGTGAAGTTCACGTGCAATGGCGAGCATTGGCGCACAACTTTAAGCCTGAACTTTATCTGAGTCTTGAAAAAGATAAGCAGGTTGGTGTTACTTGTATAGGACTAGCAAGCTTTCTAGCTGCTCAAGGCGTGACATATCAAGAACATGTTGAGGCGTTGGAATGGGGTGAAGAATCGGGCATTTTAGGATTGCAACCCTACGTTGAAGAATTTAAAACATCTCATAAAATAGCCTACTACTTATGGAGGGCTTATCTTGAAGCCGCTAAAATAGCCCGTGAATACGGTTTAGAGCGAGCATTCGGTATCGAACCTAATCAACGATGCTATTTAGACTACAAAGACCTAGAAGGCTACACAGTGAGCCGTCAGATAGATCCACCTTTCAGTAATCCAGAGGCTCGTGAGTCTTCTGTTCACGGTCAAGATATCGTACAGTATCACCCACTCATTGAGACTGCCGAAGAGGTAGGGCATGACCTACACCAGCGACATCATGAGGCATGGCAACGCATGATGGAGGCTACAGGTTTAGCTCACGGCTCAAGCTTTGACCTGTACAAGCTCATTGATGTGGAATGGTTCAAAGACTTTGTGAAGCGATCGCCCCTTAAGGGTACTTACTACCAACAAGCGAGCAAGGTCAACCAGTCTTACTTGGATAAAGGCAACCTCTGCCTCATAGAAGACCCTGAATGTATGTCGTGTGGCAGCTAATTAGCTAATTAACTAAATGTAGCAAGCCTCCCCTGTGGGAGGCTTTTTTGTTGTTGCGAGCAGCGGTACTCCGGGAGAACATGACTGGTTTTCTGCCCATGCTCAAAAACAACCTCAAATGCTTACTGTGTATAGTGTGTAGTAAACGGCATTAGGTAGATCTCAGTAAAAAGAAAGCCACAGTAGTTCCGTCTAATGCTGGCATTAAAAAAGCCCTCATCAGAGGGCAAGTGATTCAGTATGGTTCAGTATGTTACATGACGTTTGCTGATAGCTCCTGAGCAGAGTTGTAAGCCTCCCACCAAATATTGATCAGTTTAAACCGCTTTTCAAAAGTGAACTTACCTTCCTCTAGATAGTCTAGGAACGCGCCGTCTTCATCAACTGACTGATAGAATGCTACATCCCATGAAAACTCACCTAGTGCCTCAGCAACGTCTTCTGGAGATGTGTTGCCCCAGTCTTCGTTGACGTAATTAGAGTCCTGAACCCTGACGCTATCAGTTGAGATTGAACCTTGTGTGCCTTCGAGAATGATAAAGCTAGTCATTGTGGTAGTGGTGTTTAGTTGACTTCATTTACTATGGCTCAGGTTTTGCTCAAACGTCAATAGCTTCAGAAAAATACTTTTAGCAGCATGAACTGGAGAATAACCTGTAAGGTTTTGGCTCAGCCTAGAAATAAACTTCTAATGACCACTGTGTATGGGTTTTAGCCACCTACAGCAAACCTATATAGACTAATACAGACAGCACTTACTGTAGGTTTTACGTATCCCTCAACTAAGTCATGCTCTACTCTACTTCCGTCTTATCGCTCGCCTTCAATCTTGTCTCTTGCTCAAATGTCAGCTAGTATGTAGAGGCAGTTAACCAAGGCGAGCAGATGAATTTAAACGAGTATCAACAACAGATAGTTAGTCTCTGGGAGAACAATAAGGAACCTGATGAGCTTCTACTGTTCTGTTGCTGCGGAATGGAAGAAGAAGCTGGAGAAGCACAAGGCAAAGTCAAACGATGGATGAGAGGGGAAGGATTCTCGCAGGTTGACTACCTAAAAGAGCTTGGAGATGTTTTAGCTTATTTTGTGGTGGCTGCTCATGCCTGGGATAAAGACATAAAACTAAATGTCACAAATCAAAATTGTAAATACATGGTTTCACCAAAGACCTTGTTTTACTACACCCATGATTTAGTTAAACAAATAGCACTTTTTACGGATGAAGTCATAGCAGGCACCGAATCAACTACAGATTTTCAAAATGTTCTAGGACGCTTATCGTGGTGTGCTTTAAATACAGAATCAGACCTACAGGAAGTAATGCAATTCAACCTCGACAAGCTAACCGATCGCATAGCTCGCAACGGAACTGTAAGAGGCAGCGGTGATAACAGATGAAATATTTAGTCAGACATTGTAAGAATTGCGACTACCACGAGCTACAAATTAAGTCTCTCACAATCACAGCAATATTCTGGACTATTGAATTATGGGAATGGGATTTAAAGTTTGTTTGGGAAATGGGATTTAAAGCTATCAGGTTACCCTTTGCCGAATTTCACTGGTATAGACGTTAAGCAAACTCATACCGACTACACTATAAGCTCACTAAGAGGCAGTGAAAACAACAGATGAAATACTTAGTAAGACACGGGACTAATTGTGATTACCACGAGCTACGAATCAATTCACTCACCATTACAGCAATATTCTGGACTGTTGATTTGTGGGAAAAATCGCTCCTAGCGATTTGGGATTCTGATTTCAAAGGATTTTATTTTCCTTGGGGTGAGATTAATTGGTATCGAAAATCTTAACTAAACTCATACCGAATACACATAAGCTCATTGATTCAGTGAGCTTATGTTTTTACGTCAGACATTGACATTCGATTAAAATTAATATAAGCTTTAAAAAGCAACCTGACTAATATAAACAAATGAGAAAAGAAAACATTGACGGCATTAACTATTACTTTTTTGACGAACAAGAAACTGCAAAAAAGAAGATGTTCGATAAAGATATGAACATCGGAGATGTTCTCAAAAGTCTAATGATGGCGCTTCTAGATGCTTCTTATGAGGCAGAAATTAGAAAAGAGGAAGCCTGGGAAGAGATTAAAGAGCAAATGAAAAAAGAATTTCCAGAACTACCTGAAAATTTTAATATGGGTTACAATCGACTGCTTGGCAGATTTGACATCCAAAAATAACAAAAGGCAAGTCAAGTGATAACAGTTTGAACTTACGACAGACTAAATTCATACCGACTACAACATAAGCTCACTAAGTAAGTGAGTTTATTCTTTTTTAGAAGCGCTGTGACAATAAACACAACAAGTTTATGCCCTCACCACAGTTTCATCCCTCTGAAGATGCACTACTCTGGTAAACAGTCATTTCACATCGACACATAATGCCCGTAACATTCAAAAGCCTTTATGAAGCCCGTTGCGACCATTCTGGTAAGCCTTACAGATGGACTCCACAGCCTCTACAAGCCTCCAAACTACCCATAGACTCAGATGGTATACCTGAAGCTTTAGAGCGGGTTCTAGCCTCAGCATTAGTCCTTGAAATAGACGTTGCTCAGTACTTGGCAGAAGGTTGGAAGTCTGACATTAAGGGGCGCGATCGCATTCCAGAGTATGCAGAAAAGCTAATCGAGACTAACATTCCTGATGAGAGTGTTCACCTAGCCCAGTTTGAGTATGCAGCTAAGGCATATCCCATCCGCCAACAATATTTGGATGAAGCCCAGCAGATTAGCCAGCAGTGGCAAGAGAATGATAATCATCCTCTACTTAAAGCCACAATACTTGAGTTAGGAGTGTTTGTGCCATGTTCATTGCCGTTGTTGTTGCGCGTAGGTGGGCTAGGTTTAGGTTGGGTAGGGCAAATGGTTAGCCAGGATGAACAACGTCACCAGGCAACAGGTAGAGCGGTCTGCTCACTATTGGGGATGAATCCTTACAAAGTAAGTGCGAGCCTGGACGAGCTAAGACGGGATACTATTGCTTGGATAATGGGTGATGCCTACATTAAGAGGTGGGGTTATGGGGTGGACTGGTTCTTAAATCAGAGTGACATTGTAAGCAGTGGACAGAATGCCCCAGAATTGAGTAAGTGGACTTTGGTTCCACGGTATAAACCACCATTTGAAACTGAGAACAGATACCAAGGATATTAAGAAAGAATTAATTTATAGATATAAGAAAACCCGCTAAGTGACTTAGCGGGTTTTGAGTTAGATAGTAGAGATTAGCTGACTTTCTCTATCTCTTCTTTCTCAACTTGCCAGAAGTTATCGTCACTCATGGCATCACCGTAAACCTTGTAGAATTGAGTTTTGTTACCAGTCTCACACTGTTCTAACAGGCAAGTTATCTTTAGACTTGGGTTTTAAACCCCGTCCTTCTAGGACGGCTTTATATTGGGTTCTGGTAGCTTAGCAATCATACTCCTGACTAGATCAGAACGAGTCATGCCTCTACGCTCTGCTTCCGAGTCTAGCTGCCTAATTTCATATTCCGTCATCCGTATATCAATTCTTTTTGTTTTCATTTTGTCCGGTCAGATGGCTACACATTAAGTATAATGAAAACAGGAGGCAACATTCATGCTAGTTCTTGAATACAAGATTAAAGCTAAGCCAAATCAATACAAGGCAATTGATGAAGCCATCCGAACAGTGCAATTTGTTCGGAACAAGTCTATCCGTTACTGGATGGATGCGCCAAAGAATGCCAAGATTAACCGCTTTGCTTTGAATCGCTATTCAACAGAACTACGCAACGAATTCCCCTTTGTCAAAGACCTTAATTCAATGGCAGTGCAAGCTGCTGCTGAGCGTGGATGGCTTGCAATCTCTCGATTCTACGACAACTGCAAGTTCAAGAAATCTGGAAAGAAGGGATTTCCCAGGTTTCAAAAAGACAACCGCTCAGTTGAATACAAGACATCGGGCTGGTCACTCCACAAAACTAAGCGGCGTATCACCATCACCGATAAAAAAGGGATTGGTGAACTCAAGCTTCTAGGCAAGTGGGATATCCATCAATACCCGGTTAAGTCCATCAAGCGAGTTCGCTTGGTGAGACGTGCGGACGGTTACTATTGCCAGTTTGCTGTTGAGGTTGAGTGTATTGATATTCAGTCGCCTACAGGTCAAGAGATTGGTCTTGATGTGGGCATTGAATCGTTTTACACGGACTCAAACGGACATCAAGAACCTAATCCTAAGTTCTTGAGAAAGGCTGAAGCTGATATCAAACGAGTACAGCGTCAAATCTACAAGAAGCAAAAAGGGTCGTCGGGTCGTCGCAAAGCAAGAGTTAAGTATTCCAAAAAACACTTAAGAGTAAGTAGGCAACGGAATGAACACGCTAAAAGACTAGCGCGTAACGTATGCAAGTCTAATGACTTAGTAGCCTATGAAGACTTAAGGGTTGCCAATATGCTCAAAAATCACTGTCTAGCAAAGTCAATTGCTGATGCTAGTTGGTATCAGTTCAGGCAGTGGATAGAGTATTTTGCTACCAAGTTTGGAAGGTTAGCTGTTGCTGTATCCCCGCGATACACAAGTCAAGAGTGCAGTCAGTGTAAGGTGATTGTCAAGAAATCGCTCAGCACTAGAACTCATGCTTGCTCATGTGGCTGCGTTCTGCACAGGGATACCAACGCAGCAATCAACATTTTGCTCAAGGCAACTACCGGAGGGCATCCGGGAAGTAACGCTAGTGGAGATGGAGCCTCTACGCTACTTGGGGTAACCCTAGTAGAGCAAGTTCTGTCTGTGAAACTAGAATCCCCTCGCCTTTAGGCAGGGGAGTGTCAACTTACCGAGCGCATCCTCTAGCAAGTCTGTAGGAATGCCATCACGGAAGTAACTATGCTTAGTGTTCCGATACTTATGAGTGACACGATTAAGGTCAATTTTAAAGTTTATTTTTATCCCAAGGATACCGGTCTTGACACTTATCTATATAGATAATTCTTCCGTCAAAGGGAGCATAACTGCTTTACCCTCAGAAAGCATCTTCACCGTGTGTCCCACGGCTGCAAGTCCTCTTATGAGAACTACTTGAGCGGCTGCAACATCTCTATCAGTTGTGTAGCCGCAATGCTGACACAAATGCACCCTATCAGATAAATCTTTTTTTCCTGTCTCTACAAGGCAATTAGGGCATAAAAGAAGTGGCATATATGCCACTTCTTAAAGAATATTCAGCTAGTCTCTAAAACTCATTGTCCTCCCACGCTCCAACGATCGCCTCTACAGGTTGCTCACCTTCAGGTGGTGTCGGTTTCAATGCCACTTGCAGAATCAAATCTAACTTGCCATTCCACTCACTAGCCTTGGCTGTAATGCTCACATGAGCATCCGGCTTAAAGAGGTACCCATACTGCTTAAATTGAGCATTAAACAGCTTGAGAGCCATTACAGCCCCTAGCTTATCCTCCACTTCAACGTGCATCATGGTGCCCTGTTTGCTGTTGGCTTCCCTGGCAGTATTAACTTGTACAATGCTTTTAAAAGTTTGATTTTTCTGGACATTCTCAAAAGTCTCAAGACCTAATCTTGCAGGATACTTGTCGAGCGGGTGTCCACTTGCATACATTCCTAAAACTTCCTTTTCATAAGTGAGTCTTTGCTTAAGGCTAAAGTCTTCTAACTTTTGCATCTCAGGAAAGGCTACAACCTTCTCATAAGCCCGCATGTAATTCTTTTGAACTTTGTCTATCTCCTTAAAGTGTGATTTGCACTCATCAGCATTAAGCGTGTTGATGTCTATGGCGTTAAGCTGAGCTGCTTTCATCTCCCAACCTAAAACGCTTTTATTTTTAGCGTTAATCTTCTTGCTCCACTCTTCTGTAAGAGTCTCTACAACAGCTAACATCTCAGCACGATTATGATGCAAACTGTCTAGTGCGCCAGCCTTGATGAGAGCGGCTAAGACGTTGCTATTAATCCGAGTCCTAGAATAGAAGTCAAATAGATCTGTAAATAACCCCATCTGACGCTCTAATATTATTCGGTCTAATGCTGCATCTCCTAAACCTTTAATGGCTCGCAAACCCCAACGAATAGTAGAATCGTCAAGCGCAACGAAGTCTCTTGTAGACTCATTGATGTCTGGAGGCAAGAGCTTAATTTTATAAGACTTGCACTTAACCAAGTAGTCTACTAGCCTACTTGAGTCTTCCTCTTCCTCATACTTCTTTTTCTCTTTCTTGTTTTCCTCCATGCTGCACAATGCAGCCATAAACTCACAACGATAGTAGTATTTTAACCACGCTGTAAACAGCGTTATAACGCTGTAACAGTATGCGTGTGAAGCATTAAATGTGTAGCCTGCTGAAGCTAAAACAATCTCCCAAAGTTGAGCCGCAACGTGTTCGTCTATCCACTTGTCCGTACAACCGCTAATGAAGTCAGACTCTAGAGGTTTAATGACTTCTGGGCGTTTTTTGCCACAACTTTTGCGAGCAGTGTCGGATTTTCCTAAGCTAAACCCTGCTATTTTATGGCAAATATTTAACATCTGTTCTTGGAACACACACAAACCGTAAGTAAACCCCAAGATAGGCTCTAACTCTGGTATTAGGTAGCTAACTTTGTCCAATCCTGCTTTCCTGCGAGCAAAGTCTGTATGCATTCCGAGATCTAAGCATCCAGGACGATTAAGGCTTGTAATTGCGCTTACATCGTCAATACTTGTAGGTTTAATCTGTCGGAGTAATCTTACAGCCCCGTCAGCTTCAAACTGAAAGATACCCGCGTTGTCATCTTTAACCATGTTTTGCAGCACCGCCAAGTCATTAAGATTAATGCTCTCTAAATCAATATTGATGCCCTTCAAAAGCTTGACTGCTTTTACTGTTCTGTCTATTACGCTTAGAGTCTTAAGCCCCAGCATATCCATCTTGAGAAGCCCTAAAAACTCTAAGTCTTCCATGGAGTATTGAGTCACAGTCGCCCCTTCCTTATTACGCATTAGAGGTACTATCTCATCTAGAGGTTTCCATCCAATTACAACGCCAGCAGCATGAACACCGACAGCTTTTACAGTGCCTTCCAGGGCAATAGCTAAATCTACCCAGTCCTTAAAATTAATGGTGATTGTTTTTGTTTTGTCTTTGACTTCTTTCTGAGAATGATAAGCCTTGTAAAACTCAGGATAAATAGACTCCTCTTTTACCATCTCTGACAATAGTGCAGGATTACCTCTCACTACAGGGATTTTCTTAGTGACTGAGTTGGCGTAATCATAGAAATCACCAAACACTCTCCCGGAGTCTTTAAGCGCCATCTTGCTAACCATACGATTAAATGTTGCTATTTGTGCTACCTGAGTCATGCCATACTTTTGTTGTAGGTATTCAATAATTTCATGCCTACGTTCTTTGTCGATATCTAGATCAATATCTGGGTAAGACATTCTCTCAGGATTAAGAAAGCGTTCCAAGACTAACTTGAAGTGAATAGGGTCTATTTTTGTAATCTCCAAGGCATAGGCAAGTAATGAACCAGCAGCCGATCCTCTTCCGGGACCCGTTAAGATGCCTCTTTCTCTACAAAACCTACAGATGTCACTGACTACCAAGAAATACTCCGATAGATTCTTGCTCTTAAACAAGTCAAGTTCATGCTGTAACCTATCAACAAAATTCTTAGGCGGGACACCATAGAATCTTTTCCTCAGTCCCTCGTAAGCTAAATCCTCAAGATAATCATCAGCGTTGTCATAGTCTTGAGGTAAAACAAACTTAGGAGGCGTTGGTGTTCCCTTAAGCTGATAGTCTTCTATCCGTTCCGCTATCCTCACAGTGTTCTCTACAGCCCTCACAGCAACTTCACGAGGTAAGTACTTAGATAGCCGTTCAACTACTTCAGACCCCGTAGGAAGCCAGTAAGCCCCCTCATATCTCATTCTTTTCTCATCAGTCAACAACTTCCCTGTGTTGATGCAAAGTAAAGCATCATGAGCTTGCTTGTCGCAAGGATTTGTGTAGTGATTGTCTGCTGTTGCAACAAGTTCAATGTTTAGCTTTTGGGCTAACGCTACTAGTTCAATATTTAAAAGCTCGCTACCATCGGAGGCATTGTGATCTTGTATCTCAATGTAGAACCGATCGCCAAAGATGCTTTGATACCTCTTAGCTATTTCCTCTGCATACTCTAAGTCACCTGCTCTGATTGCTTGCGGTATTAGACCCGCCATACAACCGGAAGTAACTATCAAACCCTCGTTATACTGCTCTAACTCCTCTAAGAACATCCAAGACTTACTTCTTGTAGAGGTGTCAGCTTTCTTTTGCTTCTGCCCTCTACCTTCTGTAAGGTGGGCAATACTCGTTAGCTTGCAAAGGTTCCTGTAGCCTTCTGGGTTCATTGCCAGAATTAACTGGTGAAATAACCCTTTGACTTTGTAATCACCGTCTCCCTCAGCTACAAAGTCCTTCAGGTGGTCTGTAGTTTGTTGATGCTTAAGATATGCTTCACACCCAATAATGGGCTTTATACCCGCAGCTAGGCACTCCCTGTAGAGTTCTATTGCCCCATGCATGACCCCATGATCGGAGATTGCGATCGCACTTTGTCCCAACTCCTTGGCGCGAGCAACCAATGACTTAGGAGAGGATAACCCATCTAGCAGACTGAAATAGGTATGAACATGAAGTGATACAAACTGTGTCATAACTCACTATGTTTTATCTAAACGTCAATATCCTAACACAGTGTTGTAGGAGAGTGGCAATAAACGGAAAACCTAGAGGTGTTATTTAGTATTAAATCTACTAGTTCTGTTAGCTTAAATCCTTATGTACCAAGCATTACAGGTTATTTTTAAGATAAGGGTCAAGGCGAAGTAGTTAGTCTCTGTGTTCATGCTGCAAAACTTATTTCTCTGAACTATTGACGTTTAAGTAAAAAATAAGCCACAGTAGACACAGTAAACAAGCCAGCTAATCAACATGACTAAGATTACAATCTTTGAAGACGCTAACAACAGACGACACGCCTTAGACGCTACTCTCTACAAGGAGTTTAAGAAGTCTAAATTTTGGCAAGCTGGCTACAAGCACATCACTTACACAGAACGCCAGCTAGATGACAGACAAGTTAAAGCTTTAGCTGACGCAGTAACTAAGGTTTCTAAAATTGGGATGTTTGACTTAGTGGCTAGCGGTTGGACTCTAATGGGTGACGTTGCCTTTACAGAGAAGCAAGCCACAGTGCGTAAAAAAGCTGAAAAGTCACAATCTGCAAAACTCAAATCATGGGAACGCAATATGAAACGTATGGATATGTTACCTAGTGCTGCTGGCACAATTCTTGGCAAGATGGCAGATCAGTCTTGAGTGATTGAATCATAGAAAACTGTTAGCCCTCCCAAGAGGGCTTTTTTATTGGCTTGCCTTAAACGGAAGAACCTACTCTATTCTCTAGTAAATATCCTGCTCGTTCCGTTAGCTTAACGCCTTATACAGTAAGCGGTACAGGTTAATTTTTAGATAGAGCCTACAGCAAGCCAGTTACTCTCCAATGTTGTCCTACTTCCGTCTATTCTCATGCTTCACTTCGGGTTAGACTGTAACTTTCAGGGGTTGAACCATGGCACGTAAAGCGCATCTAAAAATAGAACAATTAGCCCATACTGCACCAAATAGGGACAGTCAGGTTACCTATGGTTTATTTAGGTTTACAGTGCCATTGGATTTTGAGACTGACAGTAAGTGGTTAATTGGCAGGAATCCAGATATTAACTTGTACCCTAACTACTCAGGCTTACAGTGTGTCTATCTGCCTTCTCTGTTCATTACCCGGACACTAGCAATTGTTCATGCGAGCAAACAGGTTTATGAGGGGATGCACTTCCTTGAGGCATTGAACGACAAGCAACCTCTCTTTGACTCTTCTACTTGTATTCCCTTTAAAAAGCGCCCTTTACGGAATGGCGATCGCTTTGGAATAGTAGGGCTAAGATTCTTTAACTTCAAGTATGTCTGCATTGAAGAGGAAAAAGTGTCTGGAGACTTGGCTAAGGATACGGTTTATTGAGACGGGACTTATGGCTTCTTGATTTAACTATACTTCTGCTAGTCCTGTTAGTTGTAAACCTTATGGAGTAAGCATTAGAACCTTGTTTTGAGATGAGTTGTAGTGAGTCTTCTGTCTACTCCCGTTGCTATTGATAAGCCTGGATGCGCTCTAAAGCTATCTTGTGATATTCCTCATTCTTCTCCATGCCGATGTAGCAACGGTCTTCTCTGAGGCATCCTAGCGCAGTACTGCCGCTACCAATGAATGGGTCTAATACAATGCCGTCAGCAGGACAGATAAGCCGTACAAGATAGCTCATAAGATTTACGGGTTTTACGGTGATGTGATTGTTTTCTACTTTGCCGCCTATTGTTCTGTCATTCCGTGAGGCTTTAGGCTGGTAGATGAATGGTGCTTCTGGTTCAAGGTTGAGGAAAAAACGGGATGCGTTAGCTGTGCTGTCGCTATCTTGAGGTGCATTCATTTTTCTTCCCTCTTTGTTTATGGTTGTAAACTGTCCAAGGGTATTTACTGGATAAACGTAGTCAGGACGTATGCCACTAGGCTTGCTCGCTCTCATCTCTGCTGTCTGCTCATCCAGTAAGCGTATAGGGCATGATTCGACGCATTGATAAGCGGCTATTTCTTCGGTGCCATCAGATGCGTGATGTCCATATTGAATAGTTGGATTCAATCCTTTTAGATGTGTAACGTCTTTTCTCTTGCTGTTTAAGATTGGACTTCCACTCAAACTTTTTATTTCTTTTGTACCACACGCTACGCAATCGGGAGAATGAGAAAGTAGAAAATTAGCAGGATATCTACCTTCCGAACCGTTCCATCCTTCTCCCTTTTTTGTTATTTGTCCAAATATTTCTTTGTTATATATTTTTTCTTTAATTGTTTTTGCTTTTCTAGCGTTAGGTTCATTAGTTGCTATATTTAATCGACAATCATCAATATTTAAGTCTTCTGTTTTTCCTGGCTTGTAGCAAAATAAAATAGGCTCATGAGCAGGCTTAAGCATTTTTTTACTTTTCGGGAATCCTTGCCCAAAAGTCCATGAAATTGACTCGGAAATCTCAAAGCCTGCTAACCTTAAGCTCATCCCCATTAAGTCATAAGTACGAGTACCAGCAAATACTAATGCATATCCACCAGGCTTAAGAACTCGCAAGACTTCACGCCATACATTAGGGCTGGGCATTACATCCCAATGTTGGCTCATAAATCCATTAGAGTGATGCTCATACCCATCCTCACCATTCAGCCAAGCCTGAAGCAATGCAGATATGCTCTTAATCTTGCCAAGGCTATAGGGAGGGTCTGTGACAACACAGTCAACACAGTTGTCGGGCAACGCTTTCATTAACTCAAGGCAGTCACCTAGTAGCACTTGATTAACAGGTAAGCTACCCCAACTGTCTAGCCTTTTTATTTCTTGCTGAATATTTAATATCTCTTTTTCAATAACCTCTAGCTTGTCCTGTAATTCGTTGACGTTTAAATAAAACTGATTCATACTTTAGAAAAGCGAGCAAATAGGATTAAATCTAGTGTCTAACGAAAAGTGGGTCAAAGGAACGGTAGTAATTAAAGTTAGTAGACGTGATGATAGCGGCAAGCTTCAGTATGTACCTGAAGAAGTGCAATGCATTAGGAAAGGCGTATGGGCTATCCATGAGGGCTACAAATACGCATTAACTCATATTCCAAGTGGAGCTAAGATAAAAGACCTCATCACGCAACGTGCCGCAAAACAACTGGCTGATGAGCTAACTGACCCAGGTTGGAATACACCTGAAGGTACAATGCCTCACTTTGTTGTGCTTGAGAATGCTAAACCCATTATTGCAAAGTATGCTCAATACTTCGGATAATACTCACCTTTCATAAAATCCTAAGCCCTCAGTTGAGGGCTTTTTTATCGCCAACTTTAGACGGAACTTCTGAGCTTCTGTTTTATACTACCCTCTGCTAGTACCTTTAGGTCAAAGCCATACACAGTAAGCACTATAGGTTAATTTTGAGACTTAACTCACCTTAGTTGAGTTATCTGACACTTGCCTTTGCAGCACTTCATCTAATTCTGCTTTAACTCCTCTAAACAGCTTTGCAATATGACCATAACAGTAAGCTCTGATTGCATCCTGTACGGCTGTCTCACTCAGCTTGTAGACATTAACCATTCGTCCACACCTTACTTGTCTTCTAGGCTCTCCACGTCCCGACAAACGGTAAGCATTGGCAACCACACAGTCAATCTCTGAATCATTGCCAACTTTTGAAAAGCCTAATAAGGTGCGAATTTCTGAAGCTGTGTAGTATACCTGCAACATAATTTGTATTTAAGACGGGACAACTAACCTTTTTCTCTAGTCTAATATTCGCTAGTACCGTTAGTTTAAAACTATATACAGCAAGCATTAGAGAGTCATTATGAGACTTAACTGAACAGCAGTCAGTTTCCTCTCTGTCCGGTGTCATGTTTCAATCAGCCCACCTCATACTGAGTTAGAATACAGCTTTACAACAGGCTTGCCTCAATGCAGTCTGAAGACGAACAGAAATCTAAACCCGAACCTAAAGTCTCTAAGCGAGCGCTTGCCCGTGGCTTATTCTTTGGCATTGCCGGTTTCATAATCTTTGTAGAAGTACAACGCTTCGGAGGGACTACCGTAATCTGGGGTGTGTCGGGTGCCCTAGCAGGAATAGGAGTCCCTATTGTTTGGGATTACGTGAAGAAGACCAAAGATGAAGAGAAAGCCTTCCAGAATGAAGTAGATGCTCGCTTCGATAAGCTAGAACAAGCGTTGCCCACTTTCATGACCCATGTTGAGCTTGATACCTTACGGGCTGATATAGGCATTGCTAGAGCCGACTGTGAGAGAGCCTTGGAAACTAGCAAGTTTGCAAGTGACACTGCTAGAGCAAACCAGGAAAGAATTAACGATATTATCAGCAGTGGAGTAATATTTGAGCTAACGCAAGATGTAACAATAGTCAAGCTGCAAACTGCAATTATTAAGAAACTTATTAAAAAGCACACCCTAACAATAGAAGACATTGATTTATGAAACTTAAAGCTAGCTGGGCAGATGACTTAATTACACTGGGCAACGCTGCGGCACCTATGGTGTTAATTCTACTGAGTCTCTTCACTCCAAGCGACGTAGTAGACGAAGAGAAAAAAGATGATTTGTTTATTGCTGGTCTTACTGCTTTGGTAACAGGCGGATTCAGAGGATTAGGCAAGAAGACTGAGATTACTCAAGAGGTACAGCGGCAAGAATTAAACGTTGCACCTAGCTCGGATAATTATTACCAATATAATCCGCCATCTCATAGAGGAGGCGTACCCAATGGTAACTATGCACCATATCAACCTGAGCATCTGAGTCAGATAGCGCCGGAAGATGCGAGCTACTTGGAATCAAGGGAACCTGTAGCCAGTTCGCCTTATCGAGTTGTAAGTCCTGATGAGTTGGAAGATTAGTTTTTTCTGATAAACTATTGTACAAAGCTTGCGTTAGTAAAATGTCAATGAAAAATAATTTATTAGCTACGATTAAGGCTTTGGACACAGAGCAAAGAAATTATTCATGTTTAGAAGACTTGGGTGATAATATGTACCTGCTAGAAGATTTAGACATTAAAAATGACCCTACAACATCTAGACCTCCTATATATGATTCTGTGTTAAATATAAATAACGTACCCTTACTATCTAATTATCATGTAATCGTATATTGCCAAGATATATTAGAGTCTAGCGACAAGGGAATAGGAATGTATCAAGGCAGAATCATAGGCAAAAAGATTAAACACAAAGGCAATGAGGTTAAAATTCCTTTGTTAATGATCGAAACGGTGTGTGTAGCAATTTCTTAAAAAGGAGTCAATTTTGAGAAACTTATACGGCGTAGAATTTTTCATATATAAGGATGCAAATGCACCTCATCCTGGTTTGCTCAATATAATACTGATGAATGGGGTTCTCTTCATGTTGAAGGTTGCCAAAGGCTTTTGAAACAGTACAAGCTAGAAATAGAGGCAAAAGAATCAAGGCCTCATGTTGTAATGGAATCAGATTGGCTGATTGAAGAAACTGAAACTAAAGTCAACTTCAGTAAGTATCTTTTTGTTCTACTCACAGACGCTAATTTGATTAAAGACACAGAGGATAAGCTATATCTTGATTTACCCTCTAGCCAAGGAGACATAAGACAAATAGAAGCAAGAGATTTCAAGAGAGTTAGCAAAAGCTATCCCTTTTGGGAATTAGTACAAAGTAATTAAAAATTTAAAGCCACTCAACTGAGTGGCTTTTCGAGGTTTTATTGAAAGCAATTTAGCCTTCTAACAGCTTGTTAATATCCCTAAAGGCTTTCTTTGAGTCGTACTCATAGATTTTTAGCTGTAACTGAGAGCCGTCTATGTTACCAGCCAAATAGAGTAAAGCAGAAAATACATTTCTTGCTCCCCATTTGCCTATTGCCAAATCCGTAATTGCATCTAAACATTTATCATGTCTGGTTCTGTGCATCAACTTTTCAAACTCTTTAGAGTGTCCAAGTGTGTCACACATTTCTTTGGCTTTTTGCAAACACTCCTCTAATGGGTAGTGCTGTGTGAGTTCTATACAGTCTTTGATTGCTTGCAAGTTAGACCATTCTTTGTTGTTCATTGTTTTACTCTTAAGGTGAATTTAAGCAACTCCTTAGAAGTGGCTTAGCTTTGCTTACTGGTTAGTCGCTTTTTCTTCTATTGCCTGAATAATCCACTGATTCAGGCTCATTCGTTTTTCTTTTGCTTTCTGTTTGCAAAGTTCCTTAATCTCTTCTGGCATCCGTAGAGAATAAGTTGGCAGTAAGTGAGTGCGTGACATTGGTTTACTCTCCTTTGAGTAGTTTTGTTGTGTCGATATTGAAAGAAAGCTTCTTAACTTTCTTCATGGACTTGATAAAAGCTTTCTTGTCGGCAGATGCCTCTAACAGCCAAGTAACTTGTGAAATTTGAACCTTAAGCAGTTCAAGTAAAGTATCGTCAAAATGTTGGTGCTGACGATTAGCCCGTGTACCGTTCTCTAATAGCGGGTTAATCTTATCCAGTTTTTGACGCACTTCTTTAGGAAAGTAGTCGTAAATGTAAGCATTGATAACCCTTGCACAAGCAGGTTGCCCCTGCTTAAGTCCGTAAAGGTTTTCTAGTGCACCCCAAAAGCGTTTAGTGTAACGGCACTGCCAAGTGGTAGCTTTCTCTGGTATTTGCTCATCCAATAGCTGTTTAAGTACAGCGTCAACGTGGGCTTTAATATCCGCTTCAGACGGCTTCTTTCGTTGCTGTGCAGCAATTTTTTCGCAATCAAGAAAATAACGTCTGACTTCTTTGCCTTTTTGAGTGCCAGCCATCATGCCCCAAGTTTTGAAGCAATCCACTGTCATTCTGATGTATTCCCAATAATGGCTGAAACTCCCGTCGGGTCTAGTCTCCCGAATCTTGAGGATACGGAAATCAACGCCTTCAATAAATCCGCAAGCAAGAAAACTCCGTTTTGCATGATCTTTGCGACTGTATCCCAACCATGGGAAAGCATCTTCAAAATTAACCGGATAGTCTTCTGAAGATTGCGCTTTAAACAACGAAAAAGCTAAATCAGGTGTAAAATCAGTCATGGTATTTTTACTTGACGGCTACTAAACTTAGCCGTTTTTTGTTTACAGAATTATGATAGCACTATGATGTCTACAGAGTCAAGTAAATTAACGGGACTATAAAAGTCTTCTTATTACTGAGATCTGGCTACTACCGTTTGCTGAACACCATACACAGTAGGCATAAGAGGTTAGTTTTGAGAGGCAACAGAATCAGAGCCAGTTAGTCTGAACTTGCCAGTCAAGCTACAATCAAGCTTTATCACAGCGCATCATGAACAACGCTGTACCATCCCAGACTTACGAACTCATCAAACACTTTGAAGGTTGCCGCCTAGAAGCTTATCGTTGTCCAGCAGGGCACCTCACAATCGGGTATGGACTTGTTGCAGCCTGGATACGTTCAAATCAACGCATTACTCAACAGCAAGCCGACATCTATTTACAAGAAGCTCTCCTAACTCTTGCCAACTCAATACCCGATAGCATCTGGGCTAAGCTTCAAACCCATCAGAGAGCAGCCTTGCTATCTTTCCTCTACAACGTTGGCTACGGGGCGCTAGATGCTCCCTCATTTGGTAATGCCATCAGAAACAACTTAGAGGAAGTGCCTACCAGACTTTTAGATTGGGATAAGGCAATAGTTGATGGTGTCAAGTCACCCCTTTTAGGTTTAACCCGTAGAAGGCGATCAGAGGCTATCTTGTGGGCAAAAGGCATTGTTATAACAGATGTAGCTATACTCGATAATTGGTATAGAATCCAGGACTATCTAAAGGCAGGTATTCAACCCTTTCAAGCTACTACTCCGGCTAGCCCTATTAGCCTTGTAAACGCTGCACAATACTACGATGGCAAACCCCATCAACAAGAGGCGTTTAAGTGGCTAGACGCTCAGCTTTCCACAAGCCAGCGAGCAACATTCGGAACAATGTATCGGGTATTGCCAGGGGAGACTGTAAAAGCATCTTTGCCAATTGCTAAGCCTCAACCTTACTTTGTGTTTGATATGCCACTCAAGGATAAGCCTAGTCAGAATATTGTAGTAGGCACCTTGAGGCTTAAAGGATTCCCCAATCTTGACTCAGTATCAGAGTGGGACTGCACCAGTGGGCAACCTCGCTATCAGTACTCAGGTGCTACTGACATGAAGGGCAAGGGAGCATTGCCAGGGCATAAGTATGTTAAAGATAAGAACGGCAATCCTATCAAGCACTACTGGGTGAACACAAGCCCATACAACCTTAAGCACGTCAAGGGGATAGCTGGCAATGCGTTTCATATTCTTCCAGACCCGATACTTATCAATGGTGTATGGAGGTCTGAGCTAATGATTCACAATGATGGCAACAGGCTGTACAGCCCTGGTAGTGCAGGGTGTATAGTTGCGTTAAGTAATGCCACATGGAAGGAAATAGAAGATGCGATCAACGCTATTAGGCGAGCAGGTTTTGATAAAGTACCCTTAGAAGTCAATCACTAATGTATGAGCAATATTAACAATTCATTAATTTCTAGCTACCTATATCAAGTCTATTTAGTTGCCAAGCATCAAGACTTAGCAAGCAAGAATGAATCTAATCAATTGCCAGAAATGATAGATGTTTTAGCCATGTTTGCAGAAGCTATTGGTAACGCTAATGCTGTAGGTTTAGCTTCTGTTGATGAAGACTCTATCAATGTTGTAGCCGTAAGGAATCAGCTAGCTAATAAAGATATTGAAGAAAATGCTGCTGAAAATGTATTGTTTACTGACTTAACATAAACAAAAGTATTTTACTGTTAGGCGTTCTGAAAAGTGTCACACCAATAAACTCTATGCTAGGCTTGCATTTATTCGCTACATAAAGCCTAGCAATGACTATTGCTGAAAACGTAACTGAATCTTTGCATTTTGACAGGGGAACGATCTTTAAACATGAGGACACCCCTGAAGGATTCTTACGTCTTCACATGACGATTGCAAAAGTAGGAGAGCTTAAATACTTCAATAAAGACGGAAGCGATCGCCTCGAAGTTGTAACACCTGAAGTTTTATTTGACTCAAAAAGTATTGATAGCTTCAAAATGAAACCCATAACGTCGCCAAATCATCCCCCAGTAATGCTTAATGCTGATAATGCAGGAGCTTACTCTAAGGGTATGACAGGCAATTTAGTCACCATTGATGGTGATTTTTTAGGCATCGTTGCAACTGTTACTGACTCTGAAACTATCCGAGGCATTAAGAGCGGAAGGACTAAGCAGGTTAGTTGTGGTTATATGGCAGGAACCCGGCAACGCTCTGACGGAAAGTTTGACCAGGTTTATCGTCTTGGCAATCACGTCACAATTTGCGAACAAGGTAGAGCCGGAGCAGATGTCAGAGTAAATGTTGACTCTGTAGAAGGTGAGCAGCTAGAAGTTTTCGTTAGTGAACCTATACATAATGATGAATTAGATATGACAACTACTACAATTAATCCCACAGCCCCAACTTTGGAAACGTTAACTCTTAAACTTGATGAGTTCGAGAGTATCAACGTACCTCTGGCTTATGCCAAACCAATCAGCGATAAATTCAAGCGTGATGCTGACGCTGTAGGGTCTGCAAAGGCTAAGATTGCCAGCCTTGAGGCTGAGCTTACAAAAGCTAAAGCTGACTTAGCAGATATGACAAAAGATAAGACTGATTCAATCAGTCAACTTGACTCCTTACAGGCTGCTCTTAAGGCTACGGGTTTTGACTCTATTGAAGCATTAGCTAAAGAGAAAGACACTCAAGCAGCGAGAGCCGATCAGCTAGCTGATGAAGTCAAACAACTTAAGGAGACACCTGCTAAGCCAGCCTTAGACAGTGCTGAACTTATGACTTTAGTAAAGGCTCGCAGAGAGCTAGAGCGTAAGTGTGACGGACTGTTGCCAAAGGACTTCAATATTGATGAGGCAAACGATCGCACTTTAAGAGAAGCCGTAATCCTCAATAAGAGCAGCCTTACTACTTTAGACGGTCGCAATGATGCCTATGTAGAGGCGCGCTTTGATGCGATCGTTGAAGCTCATGAGAACCGTGACACCACTGCTCCTCTTGCAGCATCAGCCCGTCAAGCTGCTAGCACTCCACCAAAGACTGAACAGCGAGCAGATACAACAGCATGGTTAGAAATGGTTCAGGCTATGACTAATCCCACGGCTGCAACAGCTAGTTAAATAACGAGGTTAAAATGTACGCTTCTTACTTTGTTACCCCTTCAGAACTCTACAGCCCTAATGCCATCGAGGGCATGATTGTAGACTCATTCCCTCATGACTTTGTAACTCCAAACCTGCGGAACGGTTCGGGCATCCAGAACGCTATCTATGCGATCGCAATTGGAACTGCTACGCCTAATACTGCTTACTCGGTAAATGTAAGCGGTATGACTGTGACTTACACCAGTGGTGCAAGTGATACGGTTGCTGATATTCGTACAGGCTTAATCACCGAGTTAACAAACAATCCTCAGTTATCAGGCGTTGCAACAGCGACAGTAGGTACAGATATTACTGTTGCAGCTAAGTTTCCTGGCACTAAAGGCAACATTGTTGTAACCGTGTTAGGTGGAGGTACAGGTTACACAGTAACCAAACTACAAGATGCCTTAGATTCTAAGAAAATCCCCTTTGGCAGAGTAATTGCTACTGGAATTAGTGATCCATCTGGAGTCGGCAAACTTCCTCAAGCTTCTACTGACATTCCACGTTGTGTTGCAACACGTACAGATGCTCACGCAAATGCTGAGGGAACACTTCTCACTGATGACGATGGGGTTGAACCTTACGAGATGATTAACTCGTTTAATCGTGGACGTGTGTGGATGCGGGTACTTACACCGTTTAAGCCTACTGATACTGTCTTTTACAAAGTTGGTGGCACTGAAGCTGGTATGGTGCGAGCGGGTGCTGCTACAGGCTTCCAACAGCTTACAGGGGCAAGATTTGATAGTAGCGGTAACGCTATGGACTTAGGTGTTGTTGCAGTTAATTTTTAATTGAAGGACTAAATTAATGACTACGGCTGTACTAGAACATACTGACGAGCTAAATAAACTGCTCAACTTACCTGCTCATACCGATAGTGGGATTAGTCAAGGTCACTTCGACGCGGATACCTTGGCGTTTGTAGGGAAAGACCTTGTAGTGCAGAAGGCGAACGCCTACAAAAAGAGGTATGCCCCATTGAAGATGGCGAGCGGTCAAATTCTGCCTATCGTAATTGACACTGCTTTAGCTTGGGCAGATTTTGTAGAAGTAGAGGAATATGACACAGTAGGCATTTCTGCTCTAATCTCGGACTACACAAAAGGTGGCCCACGAGTAGGAACTCTCACAAGACGAGCTAGATACCCCGTTAAAACCATTGGTAACCATACAGGTTATTCCTGGGAAGAAATCAATAAGGCTAGGGCTGCTCGCAAACCTCTACAACAACAACGCTTGACCGCTACAAGAGAGGCAAACGATAAGTACGTAAATATCACATCTTATCTAGGTGATGATACCGTAGGCTTACCTGGTATTTTCAATATTCCCATTCAGCGGTTTAACAGTCCTATCACTATTGACAACAACTTTAGTGATGTACAGATTGTAGGGGCATTAAACGGCTTTGTTAGTAGGCTCATTGATACAACTAATGAGCTAGCAATGCCACGCAAGATCGTGTTGCCTTCTACTCAACGCAACTATCTGTTTAACCCACGGGCGAATACAGATATGTCTATCGCTGAAACCTGGCTATCGGGGCAGAGGGAGATGGGGTATATTACTCAAATTATTAGCGATAATAATTTAAAAGGTAAAGGTACAGGCGGCTCAGACGTGATGCTTATTCTGCCTGATGACCCAGATGCAATTCACATTAGTATTCCAATTCCTTACACTATTCTGCCTGAACATACCATGAATATGGAGATAGTCATCCATACGGTAAGCCGTTTTGGTGGTGTTCACTGTATGCGCCCCATGGAAATCGCAATGGTAGAAGGAATTTAGAATTATGCCAGCACAAACGACATTACAAGATAAAGTCACAGATACGGTATCGACTAGCAAAACTCCTTACTGGGTTGCCATTATCTACAAACCCAAAAAAGAATCGAAAGAGTTTAAATCTCTCGATTCAGTAGATGATAACGATAATATGCGACCCATGCCTTCTTACATTAGACAAATAATGTTGCCTCCACAAGACAATGGCACCAATGGAGGTGGACCCGCTTTTGATTGGATTGAACTTAAGCCAGGTTCAAACCTGAACGTTTTGTACAGTCAATGGCAAGAGGCTTTAAAATTAAAAACTGTAAAGCCTCTGATTGGTCTAAGCATTGAAGCTGTAGCTTATTCGTCTATTCAGGATGAAATACCGGGTTATAGACATTTTGTCTCTACTGAAGCAATTCGTCTAGTTAAAGAGACAACTGCTGTTGCCTGGATTGATGAATGGATGGTTGATGAGGTAAGACCTGAAGTTATTAGAGCGGCAAATGAGCGCAAAGCTACTCTAGAGACTGAACTAGCTAAGCGTGTAAGCTAATGGACTCTCAGACTTTCATAGCCATTTACGATGAATTTGAAGACGTAAAGATTCAGAAGGTTCAATACTATCTGAGTCTTGCTACCAATCATATTGACCCCGATATTTATGGGATTCACACTGAGCAAGCCATAGGCTTATACACTGCTCATCTGCTTACTCTTAATCCTTCTAAGTCTGCTAATTCTGCGGCTGTTGCTGCATTAGGATTTAAGCCGGAAGATGTCAAAAAGATAGAAATTACAGATGACATTATTGTTGAGTTTAATCCGATAGCCAAACAAGGCTCAGCAGTTCAGTCTTCATCTAGTAGTGGACTGGACGCTACAAGCTATGGGCAACAGTTAGAGGTTTTGAGGCGATCGCTTATTATTCCTTTTACCTTTGCTTAATATGGAATCTACTGAAGAATACTTTAGACGAGAAACAAAATATTTATATGAATCTCAACGCACAAAAGATTCTAAATCAGGTAAGGCGTGGGATGATTTAACAGAACCTATGCGTCAAGCTCTAATTACAAAATTCAGGGAATCAAAAAGAACATGGTGGACTCAGGAAAAGATTACTTTTTAGAATTGGCAAAAATAGGCTATCAAGCCTACGGCGATAAAGCAGAATGGAAAAATTACCAAGGCAATCCCATGCCAACATGGGACGCTTTGCCAGAAAATATTAAAACTTATTGGGTGGCTGCTGCTCAAGCAATCAAAAACGAACTTATAGAAGAGTACAACGACGAATAATGCTTGACCTCGGTAAGATAAACACTATTGAAATATTCAAGACGTTTGCTGGTAGTGGTGCCAGTGGACGCTTAAGAGTGTTTATACTGCCTGAACTTGACAGCGATAACCCTTATGACTTGCCAGAAGTAATCACTCCTACTTTGCTACTAACTACAGAGTGCGTAAGCATTAAGTTACAGACTCGTGGTATAGCAGGGGATAGAGAATCTTCAGGTCTGGTAAATTACAGCTTTTGGAAGTGTAGTGTTGATGGTCAGATAGAACCAGAAAAGCTAAGGTTAGGTGCTTACGCTGTAATTGACAAGTGGAATAATCAAGTCATAAAGGGCATTCTAGACCAAGTTGATCGTAAGCATAGCAATCGTTATCGGCTCACAATAGACACCGCTCAAAACGTGCCTTTTGAGGTGATAGACAATAAGATTGAAATAACTCAAGAGGCAATTTTTCAGGAAAAGCAGGAGGCATTGGAAAGTGTCAGTCAAGCTCAATCACAAGAATATTGACGCATTAAAAATAAATCTAGGCTTAAAGCTCTATGAAGGCTGTAATGATGCTGCGGCAATCTTGCGAAACAACACTCCAATTGACACTAAAAGACTCTGGAAGTCTACTAGACCTATTGGCATTACTGTAACTAAGGATGCTATCAGATCAGGTGTTGTTGCAGGAGGCGTAACACTGCCAGGTATTACTAGAGAACAAAACATCAACAAGGTTGTTGTTTACGCAATCTACGTTAACAACCGGACTGGTTATATTGAAGAATGTATTCCTCAAATTGTGGATGCTATTGAGAGGCGATTAGGCGAGTGATAGACACTGCTTTAATGTATCCTGACACACGGATATTTAAGAAAGCCTTGTGGGATTACCTGAAGACTAGCACCGTCTTATCGCCTATTGTGAACCTATCAGAAGACCATCCAAAGGCATCTAGTGACATTCAGAACGGTAAGTCTAGAATAGTTCTTTCTACTGGCAGCAATCCAGATGTAGGACGCTATGTTACTCGTAGTCTAGCCAGTCCCACAATTAGATTCACTGCTTATAGTACAAAAGGTTCTACTTGTGACAATGCCTTACAGCAGTTGATGAATGTCTTAGAAAGTTGGACTAGTTCTGACTTCTTAATGATTGACCAACGTTTAAACTTTCTGGATGCTGACCAGAAAATAGATAGTCTATTTAACGATGCTATTAACCTACACTTTGCTAGTGTACTTTACAAGTTTTATTTAAGTCGATAAGAAAAGCAGCCTATCTAAAGTGGAGAAAAGATAGACTGCAAATATCAATGAGTGTTGATGTCGTAATTGTAACCCATGAGAATTAAACAAAATGGCATTACGCACCCACATCGGACCCATTGAATTAACCTTTGACCCCACTCTTCCTACTGAGTTTAAAATCGGTCGTGAGCATCAATTAGAAGATGCCACTATTACTCTGACTGATATGTTTGCTGAGCATATGACTCAGCAATCAGAAGCCCCTGCCGACAAGAGTTTTACTGGTTTAGAGGTAAGTTTTGAAATTAGTCTTGCTGAGATTGGTTTTGACTTCTTTAGGCGAGCAACTAACCCTTCTCGCTACACAGTAAACGGTACTACACCATCTTTAAGAAAGCTTGAATATGGTGACTTGACTGGATTACGTGTTCCAAAGCGACTTGTGCTAATCAAACCTTATGACGGCTTCTTGCCAACAACAGACAAGGATGACTGGTTCACAATCCTTTACTGTGGAATTGAGACAGAAGCCGCTCTAAGCTTCGGGAAAACCACTCAAAGTGCTTACACCATGCGTGGTGTAGGCTACCCAGACCCCGTTACAGGTATGAAGCTAGTTCGTGGCGATATTACTGCAACTGGCACAGCAACAGGTTTAGCAGTAGCCGCATAACTTTTGTTGCAACAAAAACTCTAGGGGTAAAGTGTTATACTTGCCCCTATATTGTTTACTCATTGTTATTTTTATGGCTGACAGTCCTCTTAAGTTAAAGCCCGTTAAAGACCTTATTGATGAAGTTTTAGGCGACGTTGAACCTGTTGCCACTTACAAGGTAGGAGAAAAGATTATTGAGTGGTGGAAAGCTGACCACATCACAGAAAAACATCACTTACGCTACGTTGCCATTCAGGTTGAACAGATGGTAGCGGCAAGACAGTATCAAGCTCTGCTGAATCGATTGAACTACCTTAGTGACCTTCCAGAGATTAGTGAGGAAGAAAGAGAAGAAATACCTGTACTTAGTCGCAAGTTTGCTGAAAAGTCAGAGGAGCTAATGCCTCTTAATTGCCAATGGCTTGAGGCACTTGCAGAGCTTGAACCAGGTGAACTCATGAGCTTGATTGAAGCCGAACTAACAAGACGGAACTTACGCAAGCAAATCCCCATTGCTAAGTTCATTAACGACTTAGCCTCTTACGTCCGTAAAGCTACAGACCCTGAAGAGGAAAAAGCATTAGAAGCCTCAGAGGATGACGAAGAACAAGACCCTTTGGAAGAGGAGACTTTTACGGTGGAGGCAACAGTAGACAACTTACCGTTAGAGAACAACGTGAAGCAGCTTACGAGTACTGCGTCAACGTAAAGGACTCATTACCACTTCTAAGAGCCGTCTACGGGCTTAGTCGTTCCGAAGCACTAGAACTCCCTCATTGGGAATTCCAACAGCTTGTAGTTGCATTTAGCCAGCAGAAGGCTAGAGATACGCTCTCACTCTATCAAGCTGTTGGAATGGCTTTTGGTGGCAAGGAAAAAGATGTTAAGCAATATGTAGGCTCATTAAGAAAGGCTTCGGGCGCTAAAGAGACAGAACGCAAAGAACAACGTAAAAAGCCTTTAAGTTTAGGTGAGAGCTTTGGCAATATGCCTGGGATTATGACTGCTGCTCAGTATCAGACTATGGTTGCTGAGGCTCAGAAGAATCAGGGGTAGGGGTAATGTCGATTAGCGAGGTTCTACCTGCTCGCCTTAATCCTTCTTTAAACTGCTCTGCTGTAATGTAATCATTCTGATTAATACTTACTCCTGTAACCTCTATATTTGTCTGCTTTGCTCGCAATCCTTTGTTGACTAGCCTCTTGTTACTCTTCTCAGCCTGAATGGCAAGTCCCGCCTCCCAACACAGTCTATGGAACTCTGCTAACTTCCAGCCCTCTAATTGAGCCATTTCCTCAGCTTCTTTGAGCAAGGGTGCTGGAACATGGAACGCGATCGACTCCGCAGATGGGGTATCAGTTTTTGGCATTTTGACATATAGGTAAGTGTGATAACGGTAATATACCTCACTAAGGGGATAAGTAGCAAATACAGAAGCAAACGGTATGACTGTGAGTGGCTTCATAAAAACGGAAGTACTGACCTTCTGATTAAGTATTACCCTTTACTTCTACCGTTAGCTACAACCCTTATAGAGTAAACATCATAGGTGAGTTTTGAGATAGGGCATCCTTGAGACTAGTTACTCCTGTGTTCATGCTTTTAGTCCATCAATCTGCGAGTCGTAAGATAAAATTTTGTTGCAATCAACAAGTGAGACTTTGTTATCACATGAGGAGAGCAGTGGAATGAGTGACTTTCTGTTGACCAAGAAATAACGGAAGGACTGAGCTTTTGTTTTAATTAGACTGCTGCTAGTACCGTTAACTCAAAGCCTCTCTACATAAGGCTTTAAGGTCTGTTTAAAACATGAAGCCGAAGTAAAGTGGTTATTTTTGTGATGCTGTCTCAAAGCCATTAAAAAGTGAGCAACAGATAGCGCCCATTGCTCGCAGAAAAATCCCGATGTAAGACAAGACTGAGATATCAACTCTGTCTTGTACCTAGTCTAATTGGACGGAACTACAACCGTCTTCTTATTACTGAGATCTAGGTGCTCCCGTTAGCTCAACGCTATATGCAGTAAGCAACACACACATGTTTTGATAGACGGCACTTCACCAGTCAGTTACTTCTGTTCTCCCGTCTGCTTTGCCTTATTTATCAGCCACTCATAACGCATTTTGACGGTCTTAGCTCCAAGTAGGGCATTATGGTTGCCCTCTGTTTCGAGGCTAGGAGGTAGTTGAATAGCTGGTATGCCTAATTGGTCTTCTGCTAGCTGAATGATGTCTCTACAGCGCATAGGGAAGCCTTGAGGCAGGTCTGACATGGTGCCGAATAGTTGAGCAAAACATACCCAGTCGTAAGAACACCATTCCCCCCATATCTCAGGTGACTTTACGTGAATTTTCAATCTAAAATTCTCATAAATTACTTTTCTTCTAAAGACAACATCATAAAGTCCCATCCACCCTTCCCTGATATAAGGGTCAAAATCATAAGTTACACCCATAAAATCAGATAACTCTATTTTTATGTCTTCTCTAGATTTCCAAGCTTTGCTCGCCTCCCATGTACTAGGACTACATTCTGTTGGCATAGGGTTGTAAGGCGGCAAAGTAGCCAACACATTCTGTCTTACCCAGTCGTTAGCCTTCTTGAAGTTGCAATCTTTGTTGATTGCGTAATAATGCCTATTGTCTTCGCTAACCAGACCGATGCTAATTAGGTCTATGATACCAGGGTATTCAATAAACTCTGTGTCTAGAAAGTATTTCATGAGGCGGAACTTGTAAAGGTGTTATTAAGTATTAGATACTGTATGTTCTGTTGGCTGAAACCTATATGCAGTAACCATTAGAGGTTTACTTTTTGAGTGGACTGATTACAGGTGTGTTGCTGCTGTGTTCGTTTGACAATTGGGCAAATTAGGATTACTATTGAAAAAGAAAAGGGTGAAGCCTCACCCTTACTTAGACCCAATTACCACTTAAATCATGAACGAACTAGTTCCAATCAATGGTGTTGCTTTCCCATCTTCTGAAAGCAACACAGACAATCACCAGTCAGTTGAGCCTCAAGAAGTTACAGAAGAGACAGTCTCTCAACCAAAAGTCATTGAGACTCCACCTGTACCCACTATCGAATCAATTACACCAGAGCTAGCAGAACAATACCTAGCTACTCAAAAGATCAATCGTGCTCCGACTAACTATCGTGTTAAAGACTATGCTGATCGTATGAAGCGTGGTGAATGGCACATCAGTCAACCCATCATGTTCAGCGAAGATGGTGACTTATTCGATGGTCAGCACAGGCTGATGGCAGTCATAGAGTCAGGCGTTACTTGTGACTTCCTGGTCTTGCGTGGCTTGCCGAGTGAAACTCGGCTTTATGTTGATATTGGTCAAACTCGCAAAGTTTATCAAATTGCAGAAATTATGGGTTTAGGGGGCAGCTTAAACACTAAGCTTGCTACGACAAAAGCCATGTTTATCGGTCAAAGTCTAAAGCCTAAAAACAAGTCTGCTGAAAAAGAGGCTTTAGGGCTAGCAAAAATAGGAGCTACAAGAACGACTTTCAGCCCCAATAAGCTAATCGACCTTTATGTTAATCACAAGGAGGCAATTGATTTTGCCGATCGCCTTAAAAATCCCGCTACAGCCTCAGTTAAAGCAGTTGTAGCACGCGCCTACTACTCTCAGAATCATGACAGACTTAATGAGTTTATCGAAGTCGTTAACACTGGCTTTGTAGTTACAGCTTATGACGAAGCTGCTGTAGCCCTACGGAATGCTCTAATTACCATGAAGGCTGAAAAGCGGGTTTCAGGTGCCAACTACATGAAAGTAGTCTACAAGAAGACAATCAGTGCATTGTCTAATTTTATGGATAACAAAAATGTCCGTTTTGTGAAGGAAAAAGAGACAGAGCTTTATCCTTTGCCTAACTTCGACTAGGCTCTAAAACCGTCACAAGTAATAAAGCCCTCTTATAAGAGGGCTTTATTTTTAGCTAACCACCGACTGTATATTTACGTCAAATGAGTATAAACCACGCTTTTTTGTTGCCCAATCAGTCTTAAAATTAAGTCCTTCAGTAAAACGGAAATAGGTAGTTGAGTCAAAATTAGCCAACCCCATTTTTATATTGTCAGGATGCTTGATTATTGCAGAGGGCAACGTAAAGCTAAGCCAAGTCCCTCCAGATGCTTTCCAAAAATTCATAAAGACAGCCGTATCATCTTCTGACATAAGCAGGTAGGAAAGGCTAAGGGTTGTACCTACACCAGTATGTTGAGCGCTACGGCGAATTTCTCCACCGCTCTCGAATTCGCGGATTAAGGTGTTGTAATCAGAAAATTGGACGCTTCTAACGTAGTTAGGTGGGATTGCAGGAAAAGAAAGGATAGCCATAAATTAAACTTGAGCTTAGGCACTATCTCGGAGTCGAACCGAGTTGAGGTACATACACAATGTTTGAGTATTTTGTGTATCAGTCTTACTCCAATTGGGCATAGGTACGACTCAACAGTAAACCCTATGCTTCCTCTTAGCAAGCACTGCCTCAGACACCGCCTGTCTAGTGCAATATATAAAGTTTATCTAATACCATGCCTATTGCGATAAGAAGGCGAGTTTTGCATTTTTTCAGAAACATACTTTGCACCGTCTGAAGCGCCCATTTGGCGGGCTTTTTGTGCCATTTGCTGAGCTTGTGCAAAAGTCACGTACTCGACATTATTAATAACTTCACTTTCTACTTTTAGAGTCTCGTTACGTCTTTCTTCCCTTCCTTCACTCACTCTATCAGCACTTCCTCTACCACCATATTCACCGCCTATCTGTCCACCCATTGCAAACTTAGGTACTCGATACTTCTTAGCATGATTAAGACTATTTAATACAGCAGCCCCGCCGATAGCTTTCATGCCCTCATGAGTAAGAATACCTTCGCCTCTTTGAGCCAAGATAAGCTGGTCATCTTTTTCGCCTCTACCAGTGCCAATTACGCCGCCTTTTGCAAAACCAAATAAGCTACCAAATATAGGCAGTATTGCGCTAATAATTCCACCAAAGCCACCTCCACCGCCTAATGCTGAGGCTATGCCACCTACAGCCCCTCCAATGCCCCCTGCCCCCCCGCCAAGTCCACCTAGAATACTACTGAACAAATCAGGCTTAGCTTGTGTCACGTTGACCGCTAGCGGGTTCTGGGCAGTGATGCCTGAGAAAGTAGGAGTCATGAAGCTACTTAAATCACCAAAACTACTAGTTAGAGGGCTAATTAAATCAGTCTTTCCACCAAATAGGCTCGCACCAAAGTCACCTAAACCGCTACCAACAACACTATTACTAGAGAATGGCACAATGTTGTTTGCTGCTCCTGCTCCAAAGCCAAATTGATTAGCATTTGTAACGCTGACAAACATCGGTTGCATTGCACTAGTGCCTAATAAACTAGTAGCTTCACTTCCACCAAAGATGCTGTCCCTCTGCCCCGTGATTAATCCCAGTGGGTCTGCAACACCGTTGAATGGGTCAGTGCTGTTAGGGTCTGCTGTAGCGTTTGGGAATATTTCACCACCTTTTTTCTTATCCCCACCAGGAGTTAAGAACCCCATCAACTCTTCTACAAGCATATTGCTAAGGAATTCAGCAATACTGTCCAGAATGCCATCAAAGAACGAGTCAAAGTCTACTTTGCCATCCTTAATCAGACTCTTGAATGCTCCCTTAAGCGCCCCTACTGAGCTATCAATCAGACCTTTCAGCGGATTAAATTGAGCCTCTATCTCACGGAACTTAATCTCGTTAACACTCTTTAGGCTGTCTCGTAGCAAGGCTGCTTTATCGGCTGCTACTGATTCAGTTTTGATAAATTCTTCTAAACTTCTTGATTCATTAGTAAAATCTTGAACTTGCTGATTAATAGCTATTTCTTTACCAAGTCGGTTAGCCTCTTGAGTAAATCCATAAGTACTCATCAAGGATTGCTGAGCGCTCAATACTGCGTTGTTGCTTTCTCCAATGCGTTGATTAACGTTAAAAGCTCTGTCAGAAAAAGCTTTTTCCATCTCAGCAGTAATGTTGTCCAGGGTTATATCATTAACCTTTCTTAGCAAAGCCTCTGTTGCGGCAATTTCTTCAGCGGATTTATTAGACTGTAAACCCAATTCCTTAACGTCTAGAATTTGCTTTTCAAAACTGAGCTTCTGTTGTTCAGTCTGTAGGGCATACCGATCGCCTAACTTATCGCCTGTAGAACGCCCTAGTTCAATACTTCTGCTTTGAGCCTCTAGTAGCTGCTCTGCAAAGCCTAGTTCCTGTTCTCGAATGCCTAAGACCGCTCGCTGTTGGGCTAGTTCTTGTTCTACTGATTGCTGTTTAAGTCTGACTCCTAGGTTAGCCTGATTAAGTTCGTATTCCTTCTGAAGGTCAGCTATCTTTTTATCGCCTTCCGCCTTGGTGCGATCGCCTTTAAAGACTGCATCATTAACAGCGGCAATATCCTCTTGTAGCTTAAGCTGCAACTCTTGTAACTCTACTTGATACTCAAGCAGAGGGATATCATTGCGGCGAGCGTCTGATTCTGGTAGCGCCTTAAGTGCCTCTATTTGTTGTTTGCTGACAGCTAACTCTTGACGAGCTTGTTCCAGGCTTGCTTCTCTGTTGCGAGCATCCAATGCCCTTGTGTTGACCAACTCCTGATAAGCTTGGTTTTCCTTAACAGTCTGGTCAACTATAGCTTTACGCTCTTTAAGGCTCGCTATTTGTGCCTTAGCCTCTTCTTCATTGATGCCAGTCTTAGCTCTGACTTTCTCTTCTATTTCCTGAATCTGCTTATCGTAGTCTAGCTGTTGCTGACGGAGGGCTATAAGCGCTTCCATTGCTGGAATCTGCTTTAGAGCTTCACTAGTTGCCCCTTCTCTGTCAGCTTGCCCCTTGAGTTGTTCTAAACGAGCCTGTAGAGTACTGATATTTAAGCTTTCTTGTTCAAACTTAGCGGCTTGCTCACGGGCTTTAATCTCAAATGCCCATTTTTCCTCAGCAGCCTTTAGTGATTCTTGTTCACCTTTTTGGAGGTCAGCTTGAGCTTTACGCAATACTGCCAATTCTTGATCGGCTTGAGTGACGGATTGTTGTAGAGTATTCTTGAGTCCTTCACCAAGTGAACCTGTAGTAAGTTCGGTACGAAGACGCTCTTTTAGGTCTTCACTGATTGGCATTGCCAGAATCTTGTCAAATTTTTCTCTGACTGCTGGTGTAATTATACCTTCAGGTAAGTCTAAGATAGCTTGAGCAGCTTGCTTACGATTCTCTCTGTCAATGATGAGTTCGTTAACTTTTTCGCCTTGATCCCGATATTGTCTACGCTGATCAGCTAATGCTTTCTCTCGTTGCTGAGGCAGGGTAAGGGGGCCAAGATTTTCTAGGTTCATATTGGTGATATCTTCACCAATGTCTCTAGACTCATAGCCAGCTTGTCTTAGTTGTTTTTGTACTTGGATTAAAGTCTGTTGGGATTTTTGAAGACCGCTAATAGTTTCACTTTCTGCTCTTGCGTAAGTCTGTTGGGCTGCGGCTGCTTGTTGTGCGTCACGTTGTTGAGCGGCTGAGTTTTGAGTTTGAGTAATGCGATTATTGCCAACTTGACTTAAGCTTTCAGGTGCCCATACTTCAGGTTTTGCAACAGGAGTATAGGCAGCCTGTTGAGGAGCTGAAACTGTAGGAGCCGCTCCACCTTGTCCGGCTCTTGCAATATATTGGTCAATATTTGGGGCAATGCTGTTGTATTTACTATTAACTTGATTCACCTGAGCTTGCACGTAACCGTTTACAGTGCGTCTTGCATTATTAATGTCGTTTTTGCCATTGCCTACATATTGATCTAATCTGCGCCCTGTAAAACCTCCTGTTATCATCCCGTGAACCAATATATTTGCAGCAACATTAGCATCACGAATTAATTCAGGATTATTAACCAAATCTAAACCTAGACGCTCACCTTGCTTCTGGTAGTTTTGCTTGTGAGTCAGTTGTACCATCCCGCGCCCTTTGTATCTGGCACCCCCCCCATAATGAGCAAAGCGGCTATCGGGTCCTTGTTCTTCAAAATACTTGAAGTTGCCTGACTCATGTAGTGCTGTTGCAACAATATAGCTAATCTGAGCTTTGTCTGTGACTCCTAAACGAATTGCTTCATTAACAATTGTTTGAATGTTGTCTTCTTTGGAGCGTTTTGTGTAGTCACCAGCGTTTGTTATTACGGCATTACCATTAGCCCCGCCACGTCTAGCTGTTGCATTGCGTCCAGCTTGCGCTAGTTGTTCAGAAGTGGCTACTGCTGCTTGCTGGTTGGCTTTCCTAGCATCCTCTTCACCATAATGATTATGACCATCTCCTAAATGATGCTCTTGTTGAGTTACAGTTTGACCCGCTTGCATTCCTTTTTTAATTACAATGTTTTGTCCTTGACGCTCTACAATGCCAAGCTTTTCATAAAACTTTATAGGGTCTACTGTTCCTGTATGACCAGAGCCACCTTGTCCTTGAGCATTAGCATCTGTTCTAATTTCGTAGTGAAATACACCTGTATTTGTTTCACCTTTGCCTATTGCTTGACCTGGTTTTATTTCTTGACCCACTTTTACTAATACTTGTGCAACTTCTGCAATGCGTTCAACCACCTTCAAAGTAGGATTATAAACATCTACATAATGACCATAACCACCTTGGTCATATCCTACTTTAGTGATTTTTCCACCGATAAAAGATTGAGCTTCTTGGTTGCCACTAACATCTAAATCTTGTCCTGCGTGTCTCCTGCTACCCCCATCTCTAGATGCACCATACTCTTGAGCAGCAAGAGTACCAGTGCGATAACGTTCTGTAACTTTGCCACCACCTTGCGCCCAATTAGTAAAGCGATCCCATTGATGCCCTATTGCATCACCCGCACTCTGTACGGCTCCCCCTACGGCTTGACCGATACCACTATTGGCAATACTTTGCCCCCAACTACTTAGAGTTTGACCAATAGTATTAAGAATTGGAATATTATTTGCAAACGTCTTGAACCAATCAACAGTATTTGAGATTACACCCATAATCCCTTGACCAATGGCAGTAAAGACAGCTTGCACTGATATGGTTATCTTCTCTACAGTGCCTAATTCTGCCCACCACTTAGCTGACTGCTCAGCCGTTAATCCGGTTTTCTGAGTATTTGCATCTATGCTTGCTCCTACTCCTTGCATAGCAGCATTACTGCCATCAATAGCCATCGTATTGATATCTATCTGACTTTGGAGATAAGAGGCTGAATCGGTTGTAGAGCCTACTGATTGATTGAGGCTATCTGATGCCATAGCACCCGTATCTATTGCCCCTGCTACACCCTCTAGCCCACTCTGCAAGTAGCTAACATCGTCTGATGTCTGCGTTACTAATCCGCTTGACTCTGCAAACATGGCATTCACACCAGCAGTAGCAGCAGCTAAATCATCAGTCTCATCTACAGATGCTCCAATTGCATCACCTAGTTTTTGGATGTCATCATTAGCCCCAACGGAATTAACGTCTATTTCTACTGGGATGGTAGGCAGGTCAGAACCCTTAAGTTCTAATGCTGGCAACTGCTTGCGTAACTCTTCACCACTTCTGAAAGTATCTTCAAAGGCATTTTGAGCTTGTAGTATTTGACTTTGAGCATCAAACGAACCATCAGCAGCACTTGCTATCTGAGTTACAGCGTCTAAAATGCCACCTACAAACTGACTGATAATATTGTCATTTGCTCCCAACAGAGCAGCATTGATCGTATTGGTATGCTGTTGAGTTTGGATTTCTGATACTTGCTTAGCGAGTTGAATCTCACTTTCAGCAGCTTGTCTGGCAATGCCTCTGTAGTACTCTTCTACTTGTTTGTTAAGGTCTTTAAGTTGTTGTTGAGCTTCTGATTGTCTTTGGATGGCTTGCGCCTCCATTTCAGAAGTTTCTAACTCTAGCTCTTTAATGCGAGCGTATTGGGTAAAGACTTCTTGTTCTTTAGCATTACCTTGCGCTTCTGCCTTTTGAGCCAGCAAATTAAAGCCTTGAGCATCAGTAGTGCTAACGTCTACTTTGTAATTTGTCAATATGTCTTCACCGCCTTGAGCGGCTAGACTTTCACGCATCTCTAGGGCAGTACGCTTGTTAGCTTGTAACTTTTGAGCAAGCATATCCTGCTCTGCTGATTGCTGTTTAAAGCCTTTTTGTGCAGAACTTAAAGAATCATTTGCAAAGATGCCCTTTAATGTCTCGTTGTATTGCTTTTGAAGTGTCGTTGCATTATCGGCTAACTGAGCATTTAGAGAAGCAAATTGACGCTGTAGGGCAAGTAATGCTGTAGTACTATCTTTAATCTGGCTATTGAGATATTTTTGCTCTTTCTCAGCCTCAGAAAGACTCATTTTAAGAGTTTGTGTTGCTCTGTCATACTCTTCTTGAGTCCATGAATCCTGAGAAGCTTCTTCATCAATCTTCGCTAAAGCATCCTCATACACCTTAATTTGTGCAGCAACATCGCTTTGTAATTGCTGAATAGGAGCGGCTGTTACATCACGAGTCTTCAGCAGTTCGCGTTCTTGTTCTCTAAGCTTGCGTAATCCTTCTGTATCACCTGAGTCTGTAGAAGCTAATGCTCTACGCTGCATTCTGATGTCTTCTAACTTTTTCTCAATGGCGGTAAATTCTTTGAGGGAATTGTCCTTACCAATACGCATATCGAGAACGCGCTGTGATATCGCACCTCCTGATTGGCTTAGAGTTTGTACCGCCTCAGCTTTGTCATACATTTCTTTTTGGGCGTAAGATTTCCAGGTAGGATCTATTTTTTGTAGACCTTTATCCATCTGGTTTTCTGCCCATCTCATGTTTTTCTTTCCAAAGATAGAACCAATAATGCTATCTTCAAAGCGACTGCCTTGACTCTTTAACTCAGTTTCATCAGTAGGCAAGGATTTACCCATCCCCTCAGCAGATTCCTTAGCTTTATCAAATGCTAGGGCTAAATTATTAACCCTATCTACTGATTCTTCTGCCCATGTATTGAATTGTCCACCCGCATTACTTCCAGCCTTAAATGCTGCAAATACAGCATCAATTAGAAGTTGGAACAAGATAAACTCTAAGCTCATCTTTGCAATAATTGGCAAAACAGCCTTAAATGCAACAGTAAGCGCAAGTATGCCAGCTTGGAACAATGGTAGCTTTGCAACTATAGGGATTACAGTAGCCAAAACATTCTTACTTGCCACCATAAACTTAACGAGTGACAATACAGCCATTGAAGTAGACCACTTGGCAAAGACAGCAGCCATGTACTTCAATGGATTTTCAGCCATCCAAGCCGCTGACTGTACTCTTAACTTCTCAATTGGTGTGATTGTCTTACCTATTTCTAACTGCACATCTACTAGTGCGTTGTTATAACGATTTGTTGCTGTGGAGAGAGTATCCATTGCACCAGCGATCTTAGGTTGATTGTCAACATTCATTTGTTGAATGAATCTAGGCAAGAAATCATCTACAAGTATGCTGTTGCTCTGAATGAAGTTTTGAAACTCAGCATTGGTCATACCCATAGAGCGAGCAGCCGTATCAAGACTACCTGGGATGGCTTTCATCATTTGTTGAAAGCTACCCATACTTAAGGTAGATTCATCAGTCAAGTTGGCAAATGCTGAGAATATCTGCTCTGATTGCTGAGGAGTACTTGAGTAGATTAACGACGCTTCTTGAGCAGCCCTGTTTGTCTGCTCAGCCATTCGGCTACCCATCTTAGGGTTAACATTACCAAAGATTTGAGTTGCACCTTGAGCGGCTGTAGCTTTATCTACTCCTAGCTCACTGGCAGATTGCATTACTCTATCAAACGTTTCAGCACCTCGGTTAGCTTCGTTTGAGACTTGAATGAAGCTTTTCTTAAGTCCATCAAATTGAACTGCTACTAACTGAATCTGAGCGGCAAGTGTGGCAAGTCCGGTAAAACGACCAAGTACACTCAAGAATCTTAAGGCAACTATTCCAGCTCCAGAACCCGCCATTGCAAAAGACTTTAAGCTTCCTACAGCTTTGCCTGCCAAGTCTCCAAAGTAAGGTAATGTCTGAGCCTTCTTTTCTAGCTTATCTAGTTCCTTGCCTACTATCTTTTGCAAATCTTGAACAACATCAGCCATTCCCTTGATGTTAAGTTTTGCATAGAGTTCAATAGGAACTTTAAAGCGCTTATTGACAGATTGAACAGCTTTGTCTAGTGCTTGAAATGCGCTTGTAGGATTGCTTAGGTCAACACCTGATACCTGTTTTGCTCTTTCAGCTTGTTGTTGAACTGCTTTTCTGACAGGTCTAGGAACAACACGTGTAAATACCCTTTGAGCGGTGTTGCCTTCTGGCAAGAAAGGTGTGGGGTTCCGTATCTCCCTGTAGGCTCGCCTCATGCTTTGCATAGACTTTCCAGCTCCTAAGCGGTAAGGCTTAGCTTTTTCTGTAGCGGGTACCACAGGATTCATGTTGTCGGGAGTTTTAGCAGCTTGCTTGAGACTATTAAGAAAAAGCCTTGCGCGTTTCTTAAGTTTTTCTGACTCTTGCGCGCCAAGTGCCAACGCATCTATTGAAGCCTCTAGGTTCTCAGCGATACCTTTAATGGGAGTGGCGTAGTTAGAACGCTTGCCTTTAGCTCTGGTGCTTACACGTGCTAATACTTCTCCTGAGCGTTTGCTAAATTCTTGAGCTTCCGCTTCAGTAGTGCCTTCAATAGACTCTCTTGCTGCTTCAATTAATGGCTTGAGTTTTTTGGAATATTGTGCTAATGCTCTGGGGTTAGCCTTAAGCATTTCTCGCATTTGTCGAGAAATAATAATTTGATTCTTCTCTGCATCGTAAAGAGCTTCTTTGCCAGCTTTAGCTAATGCAGATTCATTGACTGTTAGTTCTGGTAAGCTGTTTTCATCAAAGCTAGCACCAGCTAGACTTGATACTTCTTTAAGGACTTCCTTATAATTGCCTTCTACGTAATCTGCTAGACGATTATTGAAGCTCTCTACTGCCTTCTCTGTGACTTGCTGAGTACCCTTAATAGTCTGTTGAATAGGTTTTCTTATGCGAACTCTTACGCGCTGTCCTAAGCCTCTAGGGTCAAGCCTTGGGAGTTGAGGTGTAGTGCCTTGCACTGGTGTTGCTCGCCTGTATTCCGCTTCAGATTCTTGTTCCCAAGGATCGGGTATATCGTTAGATAACTGAGTAGGAGTGCCTTTTCCACGTCTGACGTATTGGAAGCCGCCATAAGCTCTTGAGGATTCTTTTGACGTTCTGTTGCCTGTTAAAAATCCACTGATAATACTTTGAGCTTTTGCTGCTAAGTTCTTACCAAAGTCGGTAATAACTTTTGTTAGATGGTTTAAACCTTCGCTTAGGTAGGCTTCGATATCGTCTAAGGCTTTTCTGAATGCTGCTTTTTCCTGCTTGAAGTCACCGAAAGCATTCTCAAAGACTTCTGTTGCAGCAAGGTTTTCTAAGATACCTTGTGTGTTCTGTTCAAAGTCTGAAGCATCAGCTTCAACTGTTCCAAGTACAGCTTTGGCACGATCGCTCATTGCTGGATTTTGTTGAGCAGCAAAGTCTACAGATTCAAGTGCTGCTTTTTGAGCATCAGAGGAAGTCTCATTAAAGGCTTTTAGATTAGTACCTGGTTTTAGACCTAGCTGCAAGTCTTCCATTGACAATGTGCCAAGGTCAAACTGCATAGCATGGCGAGCCTCATGCACCAATGCCGCCATCTGTTCAGCGTATTGTTGCAATCCTTCGGGGGTTTCAGCTAGTGCCTGCTGAAGTTCTTTAGAAATAATTATTTGATTATTTGCAATATCATAAAGAGCATCTGCTGACTGTTGTTCTAATAGCTTTTCATCTACCTTTAATCCAGGAAGATTGCGACCACCTAAGTCAAAGTCTGATAAGGTTGCTACCTCTTTAAAGAAATTTTTATAATTCTGTTCTAATTGTTTTGCTTGTTTTGCTGTAAGCCCCTTATAAGCCCGTAAGCCATTGTTAATTATTGGTTGCAGATTTGGTGGCTTTATAACCTTGCCAATGTCTTTACCTAATTGTTCAGCGCGTTCTGTTGCTGTTCGTATTTGATCAACTTGTTGGGGGTTTTCAGAAACACGTTCTAGAATCTTTCCTGTTGATGCCTGGAAGCTATAGGCTCTTTGCTCTAACTGCCCTATGGTCTTTAAATAATCATTGTTTGCTCGTGGCTGACTTCGCTTAGTGTCAGCCATTGCTATCCTTGCCATTCTGTCACCGTTAACAGTGACAGATGGAGATAAGGGAGTTTCAATCTGATCTGTTCCTCTTGCCAACCCTCCTATGGTCTTTTCGCCAAAAGCTAAATCAATACTATGAAATAACTCATGAGTCAAAGAAGTTAGTTCTTTACTATAGTTTTTTAATTCTTCTGTAGGAAGAGCAAGCAATTCTGCCAATCGTGGTTGAATTGTTATTTCATTTTTTGAACCAGACTCGTAATAAGCATTTGCATCTAAACGTTTAAGCTTAGCAGGGTCTACAGTTAATTTTGGGACTTGAGTTTGATTTACCGTAACCCCTGCTACGTCTGCCATTTCTTTAAGAATGGCATGATAATTTTTAAGTATTTGCTGCTCTTTATCTCCATTCCCTACAATTTGCTGAGCAGGTGTTTTTATAACTTTCTTTCCAGCTTGCGCTAAAGGGGCAACAGATTTACCCTTTAGTCCAAATCCTTTGATTAGTTGATTCTGAAGACCTTGTAATACTTCATCCGCTGCTTTAACGTCTTCTAAAATTTCCAAGGGGATGTTGTCTATTTGATCGGCTATTGTTTCACGATGCTTTGTGAGTTCGTCTAATACAGGGTCAATTGCTCCACTTGCAGCAAGAGTAGGACGCATTCGAGGGTTAATGCTAAGACTTTCTTGTGCGGCATTCATTGCCGACATCATGTTCTCTTCAAAGTCCTGACCGAGTGCAAAAGGGGCTTCTCTCCCCATGTGGGAGAAAATGTCACGCTGCACATCCGGATTGTTTGTGTACTCTTCTAAAAGGTGTTTTCGACCTGCTTTAGCATAAGTTCTAAGGTTAGGTGACTTGACAGGTTGAAGTTTAGAGAGCGGGTCTTGTCCACCTAATACGCTAATGTAATCTTCTTGAGAGGCAGTGTTGGAGATTCCATAGTGAGGTGTACCTATTCCTACACCTTTAAATGGTGTTCTAGTTTCACGGCTTAACTCAGCCGCTTCTTGCATTACAAAACCTCCTGCTGAGTAGCCATAACCTTCAATGTTTGGAATGTTTAAGCCTTGTTCTTTAGCTTTCTTGGCGTAAGCTTTAGCGTAGGCAGCAGCTTGTATAGAGTCTTCTTTGTAACCTTTGCCTAAATTATGCTTTGCAACTACTTTGACAGCATTTTTTGCCCATGAGATAGGGTCTTTCTCAACTGTTGCATCATAGTCACCCCAATCCGTATCAGGATTTTCTACAGGCTGTACATGAGTACCTTCTCCTAAGAATGGCTTCATTCTTTCAGCAACAGAATGGCTTGACTTGCCATGCTTACTTGCAAAACCACCTGACACAAGTGCAATACGTTTAGTGTCTTTAGGAAGGTCTGGAAGAGTCTGATAGATTTGCTCTGCTCGCTCTTCTACAATGCGAGCGTTGTATTGCATTTCTTTAATGCGACGCTGTTGGAGTGCATTAAACTTAGGTTGCTTGGCGCGTCTTAAAAACTGCTGTTGCCCTTGTTGATTGCCTTGATTTTGAATGCTTTCTAAAGAAACTTTCTGAGCTTCTGTTGAGGTTGCTTTGCGAATCTTAGCTATCTGAAGCTTTGCCGACTGTAAAATGTTTTTTGCATCCTCTTCAGTAGCTTCTGATAATGTGGCAATAACGGCTTGATATTCTTTTTCTATTTGATTGCCAAGGTCAGACAGTGCAGAAATATTGGCAGTACCTTTAATCCCTTTGAGACTGGTGCTAAGTCGTTTAGTAGTATCTGATAACTGAGTTTTAAGCTGAACTGCTGTAAGCTTTGATAATTGTTCAGAGGTTTTAACAGCCTCTTGACGAATATTATCAATGTAAGGTAATTGAGTTTTAAGTTGTTGTGGAGACTGTCCGCTTAATAAGCCTTCTACGGCTTGAACTTTAGTAGATGCTTTGACACCTGCTTTCTTTGCTAGAGGCTGAATAACATCCCTGTTATTCATTTGCAGCATCTCTTGGCGTAACTTATCAGTTTCTTTATTTTGAACAACTACCTGCTTTTTAGTTACAGCAACTTGACTTTTATAATTAAGTTGAGTAAAGGCTTGACGTTGTTCTTTTTGTTGAGTAACGGTTTGTTTGGCTTTACCTGTAGCTTTATCAAATAAGGCTGAGCCTCCCTTAAAGGTTGCTCCAAGTAGCAAGCCTGAACCTATCTCTCCTAAGAGTCCTTTCTTTTGGCTCTTAAAGCCTTTCTCAAGCGCATCGGCTATCTTGTCGGCTGCTGAGTCGATTGCAGAATCAAGAGCCTTTGTCTGAGCTTCTAGAGGCTTTGTGAAATTCAACGTGGACTTTGTTGATGAAACTGAATGAGTGGCTAATGCAGTTGACTTATAGCCAGGGTCATCATACTCAACTTCAACTCTAACTTTCTTGCCCTTTATGGTGCGCTTTTCAAAAGCATCAACCCTACTGGTGTCCGCATGGACAGTAATAGGATTAGCTGCCATCCACTTATTGATGTCTTTGACGTGAGTACGCTTAAGCTCAATGTGCTTGTTCAGTTCATAAAGCTCTGAGTCGTCAACACAGATTTTTACTTCTGGGATATTGCCAATTGACTTGTTAATCTGCTGACGTGCGTTAATAACACCTCTAGTGTCTACTTCTGTTGTGACTTTAACTTTGTAAGGTGCTTGCTTCTGTAATCGTCTTCTAAGTGTCAGTAGTGCTGTGTCATCTACCTCTAAGTTCAGAGTTAGTGGCTTTGCTAACGTTGCCTCTAACTGCTTTCTGTCACGCTCTAAGCTCTGTGTGTTGAGCTTTACGTCTACCTCTAGGCTTTTTATTTTGGTACGCTCAAGCGCTGCAAGTCCTGAATTAAATCCCGATAAATTAATCTCCGTAGGAATAGAAACTGACGCAATGTCTATAGACATACAACAAGAGGGGAGACACAAGCATCTCCCCATCTTAGACCTTATTTGCTATATTCCCTAGACTCTGGCTAAAGTAACACTTTCCTCTTGAGCCTGATATTTCCCTTTTCTGTCGCTGTAGGAAATCATGCACGGCTCGCAGTCAAAAAACAATAACTGCACTACACCCTCATTTGCATAAAGCTTGATGTCTGCATTGCTTGAGTTGGAAAACTCTAACGTAAGGTGACCTTCCCATCCAGGCTCAGCAGGAGAAAGATTAGCAATCAGACCCACTCTGCAATAAGTACTCTTGCCGATACACAACACTGTGATATTCCTAGGTATCTTCAGTCGCTCTAAGGCGACTCCAAGACCGTAAGTATTGCCAGGGATGACAAAATACTCCCCTGTTTCATCAGAATGCAGTGTGGCTTGTTCTAGATGCTTCTCAGAGAAGTTCTTGGGGTCTACTATGCTACCAGGTACGTGTTTGAATATCCTGAAGTCTTTAGGCGATAGGCAGATGTCATAACCCGAAGATGAGCATCCGTAACTGATGACTTTGCGATCGTCTACTTTACGAACTTGATTAGGCTCAAATGGTGTGATAAGTCCATTACTTGCTGCTAAATGTATCCATCTGTCATTTTTAAGCATGATAGTTAGGGGGCTAATTTGTTTTTACCTAATCGGTTTTCTGCATACCACTCAGCCACTTGAGGCATCCAAATAGCAAACTGCTTGAAAAGCAGCTGCGAGAATTGCTGAGTTTCTAGCTGGACATCTTTTGTACTTCTTACGTCTAGAAGATGCAACAGACTACGAGCATTTACACTCAAGACAAAATTCTGTCTAATACTCATTGCCATCAACTCTCTAGCGTGTTCCTCCGATTGTCCTTTAGCGATTGCCCTTGCATACTCTTTTGCAAGGTTGTATAGGATACCTAACCGCTCTGTATAGTCTTCCTCTGTGAAGTCATATTTGGCACCGTCTCTATCGGTGTAATGTCCTGGAGGTCTGATAAAGAACAGCTCTTCAGGCGATCGCTTATGATTTGCAACGTCTAGAATATGCTCTGAGCAGTAACGTAAACTCTGTACGTCAAAAGAAATTCCCACCCTGTGAGTTCTTAAGTGCATCACAACATGATGAGGAAAACCGACACAGTTAAATGTAATTTGACTGTGTTCGAGAACGCCCCAGTGGAGATGCTTTAGGCAATGCTTAACGATGTACTCACCTGCTTGAACTTCACTAGGACATTTATCAAGTCTGTCTACTACAGCATGAGGACTATAATCTTGATGCATTGCGAGCCAGCATAATTGCTGTGGGTTAGGGGTTGCTCGCAATAACTCTACTCTAAAATATTTGTCCATGTTTAGTAATTCTTAATGAGTAATTCTGTAACATTACCTCTCTTGTTACCCTTGCTGTTAATGCTTCGCTTTGCTTGTACCTCTATGACCTTGTAATCCTTGTAGAGGTTGCGAATAAACGGCGTATCAGCATTACTCTGAAGGACTTTAACATCTTTTGCAGTGAGTTCATCTACAAGCTTTTTAAGAATGACATGATGTTCTTTATGAAAGCCTCCTGCTGAATAGCCCGTAAAGCTTGCCGTATCACTCAGGATGTCATAGGGTGGGTCTAGATAGACGAAATCCCCCGCTACTGGCTTAGTTAGGGCTATTTGAAAGTCTTCTGCAACTAGCCGTTTTCCAAAATCCGATAAGTAGTTTCTAATTCCGTCAAGGCTCTCAGGTTCATAAATAGTAGGATTGTCATAGTATCCCCAAGGACTATTTACTTCACCTTTTCTATTGACTCGATATAACCCGTTATAACAGGTTTTATTGAGGTAAATTACTCTTGCTGCTTTCCAACTAGACTCTCTGTTTTGCCAATCTTCTGCTCTATCGGCTGCTCGCAACTCATGAAAGAAGTCTTGATTGATTGGAAATGAGTCTAAATGCTTTGTTACCTTTTCAGGGAGACTTTGAAGGCATTGATAGCAATTAATCAACTCTGCATTGATGTCTGATACAAACGCTTTTGGAGGCAACAAGTGAAACAATAAAGCACCGCCACCTAAGAACGGCTCATAGTAACAACCGTATTTAAAAGGGACATGTTCAGACAGTACAGGCAATAACTGTGTCTTGCCTCCTGCCCATTTCAAGAATGGCTTTAAGCTCATTGACATCCAGATAAAGTCGATGCACCCATCATAGACTTGTTTACCGCACCACGTCAACATGACTCCTAGCAAGCTTCCAACTGAGCTTCTACTACTTGCTCTTTACCTACAGTAAACTCTGTTCTTTTTAGGTTAATACCGTCTGCTATCGGTTCCTGAATTTCTTTCTGTACTTGGCTTTCAGTCCAATCTTTGAGAATAGCCTCGATCACATTAGCTCTGTGGATGCAGTTTATTTCCTCTGCTGGGATCTTGTAAGACTGCTTCTGTTTCTTGGTCGCTTTTGTGACGCTATAACCCAACTTGGCTAACATTGGTTTAACTACAAGTCTGATAGGATTGTTAAACATCTCCCGACTGTGGATTGGAATGCCGCAATCAAGACCCCATTGAATTAACTTCGCAGTTTTCCATTGTTTCATTTTCTTAAACAGTGGATCAAAGTCTTTCTTCTCGAACTTCTGCTCGTCATCATTCAAGTCAATTACCTTAAGCAGTCCAAAGTTTAGAATCTCTCTAACTTCCTGAACCTTCCCTGGTACATCTTGAGGGGTTATAAAGCCATGCTTTTCATATTGCTTTGCCATTTTGTTAGTTCGGTAAGCGTCAATAGTCTCAATGATTTCAGGGTTCTGTAGGTATACTTGGAGTTTTACTGCTGATAGCCACCGAGGATTAAACTTGACCAGTTCTACCAGTGCAGCGTCCACCTTGTCTAACTCCAACTTTGTCCAGTGGGCAACAGAGAACTTGTGAGCAGCATTGCGTTGTTCTCTGTCATCAACAGTAGATAGGATGTGTCTAGCTTGTTCATAGTCTAATATCTGGCTTGCGTCAGCTTCAGCGATCGCCTTTGCCTCTTCCTTCATCATTTGCTGCTGAAGTTCTTTGATTTCATCACACAACGCTGTTTTATTGCCTTTTTTGCTCACAACGTCCCATCCTTCAGCCTTCATACCATCTACAAAGCATTTGTGATAATGCTTCATCTGAAAGTTTTTCTTGGCTTCGATGTTTGCGAGCAAATGAAACTCAGCAGTATCAAAGCTTGGCTTATCATTCTCAAGTTTCTCCATTAACTCAAGTGTTGCCTTTGCAACACTAACGCTGTGGTCAGGGTCTTTACCTTCTTCAAGTAGCTTCTGAGCAACCTTAGCTGTAATGAATGACTGAGCCTCTACTTTATTGATAAGCCTGTCTTTGATTGGTTTTGGAGTAATGAGGGTGTCCTTGCCTTTTTTAGCAGGGTCTACGAGGTTATCTGCAAAGATAGTCCAAGGAATTGTCTTACGGTTGCGAGCAACCATCTGACGGGCTTGATCTGAAATAATAGCCCCCTTGAATACTCCATAACCCTCATCAAAGTAATCAACGTTGATGGATACTCCCACGTTGATTGTAGGAGTGTAAAAAATAGCAATGGGGTTCTGTTCCTTAATTGCCTTGTTAATGTCCTTGAGGCGAGCTTTGTTAGCTTCCGTGTGACTTGTCTCGCTGTCAATAAGCCATAGCTTATCTGCCAAGTCTTCATGATTAATTGACTTAAGATACTTTTCTGCAAAACGATGCATTGTTTTTGCTGTCTTGAGGCTGTCTGTTGCAACCAAGAAAGGCATATTCATCTCTATCCCTGCCTTGATTGCATTTTTAACTTCACCGTCTTTGGTGTGAAAAACAGGGATAGTTTTTTTCTTGTCAACGTAAGAATTGTCAATTACTGTAATTGGCAAGCCTCTGCTAATCGTTCTGAAGAAATCTACAGACGGCTCACTCAAATCAGCGTCAGCAATTACAATCAGTCCACCATTGTCTCTGATGTGGTCTACAATTCTTCTGAGTTCAGCGTGAATATCAGCGCGATTACCACGTCTCCCGATTGTCTTGGCAGTGCAAAGATGGTCTAAACCGCTCTCAACTTCATCAATAATGAGTAGAATCTGTTTATTGCGATAGTCGGCTTTATGGAACTTGTGTAGGCTATCCCAACAGCAAGACATCGTGTTTGATTGCCCCTGGAAGAATGACTCCATGCCATCTTCATCCACCCACTTGATACCCCAATCATTAGATTGAGCTAAACCTAAATTTCGTCTGAGAGTAACACTTACGGTTAACCAGCAATCCTTGGCAACTTCCTTGATTTTGTCTCTAACTCGGTAGCTTTTGCCCGTACCTTTAGGAGCTTTCAGAGCTAGAATTTGTCCTTGTTGTTTGCACTGCTCAAGAGATGGAATGTAAGAGACAGTCTCATCACTCAAGTACCGCTCATTGCATTTGTAGTAGGTTTTGACCTTGCTGCGGTCTATTGCCATCCGAGCCTGATACTCTGCAAACTCGCGTTCTTCTGCCTCAAACTTAGCCTGCCTTGCTTTTGCTAGCTCGTTCTCGTCATCTTCTGTCTTAGCTGGTTTGAGCTTCCGAGCTTTGTACTCCTCAGCCGATATTTGCCCCTGCTCTTTCTTGGCATTCCGTAAAATAGTTGCCCACTTCTCTTTGAAAAGCCTCTCCTCTTCAGGATTGCTTCTGAATGCCAGTTCTTTTAATGCTCTGAAGATTTCCTTTGTGCAAGTACCTTTGTGTGAGATAAAAGCACCTGTCTCCATATTGATGTGGAGAGAGTCTAGAGAATGACTATCACTCTCACTCTCTGGCACTGTTGGATCTTGTCCAGTAATCCAACCAGGTCTGCCATTCTCACGGTATCCAAAAAGGTATTGCGCCCATCGTAGAATGTCGCTTTCTCTGCCAGTGTCAACACCATCTAAGTTGACAACCTGATGCTTTTTAAGCTCATCCAGTGGTTTAACCCAAGCGTCAACAGGGTCTACATCTTGCGCGTTGTATTCTTTCTGGAGCAAGTCCGAATAGACTTCTGTGCGTCGATAAAGTTCTGCAACTAACTCAGCAGGACAGTTAAGAACCTGTTGCACAGATGGTAGAAGCTTGTAGTCTTCATCCTGACTTCCCCACTGACTGTTTAAAACCCTGTTTACTTTGTTGTAAGCATCTAGCCGCTTAGCTGAATACTCCATACCAGAATAAACTGCTAGCGCTTGACGGTATTCACGTCTGGTGTATTGATTCTGAGGCTCACACACCAATAAGTCACACTTCAGATAATCAAAGCTATCGGCGTACTTGTCATACTTGACGTGAAAGAAACCAGCTAAACGCATCGGTCTAGCAAGGTTAGTAATACTCACATCTGACTGCAAAGCAAGAGTAGTCGGCTTCTGTACCTCATCCTTCCAATTGGGTATCTGCCACTCTGACTCTTTGAAACGGAAGTAGACATGTAAACTCTTACGGGTTCTGACAACCACAGACGGCTTAAGACCTGTCTTGGAGATGAAGTCGTTTAGCTTAGCTTGCTGTTGCTTAAAAGAAGTGTCATCCGTCTCATAGAAGGCATTCATGGTGTGGGTGATGTCACCGTCTTTATGCCCTCCCTTGTTTGGGAGTAAGTACATCCCATAACCATGAGCATTGTCCTTAAGCAACACTCTCCACCATTTCAGAGTAGCATTAGCTTCATCTCTAACCCACTCTGTGACTGGTTCGCCTTTGCTATCAACTCCGACTTTTACTTTCTTGTAAGGAACTAACCTGTATTCATCGTTAGGCAAAATATCTAAGTCGTAATTTATCCCTCTTCTAAAGGAGAAATTAGTGAAATATTTTTCTGCTAAGCCCTTTGGTGGTAGACAACGAATCGCTACCGTATCACCTTCTTTGAATCCTGTTGCCTTAATCTGAGCAATCGCTAAATCTAGTTTTTCGTTCCATTCGTCTCTTGTTCCAAGGTTGCCACGTTGTTGAGATTGTGGCAAAGGTGGCATCTTAGCATCCGGTAGCGTTAATGCTTCTAAGTCTTTTGTGCTGTCTAAATACTGTAATAGAGGTGACGTTGCTCTTGCTGCCTCTAGTGAGTCTTGCTCAGGCTCTTGAGGAAATTGCTGTAAAGTAGCCAGCCTTGTCTGTAATTCTGCTCTCTTAGCGTCCAATGAGAGCATTGTGGGATTGACATTTGACTTATCGGAGCCGGGCGTGTTACAGTTAGTCATATATTTTTAAACCTAACGACTAAGGGCGTGGCGCTAACCACGCCCTTTTTGTATGTGTTTACTCAATTCAGTGGTTGTTGCAATTGCTGTCTAGTGTACAACGCTTCTTTGTTTGAGGCAAGTTACCAACATTCAGAGTATTCAGGGAACACCGTGCCACCTTCTGCCCTAAAAGCGTCAAGTGCATCTTCCAGAGCTTGCCACCCCGTTGAAGATTTTCCCACCATGTATAAAAACGAGTTGTTAAGCTTTATTTTTTTCCCTTCTTCATCAATCTGATAAAAATGTGGTGGGACTTCCTTTTCTTTAAGTGCTGCTTTTACTTTTTCTAGTGGTGTCATTTGTCTAAACTCCTAACTGATATTCTGGGATAACCTTGCCGCCATCTGCAATCAACGCATCTTCTAGAGGTTGCCACACCTCCGTAGAGTCTCTGAGCATCCGTAAGAACGACTCATCTACCTTAAGCTCCTTGCTCGCCTCATCAATTTCGTAGAGGGCTGTGGGTACGCCTCTCACTTCAAATGCTGCTTTGATTGCTTGTAAAGGTGTCATAGTTTTCGTGATATACTTCCATTATTTTACCTAATCGTCAGCGCGTTGTCAATAAAAATCCCAAGCATTGCTGCCTGGGCAAAAAGAAGCCTATCAGTATCAACTGAGTTTAGATTACCATGACTTTGCTCGCCTCTTCAGAGGGCACTAACTGCCATCCAGCCTTGAGTAAGTGTTGCATGGTGGCATAACCTTTGCTAGCACCTGGCAGAGTACTATCAGGCTTCCTGAGATGAGAGAAGGCACTGTAGGGATGCCAATTGCCATCGTCAGCTTTGAGGTGGAGAACTTTGTTGGTTGCAGTGGAATGAGTTTCAAGCCATGCCATTTGACGGTACTTCATGAGGAACTTGGTTGTAGGATGTTCAGGATTAAAAGTGAACTGTAATGCTTAACCTATAAGGTTTATAGCTAGCGACACTAGTAGAGTGTAGATAATAACAGAGAGACTAATCTCCCGTTTTTGAGTCAGGTGTGTCAGGGATGTATGACCACCATTTAGCTTTGATGGGTTGATAATCCGTTGTTTCTTCCCATTGTTGACTCTTATAGTTATAAATGCCTAAATACCAAATATCATCAGTACTTTCTATCAAAACTTCTACAGTCTCAATTGAGTCATGGGGATTTGTAGAAGGTTTAACTTTACTTGCATCTTGCCACTCAATATTGCTGCTCATTAACTTGCCTCACTTGGTGCGGGTGAAATATAAGTCCACCACTTAGCAGTAACCTTAAGACTATCTACTGAGTCAGAATACTCACCTAGTCTGTAATTGTAGAAGCCCAACCAATAGTTTTTCGATTCATCCTGGATTAATACTTCTGTGCCTTCATCAGGCTTTACGATGTCGGCATTCTGCCAAATAAAATCAGTAACCATTAGCTCTTAGCTCGCCTCCCGCTTTGGTATCTCAGCCCATCTTTTAGCCTTGACAGTTAGTCCATCAATACTATCTACCCATCCTTGTAGAGGGTAGTAAATGCCTATAGTCTTAGCACCTCTTACGGTTTCAACCAACACTCCATCAGTATGGCTAGGCAATGCAACCTCTACCTCTTGCCATTCCCACTTGAAGCCCTCTAGCGGAGTCTCTAGCTCATACAACTTTGCTCGCCTATTCATTGACTTATAAGCATTGGCGATTGCCCTCTGGCGCTCTTCAGAGGTTGGATTCTCCCTACGACACGTAGAACAGCGTTTAGTCCTGACACTCTCAGGTGAGGTCAGTTTTGACCCACAGTTGCACTTAGGAATCTTAATGCCAGCTTTGCGACGAGCAACTAATGCTCGCATTCTCTCGGTACTTGTCGTTGCCATTGTTATCACAAGAATTAAATGTATAAAGGATTACTACATATTAGCTGAATGTCAAGTAGGTGACAAGTGGTGTAAGGTTAATAGGCGGAAGTACAACAGGTGTTATTAGTTATTAAACTCTGCTACTGCCGTTAGCTGTAACGTATATGTAGTAAGCAATAGTGGTCTGTTTAGAGTATGAACTCAACAGAGGGTAGTTAGTCTCCAGTCCGGTCTTGTTGCTGGCAGTTCAGGAGGTGCGATCGCATTTTGAGATAGAATAGAAAAGTGATGATTAGCAGATTACGGCGCTGACTTGCAGCATCGACCCTGTAAGTTTGAATCTGCTTATCGTTGTATTCCTTATTTAGTTGCAAAAAAGTCAGTAGTTAGCTCTGCTGGCTTTTTTGTTGGAGCTTCGCAAGGCGATCGCCTTTTTAGGAAATAAAAAAGCCCTCATCAGAGGGCTAGCGATTAACAGAAGTTAGTGAGTTGATTAGAAGTCGAGATAGAACTCAACTTCATCTATGAACATCTTGCGACGCTCGGTTACATCCATGACATGTGTTGCTCCATACGCTTGAACTTTGTCGTAAAGCTTGTTTGCTTGAGTGGGGCTTAGTCCTTTCCGCACTGCCCATCGAATACCGTTCTCTCTAGTTCCGTAACCCTCAGTAAAGATTGGTGTATACTCTCCAAGACCGAGACTAAAGTAACGTCCGGAAACACTACTTTCTTTATCTACAAGTTTGATTTTATTGAGAGCAGATTTAGCGTAAGGTCGAAATAAACAACAGCCATCAGGTTTTTGAATGTAGTACTCTAAAGCTGTTTTTAGAATAAAAACCTCTTCATCACCAAGCTGTACTTCGTTGTTGTGCTGAGTCACTTGATTAATCCTTTATTGCTCGCTTACATTTACCAGTATCGTCTTGTTTTATGCAAACGTCAACTATAATAAAAGAGTACTTTACAGACAACGCAGATGAACCAGCAAGATGAAGGCAAAACAACCATAGTGTTTAACAACACAGAAGACGTTATCAGCTTTGTAGAGGCACTACAAGACCGTTGGTTAGAGTCTTACTGGTGCAACATTAGGCACGAAGGCAATCAAGTTATAGTCTATGGAGGGTGGGAGAATATAACCGACTTGTGGGAGGTTATCTGCCAAGGTAATGTTAACGCCTCAGATAACGTCTTGTCTTACAGTTACGAAAAACACACATAATACATTTACAATGTTGCAACAAAGGCGGGTTAATTAACCCGTTTTTTTATTGGAAGACAAAAGCCATTAACCTCTATTAAGTTGCCTTTTAAAATACTTTTGTGTATCTAAGTTGCATCACATTCCAGAAAATAATCATAATCTTGTTTTGTTATCACAATATGTGCAACATCTTTAATATACTTAATTTGCTCAACCGTCTTAATCGGATAGCAATCACACATTGGATTGTTGTCAGCAACATCAAAAAGCTTCTGAAGAATAACCAAGTCCACATTACTCAACGGCTGCTCACCTATCAGCTTGTCTACATTTTTCTCAAACCAGCGAACAACTCTCAAGCAACTCACCTCCATCCACTCCATCCCCAAAATCAACCTTAAAATCTTACCCTGCAAGCATCCCAACAAACAGAACTAGTAGATCTAATACTTAATAACACCTCTACAAGTTCCGCCTCAAATCGAAAGAGTAAACATAGTCCTATAAGTCAGTCCATCAGGATGAGCGAGTCTTAAGCCCTCCCTTGACTCCACCCTGACAGACCCTTCGTGAGCCTCTGCACACGACTTCACAACAGCTAAACCTAGTCCAGTTCCCTTAGCTGTTGTATTGCCTCTCTCGAAGGCACTGAACAGGCGTTGTAAGTCTTCAGGTGGTATGCCCTCACCTTGGTCTGCTACCTGGATGAGCGTCTTTGTAGCCACCTTGTGAAGGCACACCCCTATCTCACCACTTGGAGTGTGTTTAATAGCATTCTCTAGTAGATTCACTATTGCCCTTTGCACCAAACTGGCATCACACATTACCTGGTACTCAAGTTCACTTTGGTACAGTCTAATAGTGTGATTAATAGCTTTTGACTCTACGGCATTAATGCTATTTCGGATGACTATTCCAAGGTCTGTAGATTGCTTAATCACGTCTAGTCTTCCTGCTTCTGCACGCGCTACTACCAAAGCATCGTTAAAGCCATCCAGCAATGTTGCAACATTTACAATGATGCGCTCGTAATGTTTTTCAAAATGACTGTTTGTAAGTTGTTGTTTTTTGTAATAGTAGTTTATTAGGTCGATACTACTTTGAATCGCTGTTACTGGATTCTTCCAATCATGAATACGGAAGCTTAGCTCACGTTCTTTAAGGTCTGCAGCTTCCTTAAGAGCTTTAACATCAGCTTCATTCTTTTCTATTTCAGCTTCTTGATTGGCTACTATTTGCTTGCGTAGTGCCGTCTCTTCTTTAAAACTCTGGAAGAGTAGCCAGAAGATACCAGCAGAAGCCATGCTAATGATTAGGATTATGCTATTGCGTACTGTGTTGAGTTGGTCAAGGATTGCAAGGTTGGTGCCAAGGATGGACTCTTGAGCGTAACGGATGCGGTTAGACCTAGCTCGAATGATATCCATGTAGCCTTTGCCTTCACCAGACTTGACTACGGGCAAAGCAGCCTCTAGACTTCTGAAGCGTCTTAAGGCAATCGTCTCTTCCAGTTCAGCAAGCTTAAGAGCCGTGAAGTGTTTAATATCTTCAAGGCTTTTTGCACTTACAGTGTCTGAGGTCTTAAGTAGACTTTCAAGCTTCGCGACATTAGCTTGTGCTATCCCTGCTCCTTCTATGTAAGGGTCTAGGTAATCATCGTCTCCAGTTAGGAGGAATCCCCTTTGACCCGTTTCAGCATCCTTTAGAGAGCCTTCTAGCTCGCTCAGAGCGAGTATGGCATTCTTTGCTCTCATACTGCTACTAGCAGCAGTGGAATAGTTCTGAGAAATAACAGCAAGTGCAACTACACCACTTGTGATACTTAAACCAAGTAGGGCTATTAAACTCCAGCGCTGTTGGGTTAATCTTACGGCTGCCATCTAAATTACCGTAAATGCCCATTGTACCGTCCTATACTAAAAATCCTGTGTACGATGCAGCACACAGGAGATTAAGTTATTTAATTGCTGTGAGAGCAATTAACAGTTGGAAGCTTTTACTAGGGTTAGCACTAAATTAATCGCACCATGAGAAGCGATAGCCCAAATAACACCATACTTCCTAGCAATATGCCATAAGAATAAACCGCAAATAAACTGCGGCAAAGGTATCCACCCCGAATGATAACGACTAGCTAGAATATTGCTTATGTTCCAAGTAAAGTTGTGGCAGAAAGCAAACACAGCAGAGCTAATAACATTTAGGATTAATGATTTTTTTTGCTTGAGTACTAACCTCATAAAGACTAACGGGACGAGCCTGAAGATTACTTCCTCAATTACTGGCATTATCAGAACAGACTCAATTAAATCCATAACAAGCCTGTAATTGTCACAACTGACTGTTCTGGTAGTACCTACACTGGCATTCCCACTTTTTAGAGGTGCATTTAAAAGACTGATTAAATAGCGTAAAGACAAATCAGACAATATTGCAGAAATTAGCGTTAAGTTGGTTTCGTGAAACACCAATAATGCTTTTTCTTTAAATGTGTAGGTGGCTTGTGTCTTCATAGTTAATTGTAGAGTGATAGTAATATTTTATTTAAATGTCAATACACTGTCAATAAAAAAGCGGCAATGCCTGTACATTGTCGCTTTAGAATATTATGAAAAGAATCAACTTGTATACTTTCCTGGATTCTCTATTTCTCTGTCAATCATTCCCTCTACTTGCATTACTGTGTCGTAGATTGATTCAGTTGTTGGAACCATGAACACAAAGTTTTTAGATTCATGCTTGATTACAATCTGATTGCTAAGAGTGCCATCGTCATTGTAAGTTTGGTAAACGTCCCAACCTTTGTATTTGTAGACTGGACTAGCTGCAAGCGTTTTAGCCATTAGTTTTCCTGGGTAATATTGCCGAAGCTGATAGAACCACCTACTTTAAGGTTAGTTCCTATTGATTGGTGGGAGTTCCCAGACTGAGTAATGCTACCTTCAAACTCGATAGGAGTAGACAGCTTAAGGTTTAGATTGTTTGTTACAGATGGGTGATTGGCTTTAATCTTGGTAATGCCATTTAAACGTCTAACGGTAGCCAGAATTAAGTCATTCTTTAAGACCTCTCCAAGATGCCCCTTGTCAGCGTCAAACTGAGAAGATAGATAGGTAATAGCTTCGGAGATAGTGTGACAGTTTTGAGTAACTTCTGTGTTGTTTATAAAAAGTAGAGCTTGGTACATGGCTTGTAGCTTTGAGTGAATGAGTCTATATTATCTAATCGTCAATCTAATGTCAATAAAAAAAGCGGCTAAAAATCTTAGCCGCTTTTTATGGTTTATTCGTAGAAGGCTATTGCTTCTTTCATTGCCTTAAGAGGTTCGCAATCGAACTTATCTATAAGCCTCATTGCGTAATTTTCGTGATACTCTATTTTCTTTAAGTCTTCTGCTGAGTGAGTATCGCGTAACTTATTGCGAGCCGATGCTTATCTACTTCCTCTCCAGTGTCTTCTACTTTCTTGCCTTTGCCTCCGTCACCATCACCTCTATCATCTAAGAGAATAGCTGCTAAAACTATCCAGTTAATTGAATTACGAATTCTGTCAACCAATGGAGACAGCAGCAAGTCAACAGGTAAGAACACTAAGCAGAAGTCGATACTAATTGCAACTACAATAGCTCGCCTAAATAAATTTAAAGACCTCCATCTGTAGTTGGGATAGATTGCAACAACCCAAAACAGCAGCCTTATTATTCCCCCAATAATCCAGTAGATTTGCAGGCTCTTGTATTGTTCCTCGAATGCTTGATTATAGATAAAGCTCAGTAGCCCTATTGCAATAGTTATGCCTATTCTTGTGAACGGGTCTTTAAGATTCATTCTTTCGTTTAATTCAATGCTTAATATTAGCTAATTGTCAACGTAATGTCAATGTAATGTCAATAAAAAAGGCTAGTCCTAACGCTAGCCTTTTAATCTACCTGTTCGCATCATACTGAGATAATGAGCCGTTCCATTGCACGTGAGTAAGCCACATACTTAAGCTGAGAGCGTTCTAAAGGCTCTTTGCAACGTAATAGATCGCGTTCAGCCACATAAACATTGTTAAAGCTACTTCCCTGAGAGCCATGCGTAGTGATGCAGAAGCTGTGTACAACACTGTCGAAGGAGTCTCTAAGCTTATACATTTCTCTCCAAGCAACTTTACGTTCTGTACTGCCTTTTGGTAATTTAAGCGCCATCTGTCGTAAGTCGTCTAACTCTGCATTTAATCTTTTACGCTCTGAAGGGTCAACAATAACCAGTCTCACTCGTCTATCTTCATCAACTACACTGGCTCGCACTTGCCATGCTTTGTAGCCTTCTACCTCATCCTCTACGACGCTCAATACATCCACTTCAAAGCGGTTCTTAAGAATTACTTCTGTTCCACTTCCAGGTTTCCAACGGGTAACAGGCTTAGTGCTTACTAACCGTTCACCAGGTACAAAAGCATCAGCTTTCTTACCGTAAAGCTTCTCATGACAAAAGTTGTTAATCCAGTCAACAACCTTATTCGTGTAACAGATTGCTTTTACTGAGTCTGGATTATCCAAATAGCGATCGCTCTGTAGGTCTTCTACAAGACGGTCTAAGAAGTCTTCAGAGTCGGTTACAATAACGTCTTCGCTGTTTGCATAATCCCTAGGGTCAATCCACTCACTAGACCCTACGTTGTCTCTTACAGCGGTTACTAGGCTCGCAATGGCTGAGCCTTCAGGGTATCTCATCACCTTAGAGAGGGTGTACGAGGCAGTAACGTTTGTGAAGACTGGGGAGATAGTCTTGTCGTTAACTGGCTTAAGTTGTTTGCTGTCACCCATGAAGATGAACTTAGGACGCTTACTTAAGCCGACTATTCGAGAGTGCATTGAAGCATTCAGCATTGATGCTTCATCAAGGATCGCAAGGTCAAAGTCTTGTAAATTCTGTTTACCGTCTTTATCTCCTACGGCTACCTCTTTACCATCGTCATCAGTCTCTAACTTCATGCCTAGGGACTGGTAGATAGTCTGATACTCAATGCCAGTGATTTTAGAAGACTTACCAAAAGCTTTAAGAACTTTCAAAGCCTTGTTTGTGGGAGTAGTGGCAGTGATCAGTAAGTGCGTTCGCTGTTTAGCACGATTCAAAAATGCTTGTAAGCTCGCAGTTTTCCCTGTGCCAGCGAACCCAATAAGAGTAAAGTCAGACTCGAACCATTGATCGGCGTAATTATTTCTAATATCCTGACAATCCTTATATTGAGTTAAGTCAGCAGAAGATACGACTTCTTTTAGTAAATGAAACCCTATTGGAGTATCAAAGAAATCTGTAATTTCAAAGTACCAGCATTCCATCAACAACACTGCACACACCTGCTGCTCATTCAACACTTTCCCGTCCGGTGTTGTAATGCCATACAAGCCTTGCTCAATACTTGCGTAGTCGATTGCATCCCAGTTATCTTGCCCTATCAGTGGTATTTCTTGCATAATCATTATTGACGTTTAGATAAATCAAGTTTAGCTGAGTGTTAGTACAATGTCAAAAACAAAGCCCCCTTTCGGAGGCTTGGAGCGAGTCAAACTATTGAGGATGAAAGTTAAAATGGGATATTATCAACACCTCCTGTTTCAGTATCGTCACCAACTGCTACTGCAACAGTGTCTAATGTCTGAGTGGCTTGAGCTTTAAGACCTGCCTCAACAGAAGCCATAAAACTATCTCGTTTATCTTCGCTACTCATTGGTGAGCCTTCTGCTGCTCTTGTAGCGGCTACAGCGTTGATATCTTCAAACAAGCCGTTAATCACATCCTTTTTAACACCTTTAGCGGTTGCCCATTTGATAAGGTCATCCACTGAAGATGGCTTATTAGGAGTAGCAGCTACGGGTGCGATCGCTTTCTGAGCTTGTTGAATAGGCTTAGGGGCATTGCCACTCATTGCCGCTTGACGTGCTACGAGAGCATTGTTAACGTAAGTTTTCTTGACTTTGCCATCTTTGTCGCGTTCTTCTGTGATTGCACCAATTTTAAGAGTCCAAGTTTTACCGGACTTAAGCTGGTCTTTTATACCCTTGAAGTTTTTCTTTAGAAGCGTTGCGCTGTTGCCGCGAGCAAAACAGCTTGCCCCCCCTGCTAAACGCAAGATGTAAGAGACTCCGTACTCTGGATGAGGTTCGGTAGCATCAACGTCAATTACTTCATACTCTGTGTTGGCAGACATCTCTTGCATCTTGAAGATACTGCCACCACCAGACTTAGGTGCTGAGAAGAATTGCCCCAATCCGGCATTGGCATCTAGCAGCTTGTCTAGCTTTGGTTGACTCAGATATAGGGGATTCTTCTCAATGCGTCCGTTAACGTCGATAGTCGAGTCTGTAGCAGCCAACGAACAGCCAAACTCATACATGAGGGGATCGTCGTCTTCAGAGGTGCTGTCGTACAAGCGAGCAACCAAGACATCATAGGTAGATTCATCAAGACGCTTCTTAGTAACCCAATGAAACTTGCCAGTAAAATTACCGACTGTCAGCTTCCCGTTTTGAAGAATTACTGGGAATGCATTAGCACCAGCTTTAAGTACTAACCCGTCACCATTCTCTGATTCACGGAAGATAGAAGGTCCATAGACGTTCTGAAGCATCCGGTCATCATTAGTCTTGACTAGCAGAACATTCTTGAAATTTAGCTCAATATCAGTGTCACCTTTGGCGAGCCTTAAAAACTCAGTGATAATGAGCTGCTCATCTTCCCAAAGTTGGTCAAACCCGACTTGCTCCCACTGGCTTGCATATTCCAGGGTAGATAGGCTTGAGAATGTATCAGCGCTGAATTGCAACAAGTTAGACATGGTTTAGATATTCCTTAGAGTTTGTTCTAGAGTTTGTTCGTTGCGTCTGTAATCATCTTAATAGACTTTTATTAGAACGTCAATGGATTTATTGGGACGGGAGAACCTACTCTATTCTCTAGTAAATATTCCGCTAGTCCCGTTAGCTAAACACCTTATACAGTAAGTACTTGAGGGCAATTCTTGTGGGGCAACCTACAGTAAGGTAGTTACTTCACTGTTGCTCGCAGCTTGGGGTAATCAAGACCAGCGCGATCGCACCTCATGAGGTGAACCCAGGCAAGAAAATAGACGGAACTACAAGGGTCTTCTTATTACTGAGATCTAGCTACTCCCGTTAGCTCAATACCTTGCCCCATAAGCATTAGAGGTGTATTTTTAGAGAAGACAGATTAGACAGGAGTTGGTCTTCTATTAGCTCGCCTTCCGCCTAGAAACAGGCACTAAAAAACCCGCTTTGTGAGCGGGTAGACTTCTAAGCAATTATTCTATTTTAGAAGCTGACAACAGCAAGTAGATATTCTAAGGCTTGATTGCAGTTGTCCCAAGTGGCCTGGTGATTACCTTCATAGGTTGTCCACCACTGGATAGGTTTGTCAGGTGACACCGTAACGCCCATACAGCCTATTGACTGCCCTCTAATGTCTGTAATCAGCCATTCCAAAGACTTCTTAGTCTTAGTGGCTCTGAGGCTCTTAGAGTAGCATCTTCCGTGGACTTCCTGATCGAATGTCACATAGCCATCGGACGACAACAAGTACTCTTGCACAGCCTTAATATGATTGCATGGGTGATAGTCATTGTAAGAACCGTACTCATGGTCGCACGTTGCACCAAGAAGTTCGTTGTGTTTTACAATGTGATAACAACCCATTTTAGAACCAGAGTTAACACTGTAAACGCCCTTGGATTGATTAAGCTCAACTACAAGATAAGGAATCCAACCCTGCCTAATGAATGCTAGTAGTTGATCATCTCTCTTGGTTAAAGGTCTATGCTTTTCCACGTTGCGTATGCCTCCATGTTGTCTAGATGTACTTTTTCATGAGCCGTTAATTGCTCTGCTGGTTTACTTTTCAAGGTGTAGTACAGCTTTATTGCAGTTGCTAGATTGTTTAGCGATTTTGTTGCGCTCATAAGTAAACAGTAGGTTTCTTCATCCATAATAATGTTTATTGCCTAAACGTCAACCTCTAGACATATTTTTAAGCCCTCTAGAATTCTAGAGGGCTTAAGAGCGAGAATATTTCGCCTACAAGAGGTGAGCAAAACCCCTATTACCAGTAGGCGAGCGGTTGAACTGTCAGGATTAGAACAGTTACCGCTGAATTGATTATGGCATAGTTTCTGAATGTTTACTCAATGTAGGTTAACTACGTCAAGGGTTAATCTTAAATAAGTTGTAAGGCATTAAATGTGCGTACTCACATCGGACCCATTCAAGTTACTGTTGCCCCTGGTGAATCGGGGCAATTCATAATAGCGAGGGAACATCAGCTAGAAGATGCCACGCTAACGATTAGTGACATGATGGCTGAGCATCAAACTCAGCAAAGTGAGAGTCCAGCAGATAAAAGCTTTACAGGTCTAGAAGTGCGCCTAGAGTTAAGCCTTAGCGAGATAGGCTTAAATTTCTTTAGGCAAGCTACTAATCCCAGTAGGTACACAATTAATGCAGACCCAACAAAGCGCAAGCTAGAGTACGGAGATCTTACTGGGTTGCGAGTGCCTAAGCGTAAGATTCTACTTAAACCTTATGAAGGTTTTCTCCCTACGGAAGCTAAAGACGATTGGTTTACAATTCTTAACGGTGGAATTGAAACTGAAGCCAGTCTTGCATTTGGTAAGACCACTCAGTCTGCATACAATATGGTAATTGTTGGCTATCCTGACCCTGTAACAGGGATGAAAATAGTACGGGGTGACTTAAGTGCAACAGGGATAGAGACAGGTTTAGCAGTAGATGGTGGACAACCTAGCCTTGAGCCAGAACCTACAGTTACACCTAGTGGCGTTGAACCCGTAGAAGGTGAACCCATTACCCTTACAGCAACAGGAGTCGAGTAAATGCCTTCAGTTCAGTTCAAAATCAATGGCATTAACTTGGGTTCTCCCGTAACTCAACCACCTTACGCTGTGCAATGGATACCTTCCAGTGGAGGCAATTACAGTGTCACTTACGAAATACTTCAGGACGATGGCACAAAGAAGATAAGCAGACCTAAATTAGTCACAGTCAAACCTAAAGCTCTAACTAGCATTCCAGCAAGACTTACAGACCCGTCACCATCCACTAAAGGCTCACTTGGCATAGGACTAAACACAGTTACAGATTTTAGCGGCAACTTAGTATTTCTTAATATTGCTAAACAGGCTAGAGAGTACGTCACGTCAAGTGACAGCACTTTTGACACTGGAGAAACTAGCAAGATTCAGCGTGATACTAATGGTTGGGCAACAACGATGGTGCCTAGTTCTACGGCGACATTCAATCAGATAAAACTGATTGTCGCAGCAACGGAAGATAACTTGCCAGAAGGTAGGTATGTAGTGACGTGGGTAGGAAATGGTACTTTTAGTTGGTTACGTGCGAGCGTTGTAGAGAGTACCGCTAATCGTCAAGTAATTAATGTAGCTGCTGGAGGAAGTACAGTCTGGTTAAACTTTACAGCGATAGACCCTGCCAATCACTTCAGGGACTTAGTGATAGTTAAAGAGTCTCAAGAAGCACTGTTAAATTCTGGAGAGATATTCAACCCAGACTATTTAGCAATCCTTCAGAAGTTTCAGTGTGTGCGGTTTATGGATTGGCAACGAACTAATTTCTCACCATTGGCTACTTGGAGCGATCGCGCTAGTGCAACGCACTTCTCTTACGCACTGGATAACAAAGGAGTGCCAATTGAGATACAAGTAGCACTCTGCAATAAGTTAGGAGCCGATGGATGGTTCCACGTTCCACACCTTGCAGATGACAATTACATTACTCAGTTTGCGACTTACATTAGATCAAACCTTAACGCCTCACTGAAAGCTTACGTTGAGTACTCAAACGAAGTATGGAACCCACTCTTTACTCAGGGTCAATGGTTTGAAGATAGAGGAGTTGAAAAGTATGCCTCAGCAGATTCTGCATTCACTAAGAGGTTGAATTACTACGGCTTTAAAGCTGATGCAATGGGCGCAATTCTTAAGACGGCTTTTGCCGGAGTGTTGAACCGCTTAACAGTTGTCTTAGGCGCGCAAGCAGCAAATACCTACACAGCCTCAGAAGCTTATTCTACGCCCTTAGAAGGTGCTGCTAGAACTAACCTAGACGCAATTGCGATCGCACCTTACTTTAACGCTGGAAGTGAAGCTGGCACTTCAAATGAACCCAACAGAACCATTGTGTCAGGTTGGACTTTAGACAACCTATTTACACAAGTTAATACTGGCGGTTTGCTACCTGGTGCTTATCCTCAAGGTCAGTTGGCAGAGTCTAAAAACTGGGCTAGCCAATACAAAACATATTGCAACTCAATCAGCAAGCGACTAATTGCCTACGAGGGGGGTCAACATTATGTTGACTACACTGGGCAACAGTCTGTTAAAAACTTATTCATTGCTGCTAATCGTGACGCAAGAATGTACACAGCTTACTTAAAGTATCTTGCCGACTGGAAGGATGCAGGAGGGGAGATATTCTGCCATTTCCAAGATGCTGGTAACTGGTCGAACTCTGGTTACTGGGGTGCATTGGAAAATATGGGTCAGTTTACAGCGGGTTCAGCAAAGTACAATGCGCTGTACAATTTTATGATCCAAACACCTAAGTGGTGGACTTGACTATCTAAATAATTGACTTGTGTAGTAAAATACTAAAAACGCTTCCAAGCTGTTAGAGCAGCCGTCCGGAAGCGTTCAACATCTACCAAGGTAAAAACATGACTTCTACTATTATTGCACATTCTTTCAATGGGTTTACAATTGAGCAACGCTCAACAGATGGTTTTATTAATGGCACAGCAATGTGTGCCTCTCACAACAAAGACATCTCAGACTGGCTAAAAACGACTCCTACACTAGAGTTATTTGAGGCACTAGCAGAAGACTTAGGGCTAGAAATCAATCCGGACGCGAAGCCGAATTCAATAAAGACAAGGGTGGCAACCTTGTACCCATCTCTTATTATTGTTAAGCGCGGATCAGCAAAGAATGGTGGTGGAACTTATGTTCACCCTGACTTAGCAGTGCCATTAGCTCAATGGTGTTCAGCAAGGTTCGCTATTCAAGTTAGTCGTTGGATTAAACAATGGCTACTTACTGGCAAGAACCCTATTCAGACTCAAGAACCTACTTTCGACCTAGAACGGCTTGAAGAAAGACTGAGGCTCAAGAATGATGCTCGTCTTGCACTAACTGATGTTTGCAAAGACTGGATGGAGTATCACGGCTGGTATGACAACAAGCCAAGAGTTAGCAAGTATTTTGCTGCCTTGTTCGATGGCATGAACGTTGCTCTTACAACAGAGACTAGTCAGCAGATGACGAAGCGGTTAGGTGCAGCAAGAGGAAAGCCGATGAAGTCAGATGAGTTAATCCGTGATTACTTTCCAGTGGAAGAGTTGCGACTCTATCTCTGCACTCATAATGTGCTAACTAATACGCTATTAGATTTACCTCAAGGTGAGCGTGACGCAATGAAATACTTACAAGCATCGGTTAAGTTGGCATTGCCTAAAAGTTTTAAGCCTAAGCGGATAGAGTTTAAGCTGTTGCCCTACAATCATCAGCCACAGTTGTTGTTGAAATAATATCTTCTACATAGAACCTCTGTTATCGTCTTCTCCTGAATTACTTATCATTTGAGTCTTTCTCTAGCATCAATTCACTCATCCTGATTACAAACTCATGCCTATCTACGTTTTTGCAATCGCAACGTTTGCAGACGTAAGCATAATCACCAATAGTGTCCAGATAAATCCTCAAAACCTCAATCCATACCTTATGGTAGCCACCTATTTTAGGATGTCTGAAACTCTGAGGATAAAGTTTAAGCAGCCAATCGTTGTAGTATATTTGAATGCGATCGCCTGGTAGAAACATCTCATGCCCATTTCCTTGGTTTTAATAACTGTTGACTTTCAGACCATGCCCATGTGTTTTTAAACTTTGCCGTTTTTTCTATTGCAAGCAATTCTTGCATGGATGGTTTCCAAGATTGTCCTTTAATAGATCTGACCAACTTTAGCCATGTCTCATAAGTTTGTAGAGGCTTGGCTTTTTTTGCTTTCTTCCATGCCTTCTGTTCACTCAGTTCTCTAAGTTTACTCAGGATGTCTAGTACCGTCTCAAACTCTGGTAACCAATCATAGCTCTGCAAGGCTATCCTCTGCCCTTCTACCCATCGTTGCAAAGCAAGTGAGCAGTCATAGTCGGCTATCTTGCAAGCCTGTAACATTTCTTGATAAGTTGGGGCATACTTTACAAATTCCCCTATCGCCCATCCTTTTGTTTCTTGGGTTTTGTGCATAAACATAAAGCGGTCTAGATTAGTACGTTCTAGCCTGACTAACTCTGTCTCTTTGTCATGTAAGTCTTCAGGCTTTAATTCTTCCTCTAGCTGTTTAGGAAAGCCATTGTAACCACAATGTGGACACTGCATTAAAAAGCGTGGAATAAATTTACCGCATCCTCTATCTTCCGGTGGACACAACTTAACAGGCTTTTCACCTGGTGCTTTCTTAGGTGTACCATCTAGGCTCCATTCGTAAACTGTATCAGGGTCTCCATGTTCTTCACTTGCTCCAACATGGTCAAGGTAGATTGCAATGAGTTTACCCTCCCAGTAGAAGCCTCTAGCTCTGCCTACCTTTTGCTTGTGTCGGTTAATACTGTTAACAAATGTTAAGTCTTGTACGACTCCGAATGCAAGTTTAGGAAATCCTCTAGACTCTGCAACAGTAGCTAAGTCTAGTCCTTCTAAGAACTTTGCACAGTTACAGAGTATTGTTGCTTCACGAGTGAGGATAGCCTCAAAGACTTTATCCATTTCCCAAGACTTCATTGTTCCATCAATATGAACAGCCTTGAGTGGTTTGCCGTTAACTACTAACTGAGCATCATTAATGTACTGGCAATAGTCTTTACTGTGCTGAATGCTTTCAGCAAATAATATTGTCGGTACATGACCGTAGCGATCGCCAACGTGTTGTAACCAACTTTTAACGATGTCACCATGCTTTGTTGCAATGGCATCAGCAGCCTTCTTAGCTGCCTTTTGTGTGTATTCGCCGTCAGCACCTACCGCTAAACTCTTGCGGTCTACAGGTGACTCAGTACCGAACACTTCCCAAAACGGCTGATAGCCCATGTGTGCAAGTTCTTTCTGGGTGAGCGATAGGATTAAGCTGTCAAAGTTCTCATTAAGTCCAGCTTTGTGGTAAGGCGTTGCAGTTAGTCCTAATTTACGAACATTGGGATAGTGTTCAATGATGCCACTGTAAAGCTTAGAGCGGTTGCAGAAGTTATGGCACTCATCTATCACAATAAATTGGAAATCCATCATGTACAGCAACCCCCTAGCTTTCCAATCATTCCAGCAAGACTGTAGAGTCTGAATGCTCGCTATCTGGATTCTTTTAGCTGGCTCAAAGGGGTACTTTGATGCGCTCTTGTAGGCTTTAATAATGCCAATATCATTAGCTGGCAATCCTACACCTAACAGATGCTCATAAGCATTTGTCAGAATATGGTCATTTTTCCCTAACCACAGTATCTTGCTGCGGATATTGTTAGGGTCATTTTTCATCATACGCTCGTAAGTAGAACGCACTATTGCTCTTGCCAATTGGCTCTTGCCGTAGCCTGTTACAGCCTGGAAGACTGGTGCTTTACTGCCAGTGACAAAAGCTTCTGCTATCTCCAAGTAAGCCTTTTTCTGGTGCGGATACAACTGTTGTAGATAATCTTTAGTCTCTAGTTCTCGTTTTATGCGTTCTATTGCGGGGTGTTGCATTGCTTCCCTTAAGTATCTACTTTATTGTATTATATTTTAGTAGAACGTCAATTATTGAGATACTATGTCAACTTATTGGGGATACTTTAGCAAGACAACAGGCGAGCAGTCTGATACTTGGTACAATCACGGTGAAAAACAACTAGCAGAAATCTATCACGAACGTAAATTTATCCGAAAAATAATAGACTTTGGCTTTAATTCTAATATTAATGTCACTGTAGATTTTTTTGGGTATAACTATGAGCCTTTAGAGTGGCTAGAGGCTAGAGAAGGTGAAGATATCTGTTTGATTAATGAATATGGCGAATATAAGGATATGCCACCTTGCGCCAGTTCAAATTGAAAAGGTAAATTAGTCTAGTTGTTGACGATTGCGTAAAAGCCACTTAAGATAGTATGTAGCGAGCAAACGGAGTACAGCAAATGCCTACAGCAACATTACAGCAGATACGCCTAACACCTTTAGACGCAGTACTAGTAAGTGGCAGAACTCAAAACTATACCTATTACAAGCAATATCCAGGATGGGCAATTTTAAGGCTTGATAGGTCTACTTTTTGGGTGCATGACATAGAGCATCAGTTGGGAGTTGTTGTTTCAAGCTTCGGTATAGCAGAGGAGGTAATTGAACAGCTAGCAACTAGCTTTTAAATCTTCAAATCAGTAAACATTAGCAAGACGGCTTAAACCGTCTTTTTGCATTATGACGAATATTAATCATCAAGAAAACCTTAATTTGTGTAAGCAATATTTTCCTAAGCTTACGTGGAAGATTGAATCAGGAAAAACAAGTGCTTATATATGGGTAGATTATTGTGGCGAATCTGATGGATGGTTTGACATTAAAGTGTCACAGTGCATTTCTGGCTACAGCGGAGAAATGAGAATGAATTATGACATTACTTTTATTGGCACTGAGGTTAACTCTGACCTTGAAGTTGTGTTGCAACAAATCAAAGACGAATGGTTAAAAATAGTGAATGAGGTGCTATGACATACTTCTTAGGAATAGACCCTGGTAAAACCGGAGCGATCGCCTTACTTAATCCAGTCGGAGAGTGCATCGCGCTTCATGATATGCCATCCAACATTATTGAGACAGTAAAGTTAATTCAATCATTGCCTAAAGTAAAGCGTGGTGCTATTGAGCAGCCGTTTCCAGGTGGCAAGATGGGGAAGCCTAGCTGTATGAGTTTTGGGATGGGTATAGGCGAGATGAGAGGCATTCTAGCGGCTCTTGGTATTCCCTTCTTAATGGTGAAGCCTCAAGACTGGCAACGGGTATTTAGTGTGACGGGGAAGAGTAGAGGTAATGACAGTATTGGGCAATGCGTTAAGTTGTATCCTGATGTGCCACTGATAGAGAAAGGTAAGCGGAAGGATGGAAGGTCTGATGCTTTGTTAATTGCACGATGGTTGTGGTTACAGGAGAGGGCTAGATAAGCAAAAGAGGGCTAACGTTAGCCCTCTTTTTTTATTCAGTATTTAGTTTTTTATTTGTTGTTATCCTTTATTTTCATAGTTAGATAACCGCTCACAAAACTCAAACACATAGATATTCCTACCCAAACCACTACTGATTGTTTCACTGTAATTGCTAGCATTGCACTATTTAATAGCCACATTAAAAACAAAGTTACAGCTAAACCCAATGCCATAGATATAATACTAGCAATGATAGAGACAAGGCACCATTTTATCAGACTGCTATTCATTAAGTATTGCTCAAACGTCAATATGTATAAGATAACCGTTTATTACCTAAATGTCAACAAAATGCCCTCTAGATTTTAGAGGGCATTTGCTTACGATTGTGAACCAGCTTTTAGAATGGAATGTTTAAGTCTTCCTCCTCTTCTGTCTCGTCTTTATCCTGAAACTCAGTGAGTACCGTGTCATCTTCTGGAATAACTTGAATTTGCTCATGAGCCAACATCAAATGCTGAGGAAATGTCGGTTTAAGGTCACATTCATAAGGCTTCATAGAGCCTTCTTCAATGCCTACAATTTCGCCATAAGTGCCTTCAAAGCCATCTAGACCTTGAAGCTGAAACTTAGTACCAATGAGAAGTAAGTCTTGAACAGGTGCATTAGGCACAACCTCAACAGGTTCAGCTTCACGAATCTCTTCATGCTGAATTGGTGCCTCATCTTCAGAAGGTTCTTGAGGCTCGCTAGTTGGCTCTTTGTCGTCTTCCAGTAAGGTTAACTCTAAATACTCCCGACTCATACGTTGTTCATTCTCTTCTGAGTCTGGTGCCTTTGAGAAGTCGATATCTACTAGTCTGCTCAGGTCTGCCAGTGTAACGTCTGACAATTCCATCAAGTAAAGTCCTGGCATAATTCCTTTGGCTTTACTAAACAGATCACCTACTTTAATAGATGCTGCATAGTTGCGTTCTAACAGCCAAGCTTTCCAGGCATTTGCTGAAGCTTCACAAGCTGGTGAGACTCTTAAGCCATCTACACTGATGTAAACTTCATCAAACTTAACGGCTCTGCCTTCAATAAAACCCCTAACTGCTAAACGATTGTTGTTTGGAAATACTGCAAAGTTGATAGGCTCAAAGATTTCATCCTTTATCTTGCGAGTTCTTTTAGCGCCAGTCTCAGAAGTTGCTGCTTTACCATTGCCATTAGAAGTTACTGTAGCCTCGGCAAGTAAGTTTATCCCATTGCGCTTGGCTTCTTGCTCTAGAGCCTTGTAGAGGCTCTTGAACAATGCTGACTTCATTGTGTTTGGCGTTTCGTTAAGCAACTGCTCTAAGACTTGTAAAGCCTCTTGAGCCTTCTCTCCACCCTGACTCATTAGCTCGAATTCTTTTTGAGCCGCTTCTTGCTCTTGTTGGAGTTGGAGAAGGCGAGCCTCTAATTCTGCTCGCTTTGCTGCTAGGTCTTGCATTACTTGATTCTGCATTACTTTCTATCCTTGTAGTTTTGTTGCTGTTGATAAGTTATTAGTCGAGTTTCGAGAATTCTTTGAAGCTTGTAGACTGTTCCACCTCCTCTATGCGAGAACAAATAGGTCTGTTCGATATCAGTTAAATTGTAAGACTCTGTGATGTCTAACTTAAGACGGTCGAGTAAATAAAGTTTTGTGCGCCTCCTGTACTTTGCTTTCATGTCTCTTATGTTAGCTAAACGTCAATTGTATTGTCAAGGGTTTAATGGGATTAGTTTTAAAGCAGAAAACCACTGTAACGTTACAGTGGTTTTCTTAGTGAGCATTGAAAATTAAGCTTTAGAACCAGCGATTAACCTTCTTTCCTCCTTCATTTTCAATGTAGTTCCCGTCACGTACTTCAGACTCGCTTGTTACATTGCGCTCTCTAGGGGTGCTTGCTGCGTTGCCATTAATGGTGCTACCCGCTACGATAACGTGTCCGTTGCCCGTAATTGACTCTGTATAATTGCCGTTACCGATTCTGATCGTTCTACCATCTTTCTCAATTCTTTTTTTCAGCCATTTGAGCCTCGTGTTTTTTGTTGACTTCTATAAGGTAACCTTGTTTTGCCTGAATGTCAAACTATTAAAGCAGAAAGCCGACTAATGTAGCCGGCTTATAAATTATTTAGCAGGTACGTTTAGGAGATAGTACCAAAGTGCCTCTATTATTAACTCTGTCCTAGTCTCGTTTTGCTGTTCTGCCCTTTCTTTAAGCTTGTCTATTAACTCTTGGGGGGCATGAAACGCAACTGTAGGATGCTTGTGTCCAGACTTACTCATGAGACTTCGCTCTCCTTAGAAACAGTCAAAGCAATGATATTGCTAGGCAAAGAGCAAGTATACTTATTTGCTACAGCAACTCCTTTATTAACCTTCCAGAGTTTCATATAGCCTTGCAATTGACTTAATGATCTGACTGAGAATACTTTCTTGCATTCTACGGGGATAATTAAAGAATTAAGCTCAATCAGAAAGTCTGGACGTTTGCGGTTAATGGCTTTAACTGGAATGAGTTTTGAGCCTGAAATTAAATTAGAGTAGTTCTTTTCAAACCACGGATGGACGCTTATAATTTCTGAATCAATACCTCTTAATGTTGATGCAAATTCTGTTATGACTGCCCTTTCTAAACTTCTGTAAACAACATCCGTATCTTCACCAGATAAAAAAGCTAAATTATTACCTAGCGTAAAAAAAGTTTTTAGTCTTGCTTCAAGTTTTGGAAACTTTATATAAATCGTGATTTGAGACAAAGCCAAAATAGTAAAGCAATTAAAGACTTTAACGTCTTTTACAAAACTTGCTTTTAAGAATTCTTGAAAATCTTCAATAGATAATCCGAGTTCAGAAGCTAAAACTTCAGACGTAATCTCTCTTAATCCTGTACTTGATGTGTATGAAATTGATTTTATTCTTTTGAGGTGTTCTATGTACATTTTGCATTTACTCAATTTACTTGTTATGATTGTAACATATCGGAATCTACTCAACAACATTATCGATGGAAAAACTACCAGACTACCGCTCGCAAGTCACAGAACCGAGCAAAGCGACAGCGATCGCCCCTACGGAGGTATCAGCGGATGCCTAAGCAAACACCTAACGTCTATCAGCTAGCCCTACAAGCTGGCTTAAATCCTCAAACTGTCTATTCCCGACTGCGGAAAGGAATGACCCTACAGCAAGCCTTAAACGGACATCCTAAAGGCTACTTTAAGAGACACTGGGAATCCAACCGTCAAGAGATGCTAGATAAGGTCAGAAGCTATCACCTCAAGACTTACATTGCCACGAGTCCTGAAGGCGAGCAGACTACCATTACAGACCTTCCTGAATGGTGTGCAGAGCAAGACTTGCCTTATCCTTCTGTGAGTCTCTACATTCGTTGGGGCAAACCTTACAAGGGGTGGACTATTAGAAAGCTTTCAGACGCAACTCAGGAGGCGAGCAGACAGATCGAATAAACCTTAAGGCTCTATCTATCACTAGCCTACTTGGCACCTCTAGAAACGCTTTCTAGAGGTGCCATTTTTAGAGCGGTGTAGGTGAGGACTTAAGACGGAACTACTGTGCTTCTGTTATTAGTTAGATTTCGGTAGTACCGTTAGCTGTAATGCTTACGGGCTAAGCATTTGAGGTTGATTTCTAGCAAGAGGTAAAACCAGGTATGTTCCCTGATTGGAGCTGCGGTGTTGTGACTACTTTCATTACTTGGGATGCTCGCAACCATGACTTACAGTAAGGCGTTTTGCTATGTGAAGTCTAAACTTAGTAGACGGAACTACTGAGGTTCTGTTTTAATCTACATTCTGCTAGTTCCGGTAAGTGAAAACCTTGAGTAGTAAGCGTTTGAGGCTAGTTTTGAGCATGAGGTCAACTGAAGTGAGTTACCTTGCTGCTATCAACGGATGCTGCCTACACTAACTTGGTTCTTTTCTAATCCAATAAGGTCTAGTGTAGGTAGCTGAAAACCTTTGACAGTAAGCATTAGAGGTCAGTTTCAGTTTGGAGCTAATTTGGTGTAGGCTATCTGGCAGTGGGCACTAAAAAAGCGGGTGGTTAACCCGCTTTGTGATTCAGTGTTAGTGTTTAGAGCTTGACGAAATCCTCCTCTGCATCGTTTGAGCAGTAGTAGACATCTCCGTAAACCTTGAACGCCTCTAAAAGCTTAAGTATGACTTCTTGAGCGCATCCACTACAGCCGAGGCTGAAGATGATTTTAGAGCCTTCATAAGTGTCTGAGTAATCACAGTCACAGTCAAAATTGATTGATATCATTCTGTCTTCATCTTTAAACCCAAAATGAGTACGTGCTGCTTTACTGGAAGGATGAACTTTTGTGCTTGGAAACTTGCCTAACCTGTCTTTAAGTGTCGGGTGTGTTTCAATCACTAGGTCTAACAGCACTTTTTTCTACCAGTGTCATGACTTCAAAAAAGTCTTTGTTGTCTGTTGCAACAAAACCAACTGTGTTAACGCCCATCTGATTTACCTCGCTTGACTTCCTCAATGCTAATAGACGTTTTACCTAAATGTCAATAAGCGGAAGGAACTACTTTATTCTCTAGTTAATATCTTGTTAGTTCCGTTTGCCAAATGCCTTATATACCAACAGGTTGAGGTTAATTCTTAGCATGAGCCGAATAGAGGTATGTTCCCTGGCTGTTAGTACTAAAAAAGGCTCGCAACGAGCCTAAATGTGCAGTCATATGAGTACGGTTTAATCTAGAATCATAAACTTTAAGCGGCAGTCTTAAACCTCGTCGTAGTACTTGTGAATGGCATTTTCTACGACTTGATTAGGGCAGTCGTAGACCTTAACAGGAATTAATCTGCCTCTAACTAGTCTTTCATCTGTCTCAGGCTCGCCTAGCCCTGCATTACGATACGCTGTTGCCACTCGCTTACCTAACACTGAAGATGACTTAGGACTAGGATACCAAAGAGCTTCACAATACTCTTCAACGCTGTATTTAACTTGTGTCATGGTGTCTTCATTGGACGGAACTACTGAGCTTATGATTTAACTATACCCCCGTTAGTACCGCTAGCTACACCTCATACACAGTAAGCATTAGAAGTCAGTTTAAAGATGAGGCTCAGTTGAAGGATGTTATCTGGCTGTTAGAGGAGGTTCTGTCTAAAACTTGCTCGCAGCACAACCACACTTTAACGCAATATGACGTAAACAATGGTCAGAAAATAGACGGAACTACAGCTTCTTGGTTCTAGTTAAACTTTTGCTTGTTCCGTCTACTACAACTCTTACACAGTAAGGCTTAAAGGTCAGTTTTGAGTATGAGCCTAAACTATTGGAGTTATCCTCAAGCTTCTGCCCGCGCTCAGCATTTTGAAACCACCTTGTAACCTCTTTTCAAAGCCAACAGTGTTGTGATTCCCCCAAACAGGGTCTTTGTCATCCCAAATCCAATTCGCTTTAGAATGACACCTTTTGCGGTGGCATCTGTGGCACGTTCCGAAGACGTTTTTTCCAGGCTCATCATGCGCGCCTAAATATCTGCTGTGGTGGATAACGTCACTCTTCTCTGTGAGGCACACACAACAGCGTCCATGGGTAGCAGAGTGAGTCCTAGCACAGAGTCTTCGGTAGTCGTCTAAGTTGCCATAACGTACAGTCCAATCATATTTAGGCTTGGGTTTAAACTCTGGTGTTTTCACATACTTTTGTTTGCGCTTCTTTGGATTTCTTGGCTTTTTCATTTGTTGCTAACCATTTACAATCTCCGTCAATTCAATATGGACAATATTAACAAAAATGGCTGAATCCACAGAAGAGTCTATAGAAACAACCATTAACAGTAATTCTAAAAATAATTGCATTAAGAAATGCTTCATAGCTCAAATAGGTCTGATAGTGAACAGTTAAAATAGCTGCAAAGCTTTTCAATTGTCAACTTGTCTACTCGTGAAAACTTATTATTGTAAAGTTTTCCAATGGTGTGACTATTTAGCCCAGTCTCTTCAATTAATTGTTTTTGGGTAATAGGAGGCATTTTTTCAGCCATTAGGATTCTGACGCGACAAGTGAGTATTTTTGCTGATCTCATTTGGATGTAGGATATGACATAATTAATGTATTGTATCACATTTAATTCTCATGCCTTCATTTTTGCCAATTGGAACAGGTAGCCCTCGAACACTAGCAAGACAAAAGAAGCGCTTAGGGTTAGTAAAAGAGTACGTAAAGTACGAAATAAACGAAAATTTCTTTTTTGAGTGGAGTGATGAACTTGCCTGGGTTCTTGGTTTAATTTGGACAGATGGAAATATAAACGGGAATCAAATCAGCATTTGTTCTAAAGATGTAGAGATGCTAGAAATTGTAAATGTTCTTACCGAAAATAAAAGACCAATAAAAGAGAGGAAGAATAAAATAGCTTCTGATTGGGTCTGTAGTAATAAAATTATTGCCAATAGATTAAGAGAAATAGGGCTATATGAAAGTAAAAGTCTAACTATTGGGATGCCCAATATACCTCATGAGTTTATGCCAGGTTTTATAAGAGGGTGCATAGATGGAGACGGCTCCATAAGACTCATGAAGACAAAATCAAAATTCAACGGGACATTATCCGTATACATTTGCGGCAAATCAAAAATGCACAAAGGAATTCAAGAATATTTTGAATCAATAGACATTGATTCAAAATATTACATACAAGAGAATGGTGTCTGGAGAGTTCAAATATTTAAGGCAGACAGTATCAAAACGCTTGGAAGTTTAATCTACTCAAGTAGTGAAGTCCCATGTCTTAAAAGAAAAAGAGATATTTATGAATATTGGCTTAACGTTTTGCATCCTCAAAGACGCTTATGGTTTAAAAAACATAGAGAAATATCTTAGATATGCGTTTTGTATGACAACGTATTGAACCCCGCTATAAGCTTTGCTTCCCACTCTGGAGTATTTCTACTTTTCCAGAGTGGGTTTCCTTTGTGCTTAATCCAGTTAGCCTTAGAGTGACTTAATATGTGACACCCATTACAAAGCCCGAAAGCATTAACCCCTGGCGTGTCACCCTTCCACAGATAACGACTGTGATGGACTTCAGTGCTTAAGTTTTGTTTGCAGCAGCAGCAAATCCCTCCTGTAGCCTCATGGGTTGCTCGCCTGATGTCAGACCAGTTAGGAGGGTAGCGCACGTCCCATCGTAGATTTTGATAGAAGTAAGTTGTCATTTAATCACCTTGGCTTTAACCTCTAAAAGGGTTAACTCTGGTGAGAACTCTTTAGTGTCAGCAAGCGCTTTATTTAATGCGCTCTCCAATGACTCAGCGTCACGTAGGAAATATAGTCCTATACGTTTTTGGCAAGTATTCCCTTCTCCTAATAAAGCATCATGACAATTACTATTTTTCATACGTTTCATAAAACCCGCTGTATGAAAATTGCCAGGATGGGAAAAGCTGAGAATTAATTCATATTTGTTCATGTTGATTACTCCATTAAGCCTAGACCTTTGAGGATTGCCTTAAGCTGATTAGCTTCTAGTGGTTTACCGCTCATAGATTCCCACTTCTCTTTAACTTGTACGGGTGACGGTAACTCATCAAGGTTTTGTACCCATTCCATCATTTCAGCTTCTAGCTGAGGCAGAGTCTTAAGATTAGGGTCACTATCGGCAATTTCTTTAACGTTGGTAGAGACCTGCATTGACTCAATATCGAACTGAGGAATCAGAGCAATGTAAGGGTTGCCTCTCATCGGGACTACAAGGGCAAAACGCAAACCTGCATTTTTCATAAACTCAGCAGCATCATTGAGGATTTCCTGAGTTTCTTTATTGACCCGCAAGAAATCAGCCGGATGTTCAAAGATGTAATCGACTGTTGAACCAAGTGCAATAAAACAGACCGACTTGTAAGCTGGACGGCTTAAACCAGTATCTTGAGATAGTGGAGACTGCCCTAGTCCGATATAATGTCCTTTCATCCCAGCAGTAAACTTGACAAGATAGTTCCACAAGGACTGTGCTGACTGCGCCTGTGAAGCTGCAAGCTTCTTGTTGGCACCTTGGAAGCCTAAGAAGCCCTTTCCATTGCCAAAAGTAGTATCAACTTCATCTTGGATGAAGAATAGCTCACCAGTCTCTTCAGGGTTCTTAGCGTAAGCTTTCTTTTGTTCTTCAGCTTGTCTGAATGCAAATTGAATCCAGTTGTCTACTTGTTGGTAGCCTTCAAACAAAAAGCTAAACTTGCACAACCAACGAGTAACTCCGTCTTTAGGGTCTGAACCAATAACAGTAGATGGCTTTCCAGAGTTAGCAGAAATCTTATTAACTATCACCCCTGCAATAGTGGACTTACCTGATTGTGTTTCACCTGTAATGCAAAAGTGATGATTAAAACGCTTACTCATGTTGGGGTTGCTTGCATCTCTGCAAAGCTCATCTAACCAATCTGAATCAATCCGAACAAAATTAGGATAGGCTGCTGCTAAGGTTTGAAGTTGTGCCATTTCATCAGGAGCAACAACACTGTTAACAGTCTCTTGAGTAAAGGTATTGACTTGCGCCTGAGGTACAGCAACATTATTAGCTACTGTCGGTTGTTCTATCTGCTCGCCTGTTAAGTCTCCTACTGGTGGAAATATTTCTACTACCTTGCCTTGCCTTGCCCAGTGTTGCCACTCCCAAGGATTTGACTTATTCAGGATTACTTCTACCTTGCGGCTAGCTCCATTAATCTGTGCAGCAAGTTCATAAACCTCTTCTTCTTCCTTGAGGGAATACTTCATGGAATCCCATTGTATTTCTTCAAATACTTTGTTTACTGCTCTCGCTTTCTCTGTGACTTTGCAGTTGATTGTGTAACAAGCTAGGGATGCCACAGAGGTTGTAGTCAGCAGAGCTTTACTAATCTTGTCTAGCGACCCACTTAACATTAATGCACTGCCCATTGTGACAACGGCTGTGCTGAGGAAGATTGCATCGTAAGTGTTAGCAATTACTTTAGTCGGCTTGAGTGCTGCCCTTTCAGTCTGAAATAAAACCATTGTTTTTACTCCTAAAATAAAAGCCCCTGTTACGGGGCTGTGTGTTATTTAAGTACGAACCAAGAGTTAATTATTGTTCTACATAGTTCTGTTACTGTTGCCCTCTTTAGTGTTTGTGTTCCATCTGGATGTTTTGCAATGTAGCCTCCCTCGGTCTTTTTAAGGTCTGTGAATGTTATACCCACATCTTCAAAGAGTTTATTAGCTACCTGAATCCCAATCCCGTTGCGTCCACCTCCTCTGCTCATAGTCCTACAATTACTCCTACAATAATTAAGAACAATAAGCCTAATGCATATCCTATGTGAGGTGTGATAACAGTAATTAACTCAGCGTCATGCCCTTCGGCTTGAACCCTGGCAAAATCCATTGCAGCGTCTACTGCAAGAGCCAAGAACATTCCAATCAGTAGGACGATACAACCGAAGCGGATTACTGCGAAGCTAGTTGCAAGTTGTGCGAGCCATAAGGCTGAGGCGAGCATGGTTGTGATTAGCGACATCATAAACCGTGTCATTGTGTCACCTCAAAACTTGCTTGCTGTTCTACTTGGTAAAGAGGTTCGCAATTGTCTTGTAATGCTTCAGAATTTAACTCTTCTGCTAATTGTGTTGCCTCATTTAAATCTAGGTCTGTCGATACTAGCTGGTCTTCGTAAGTCACTTTAAACATTTAGGGTTCTCCTTACAATGTGTCAATTCGTGACTGCTTAACGTAGGCTTGCTGAGTGCCTACAGACTCGGATTGAATGACTCCAGTTTCTAGACGGTGCCGTAGGGTCATCTCTTGAAGTTTTGCGCCTTGCTGTTGATAACGCTGTTCAGCTTTCATTTTGACTCCGACAAAGTTAATAGCTGCCTCACGGTTGTCTAGAGCAGCATTAATCTGTCTGCCTTTCATGTCTAGCTCTTGCTTGATGAGTTCGTTTTGATTCTCCATGAATGATGCTACCTTAGCTGCATTTAGTACTGATTGAGCCGAAGACTTCATTGGAATCTTTCCGGCTCGCGTCATCACTTTCTTAGCGCGAGCCTCCACCTGTCTCATGTCTTCGGGGTTTAAGCCGGATGCTAAACCCTTCCCGTATCCGATACCACCGCCTGAAAACTTGATTGCTTGACCTAATACCATTATTTTGATTGCTCCATAGTTTGTGTTGATTGATTGAATTGAGTGCTGACTAGCCGACTACACGAAAAGCTTGTCCCAAACACCACAAGGGTTAAGAAGCTAGCCATGATTACGTGACTTGCAATAGCTGTGGTGCTTTGAATTTCCGTAATCTTCTGTTGGCGTATGCCGTTGCTGTTGGCAAGTGTGCGAGCTTGACTAATTGCTTCTGTCTGTTGCCATTCGTCTAAGCCATTGGATAGAAACTCAAGCTCGCCATTCTTGCCGACTCTGAATTGAACCTTGCTGTCTGTCGTTACCTCCTTCTTGTAGTTGTCCACAGATAATTGCTCCTAACGTTGTAAGCAGTAGTAGTGAGTGAAAGATGCCTAGTAGCACTAGGTAGTTAGGCGGTCTTAGGTTGTTAGCTAAGTGGGAAAAGGACTGCACTAATGTCTGAGCCGATTTGGTGAAACGTCTCAGGGCTACCTTTCACCTCCAACAGCTTTTCAGTAAGTGCCTCTACAACTTCAGTGCTAGTGTTAGCAATCTCATCAGCTAGGCTGTTGGCACGATAGTCAACATACTGTTGCTTGTTCTGACGAATAACCGCTTCCATTGAAGCCATATCGCCTTCAGTCTCTTTAGCCGCTGCAACAATTGAGTCTTTAAAACTCACTTCTTTGGCATTCTTGCGACCTCTGCTAGGTGCTTTAGGTTTCTGGTTAGCCGGTGCTACATTGCCATTGGTTGTGGCTAACGCTTTTGTGCCAACTTTGATGTCTCTTACGATTTGAACCGCTTGCTCATCACTTAACGCTTCCGGATTAAGGTTGCGGCTAGTGATAAGGGCTTTGATTTGTTCGTCTGTTGCCTGGATGCCTTCAAACTCAAGCAACTCTTTGATTCTGTCCATCTTGTATTTTCCTTAGTTTTTGTGTGAAGTATTTGTACTTGGGGTTGCTAGCAATCTTTTCGATCCACTGATTAACCTCTAGCCCTTTGTAAGTTTGAGTCTTACTGAACTTGATACCTATTTCTTCTCCCCATCTATAAATGGTGGAATCAGAGGGACGTGGATCGAGTCGGGTTGCTAGCTCATAGATGTCTTTACCAGTGCATTCAAGTTCAGCAGAGTTAGTTAGAAGGAATTGCTTAATGACTAGAAACTGCTCAACTGAATCGACCGTGATACGCCTGTTTGGATAAACCCTATGGAGATAGGCGTAAGCTTTGATTCTTTCGGCAGCTTTGACTTTAGATTCGCTATCTAGAGTGTTTTCGTTTAGCCGCAATCGTCGCTTAACCCGACTCCATGTTGTGTCACAGACTTTTTGTTTAACCTCCTCCTCATAAAAGAGACGTAACGCTGTTTTGTTTGCCATCGGTCTTTTACTGTGTTCACTGAATTAACTATAAATCTCTAGTCACCTGTAAGTCAGGTGCAATTGCCTCACAAGTACATTGCACTAATAGAACAAGAACAGCCTACGCAATCAGTTTCTTGTTTGCATATATAGTATTTGTGACTACAGGTGCTTTGCTTGTTTGTTGTTTGATATCTATATATGTGCTGAAAATTACTTGTTCTATTGACGTTTAGATATTCCTATGAGACATCTATATATGCGTAGAAAAATGCTTGTTTGTGTCCTGAGCTTCAAAAATCTATTGCAACTTGTTCTAAACGCTTGCAGCGTAAGGTTCTGCGACTCTGTGACAAGAAAAAGTTTGATGAAAATTTAAAGCGTTTTGAGGGTGTTTAAGCATAAAAAAACGCTTAGCAATTGCTAAGCGTTTAAATTTCAACGTCTTGCTGAGACTAGCAAAATCTAAAAGCTTCGTCTCTTGCAAAGTTAACGCCCTCTGCATTGCACCTCTCTACATACTCTAAGTACAACTCGCAAGCTCTTGCCTTTTGTCTTAATTGGCGAGCTTCTATTTTTTCAAGCTCATAAGATGAAAGTGGAATATTGTCAGGCTTCTTAAAACCAAACAAGTCCAAAATGGGTTCACATACTTTCCCACCCTTCATACCGTTCCAAATAGGACAAAACTCAGCAATCAGACATTGCTCTAATTCATGCATCTGAACCTCAGTAAGATAATTCTGTTCAAGATAATGAATTTTAAAACAAGCATCTTCCCATCCGTACTCAGAAGCTCTCCTTAAAATTCGTCTAACAAACGTTCCTACATGATGCTGTTGCCATCGTTGCTTAAAAGACACACACGTTTTACCTAAATAAATCAACTCTGAGGACTGCACCACGAGAAAATAAATACCTCTTGCGTCAGGCAATAGTCTTTTAAGTCGAAAATCCACACAAGGCAATTGCAAGATGTCTTCTAAGCTTTCCATCTATGCAGCCCTGCCTTGTGTCTGTGAGAATGGGCAACCTTTGATAGTCCAAAGTTCATCTAGCACCTTGGCAACTCTCAGAATGGTTTTATTTCGGTAAGGAGTACGCTTTGTCTTTGCATAATCTGGAAAGCTATAACGCTTTAGGGTGGTTAAGTCTCCCCCTGTAACGTCTGCTAGTTCCTCAAAGCTTAAACCCCACTTTTCTTTAAGCTCTAGTGGGTGTAAATACAAGCCAATTGCCTCTAGCTCTGACGGGAGTTGATATGATTTCATTGTTGTAACCTCAAAAATGGTTGTTAGGGGTTAGCGCTTAGGCGCGAGCGGGTAGCTTATGGAGAGGTGAGCTATCCGCTTTAGTGCGATTATCGCTAATTTAGCACTAACAGTATTAGAAGGCAACTAGAAGAGAATGATAAGCAGCAAAAAGCCGACTACTACAGTCGGCTTTTGAGTTTGAGGCTTGAGTTTCAACTTTCCATTGAGTCTAGTTCTCGTTTACTAACATAAATAGAGTTGTCGTTGTTTTTGGTAATAGGCTTATCTGCTGTAATTTCGTACTGATCGTTGAATAAGTGCTCAGCTTCAATGCGAGTACCAACAGGAATTGAGACTTGTAGCTGATTGTCTATCTTGCTACGACGCTCAAAGGCTTTAGTTGTTGTGAATCCCATTCCTTTAAGTTTATCTGTACATTTATGAATTTAGCTAAACGTCAACTAAATGTCAATAAAAAAGCCGCTCATCTTTAAGCGACTTCTCAGAACCCTAAACAGGCTTCTTAACGAACACTACCGTAAAGCTACCTGTAGCGCTCGCAGTAGTAGCACTAGCCCTACTTGCGAGCCTTACTCTACAACGACTTGGCAGCTCGTAAAAATTCTCATCACGATTAACAGGGATAGTGCCAGCGTTAGCTGTAAAAAAGTCTAGACTGCTAAACACTCCATCAAGCAACCGCTTATCAGACTGAGCAACAGTGGCGAGCAGGTGAAAGTCATGATTTGCTGTAATTCCTGCTCCTGTAACGTCTATTACATAGCCCAGATAACCTTCAGGTACACAAGTCCTGGCAGAGAAGCTAGAAGTAAAGCCGACACTAATCTGATCAACAGGGGTGACAGCCGCTTGCAACGTACCAGCAGGTGTCCGTAAAGTGACAGTCCCTACCGCACCCGCACTTGTGCCATGGCTAGTAGTTTGCATTTTAAGGATGCAAGTTGGCTTGATGGCTACGCCATCCTTCTGAACTTGTACAGCAGTAGTGCCGTTAAGGGTAACGCTTGTAGCTCTGAAGTTGAATCCTTCATCTAGGTACATTACTTCAACCGTTCTAATGCCTGTACCTGTTGCAGAGTCCGCAGCATTAGATGAGATTATTTCAACTGTGTGCGCGCCTGTAAGTGTCGGACTCCTTAAGTTGTTGCCTACTGTCTGAAGTTCAAATTCTGCAATATCTGTAAAGCCTGTAGCAAAAGTTGCTAAACGTCTACCAAGAAAGGTCATAGCGAAAGAATCTAGACCCTCTACTTTCTTAGTGCGAGCAACAGTCCATAAAGGTGAATCACCTAAAGAAGGAGCAACAGGCATCCGATTGAGAATAGAAGTAAGTGTCGTATCTTTCCCCAATGCACTAACGTCTAACGGATTACTTACTGTAACTGTCTGATTCTGTGGGAAGTCAACCTGAGTCTTACCATTAACAAGGCTAGGCAGCTTGACTAAGATGCTCGCAAGTGTAGAGTCTTTGCTGAGTGCAGAGATGTCTAAGGGCGTTGGTTGATTGCTTACAGTAACAGTCTGGTTAGTGGGAAAGTCTAAAACTACTTGAGCTTTACCGTTAGTTAGAGTTGGCAGCTTA